TGCTCCAATATCCTCTGGAGTAGGTTTGTTTGCTGCCGAGTATACTCTATTGCCATTCTCAGTAAGATATCCATGAGCATTGATAGTAGACTGATTATCCCCCTTACCTACAGCTCTACGAGTGAAGCTTAATACATTCTCTCCACCAACCCAATTAATATAGAATTTACTGTTTAAAGGGGCGTTAGGCATAGTAAATAAAGTGTTAGATGTACGACTACCACTATGTTGGAATTGAGAGTTAGAAGATACCTTACCAGTTACGCGAGCATCCCCAGTTAGACTCAAAATTTTACCATAATAATTAGCCACATAAGCCTCATCAAACCACCAGCCATTTGTACCTAAGAAAGACTTACCCTCAGTACCTGGAGAGGCAGGTAAGAAGCCTGCAACGTCATCTGCAGCACGTAACCACTTACTACCCCCTACTTGTAGGTGTGTATCTATTGGACGGATATAATTATTACCACCAACTTCCCCCCAAGTAGGCCAACGTTTAGCCGTAGTTGGTATGTTACTTACAGATGCCCAGTTTGTAGGGTATACACTAGGCTTACCAGTAACTTCATTGAATGCTGGCCAACGCTTAGCAGCCTCAGGTACGCCGTTTATATCTCCCCAACTAGGTTTATTGAATGGGCTATATGCATTAGTCAACTCTACCCAAGGGTTGGCATCATTGGTAGTCTCATTTATCTGTACTGCAAAAGTATAGTTGTTATTATGATCTGAGCGTAGTTTTACCTTCTTAGCTACCGTGTCGAAGAAAAGCTCTGGGTGATTAGCCCCTGAACCATTACGACCTACTAGCTTGATAATAGGAATTCCAGTATCAGGCACACCTTGAATAAAATATACTGCCCCTGTAACTGTACCAGTAGATAATGTATATACTCTAATATAGTAAGATTTATCTGCTAAGGTTAGTGGCTTACCTTCATACCCTAGAAGCTCAGGGTTTATGGTCTTATTAGCTACATAGTTTCTAGCGTATACTCTGAATTGTTCAGTATTAGTAACCGCATTAATATCGTAAGGTAATGGCTTATTATCTTCTGAGTAAACTTCTTTACCGTTATGGGTAAGAAGTTTACCCTTAATATCCACTCTATCTAGCTGATCGTTACCAACTACAGCAATCTTTTGTGTACCTGATAGAACAGATTTATCACTAGAAGTTAGCGTACCAACTTGTACATTGTTTGCACGAGTATAACCTGTAGTAATTAGATTACCATTGATTTGGTCACCAGATTTAGATACTGCGTTAATATCCGCTGGGGTAGGTTTATTAGCTTCAGAGTAGACTCGCTTATTATTTTGTTCGTAGATATCTCCTTCTACGACCAGGGTAGCACCAAGGGACTGAGTATTACCAGGAGCTTTCTGTAGTTTTAGCGCGTAGCCTCCACCAGGAATATCACCATCATGCTCTAAGTGATATAGTTCCACTCCTTGAGTATTACTGGTTTCAAAACGTAAACGAGGCCCACTATTAGCAGTAGTGTTATTCTCACTAATAGTTAATGTAGGGTTATTGGGCGTTTGGATGACTAGATTACCACTAACAGTACCTCCAGTCTTCTTGACAGCCCCAATACTATCTGGAGTTACTGTTACAGCCCCGGTGTCACCGTTTACAGATGCAACACCTGTACCAGACTCTACAATATCAAAAGACTTAGTTTCTAATACGTAGATTAGACGGTCGCCCCAGTTCCATTCTTTACCATCAAAGTCTGTTTTTAATTGACCTTGATTTAACTGAACATCCCAACGTGAGTTAGTTGGTGGGACATCAGGATACTTACCTGAGTTAGGGTTCCAGGTACCTCTGTATACGTTACCTTTACGAAGTTCTATAGCAAACTTCTCAGCTTCATCACGAGAGGCTTTAGCTTTATCTTCACTAGTCTTAGCCGCTGTTGCTGAACTAGCTGCATTTGATGCTGAGTTAGCCGCTGCTGTTTTACTAGAGCTGGCCTCACTAGCTGAAGTAGCTGCCGCTGTTGCAGAGTTACTTGCATTAGTTTCACTAGCCTTAGCTGCCAATTTACTAGCATTAGCTTTGACTTCACTTGCCTTTGCATTGGTCTCGCTAACTTTAGCAACATCACGAGCTTTTTCAGCTTCTAGTTGTGCTGCTAAAGCACCACCAGCATGGGCTTGAGCTTGTAGTGCGGAATCCGCTGCATTAGACTCACTTGCTTTAGCTTTGGTTTCACTAGACTTAGAATTATCCTCACTAGACTTAGCGTTGGTTTCACTAACTTTAGCTGCATTCTTAGATTGTGCTGCTTGATTAGCGCTAGTAGCTGCCGCTGTTGCAGAGTTACTAGCTGCATTAGCTTTTTGAGAAGCCGTAGTAGCACTAGTAGCCGCATTAGTTTCACTAGTCTTAGCTTTAGTCTCGCTATCTTTAGCTGCGTCACGAGCATCTTCTGATGATTTTTGTGCTGTCTCTGCTGCTGTTTGAGCTACCTTGGCTGCTTGATTAGATACCTCAGATTCTTGTGCAGAATTAGCTGCTGCACTTGCTGATTGAGCCGCTGCTTGTTTACTTCCTACTGCTTGACTTGCACTCTCTGCTGCTGCTATTTGAGATACAGATGCTGCCTTGGCTGAGATATTAGCTTCAGTTGCACTAGTATTAGCTGCTACGCTATATTGATCTGCTTTATCCTCAGATGCTTTAGCATTGGTTTCACTAGTTTTAGCATTGGTTTCACTAGTTTTAGCTTTAGTTTCACTAGCTTTAGCGTTGGTCTCGCTAGTTTTAGCTGCTCGTTGAGAAGTTAATGCTGCCGCTGCTGAAATACTAGCTGCATCTGCCTTCTCAGTTGCGACTACTGATTTAGCAGTTGAAACATCTCTAGCATTTTCAGAAGCTAATTGAGCAGATTCTGCTGCAACCTTGGCTGCTGTTGCGTCTGCTACAGATTGTGTCATTGACGCTGCTGATGCAGCTGCATCTGCGGCTGAAGTGGCTGCCGCAGCTTGGTATTGGTCTGCTTTATCTTCAGATGCTTTAGCTGCCTGTTGGTAGCTATATGCGCTGCCTGCTGATTGAGCTGCTGCTGTTTCAGAAGATTTAGCTGCGTCTCTCGCTTTTTCTGCTGCCTTTTGGGCTGCTAGTGCTGCTTGTTGTTCTTGCTCTGCTTTTGTTGCAGATGCCTTCGCTGCTTTTGCTTGTTCTGTAGCTGTACCTGCTTGACCAGTTGCTTCTGCTGCTTTCTGTGATGCTAGTGTCTCTGAATCCTTAGCTGCTGATTGAGAAGCTTTGGCTTTATCCTCACTAATCTTGGCTGCCGACTGGGAAGCTTTAGCAGCGTCTTCTGAGTCCTTAGCTTTTGTTTCACTTACTAGAGCATTGTTACGGCTCAGGTATGCTGCATCTGCACTATTCTTAGAAGCCACTGCGGCCTTCTTAGCAGTATCGACTTGTACAGCAATTTGATCTTTAGCTGCAACCATGTTTTCAATAGTTTGGTTAGCTTTATCAATTTGTCGCTGAGCTTCTGCTACTGTAGCTTCTGCTTTATTTACAGACTTGTCGATTTCGCTCTTAACCTCTACTAAGTCATCGATACCAACTACACCCATGCTCTCTGATAGTTCAACATTAATCTCACTACCAGTACCGTCAAGTAAGCTGTTTTCTAGAGAAACTTCCCCAGTGAATTCCTTAGTATCTATTTCCACGTTAACGGGACCAGCTAGGTCCCCGTCAAGTACTCTTTGTTCTATTTCAATATTGTCAGCCATAAAATTCCTCTATGAAATGTTGCTTACAACAACTAATTGATAAGAGTCAGCCCCAGTAATATTCTTAGGAACTGCCTTAACCTGTTTTGAGTTACCATACCATGCTACCTCAGCAGTTGGTACAGTAGCAGCCAATGTACCTACAGGAGCACTCTGAAAAGCGCTAGAGGTATCTGGCATTTTATAGATATTTACTACACCACCTGTAGGTGTTGATTGAATACCGCCACTAAAATATCGGATGCCTGCAAAGTAATGCGGTTTAGTTTTATCTACTGTAATTGTAGTTGATTGCTCAATAGGAGTAACTGGAGATTTAGTAACTGTGCTTCCTAGGCCTGTTTCCACTAGAGGATCTAGTGTGGCCGCCCTACTAAGATAACATTTACCTTGGTATATACGGGTAGCGGAGCCATTAGGGCTAATAAGTAATACGTCATAGTAACCTAGATCATAAACTCTATTAGAGCCTACTTCTATTACACGTCTATCTGTAAACTTACCTAAAGCTGCTGTTTGCTCCTTGGTTAGTCCTATATATGCGAGTCCCATAGTACCAGAGGCTATAGTAGTTTCGAAATTCACTATTAACTTAGAATCTTTCGAGAAAGACGTTCTAAGCTGCGCTACGATGGTATATCCTGTCAAAGAGATTGGAACTCGTTGTTTAATTGGGACTTCTTGATTAGTAAGCGGGTTCAATTGAGAACCCACTACTTTGTTAGTTGTAAACTTTAATGCGTGAGCAAAAGTAGCCCCTTCTTCTATCTTTAAATTAACTATCTTACTCATAATTATCTTATATGTATAGAGCCTTTTTGAAGGTCTATCTTCATTTTGTAATTGGCCTCAGGGTTACTAGTCTGCGCTGCTGCATTATCGTAAATCTTATTAACACCTATTTGTTGCAAGAACGCATCGGTAGCTATAAGTTTTTTAGCAGTTATAGAGCCATCCACTATCATGTTACCGTGCACTAATAACGCCGCACTAACCCAACTAGAGCCATTCCATTGACGAGCCTCTGCTATTGAGGGCTTGCTAGTATTAAACTGAGTAAGTATGTCATACTTAACTGGCCCACTCCCGAAAGTATTACGGAAGAATGTGGCTGCCGAACTAGTATTGAATCCTGAGAAACCATTTATAGCTTGAGAATAGAAGCCAGGTCCTCTGCTACCATCCTTACCATTTGTACCATTAGCACCGTCTCTACCAGGACGCCCGTCTTTACCTGCCGGGCCCTGAATTAAACTCCAAGTATAATCTCTAGGATTATTACTCTCAGTAGGTGTGGGTTTATTATATGCGAAACCAATATACTTCTTACCAATACCGCTATTAGAAATACCGCCACCACTAGAGTTATCCGCATATTTAATCCAAGTATAGTAAGTCTTACCATCTACACCATTACGGCCAGGAACACCTGCGTCACCTTCAAACTTACTCCAAGTATAAATACTAGGGTTAGTACTTTCGGTTGGAGATAGTTGGTTAACCGCAATACCTATATACTTCTTACCAGCTGGATTATCTGACATGCCAGCTCCTGTAGCATTATCAGCATACTTAACCCAAGTATATGTAGTTCTACCATCTTTACCGTTACGACCAGGAATACCGGTGTCTCCTTTTTCTCCTTGAATCTTACTCCATCTATAGTCTCGCCAATCACTACTTTCCTGTTGTACAGTCTTATTAGTAGCTATACCAAGGTAAGCCTTACCAGTAGGATCGTCTGAAAAGCCCCTCCCTGCGCTATCGTCAGCATACTTAATCCAAGTATATGTAGTTTTGCCATCCTTACCATTGGTACCTGGAATACCTTGATCACCCTTCATAAGAGCCCAAGTATAATCAGTAGGATTATTACTTTCAGTAGAGCTTGTCATGTTACTAGCGATACCAATATATTTTTTACCAGTCGGTGAATTACTCATGCCTGCGCCTGAGGCTGCATCAGCATATTTAATCCAAGTGTAAAAGGTTTGGCCGTCCCTACCATTTCGTCCCGGAATACCTTGATCACCCTGGTCACCACTAAACTTACTAGGAACAGACCAGTTACCGGTGATGTTAGGCTCATTACCGGTACGTACTGCACTAGATACCCAGATGGATTGTCCTACCGCCCTTGCTGGGGCTTGTAATGCCCATCCTGCTGGTGGTATGGATTTATTTGTTGGGGTAGCTGGCTGTGTAGCTGACTGTTTATATATAATAACAGATGCAACACCATCCTCCCCTGCTTTAGCTGTGAACTGGATTGGCGTAGACCATGCACTACCACTAGCAACTTGGTTAGTCTTAGAATCTATAACAGCCGTAGAAATCCATACTAAGTCTGTAGCGTTGGTAATTGGGGCTTCGCTCCAACCTGCTGGTGGATAATTATTACCTAAAGGGGCGCTTGGTTGTGTAGCTGCTTCTTTATAGATATTGGCTACAAAGTTACCTTGAATACCTTTATCTATGTCCACATTACCACCTGGAGTACCAATTTGTACTTTACCAGATATAAGGAGCTTCTCCCCGTCCCATCTAATAAACTTGGTGGAATCTCCTAGGTCAAACTTAAACTTCTGGTCATTGTTAGTGTAACCCATCCACATACCTTGTGCAGATTGTCCATACCCTGTCTTAGATGCTGTTCTTATACTAGGATTATCTTTACCAGATAAATTAGATAATACAAAAGAAGCTGAGTACATTGTCTTTGATATTACCGCACCATCTACGTTGACATTACCACTTAAAGGGTCAACAGAAATAGGCGCATGACCTTGGTCATCTAGCTTACCAATAGCTAATGAACCAGTTTTCGCATCTAGTCTAAATGTTTGCTCTTTTCTACCTGCTAGGTCTCTATATGCTTTGATATGGTCATAAGTAACTTCTATGCCGGTCTCATTGGCAAAAGAAGAGTCTAGAGGGGTTGAGCTTGTAATTTTAAAGGCTGCGGTATTAGAGTCGGTTAGTGCTTGGTCAGCAGGACCCCATGCTATAGCGGCTACCTTAAATTTGTATTCTTTATTAAAAGGAAAACTTGTAATCACTGATGCTTTAGCAGCACCACTGTTAATTTTGCTTGCCTTTCTCCATTGAGTTTTATTATACTCGCTAGTCTCTACAAAGTAAAGAACAAATTCTCTGACAGAACTGCCAGTACCTTTATCCCAGTCCCAACTTACTTGTAGGTCGTAACGCTCTATCCCATCCATTATTTTTGCTACTTTAAAATTAATATTCTCCGGAGCACTAGGTGGGCGGAACATGTTCTCTACTTTAACATTTTTTATTGTACTATAAGGTGAGGATTCTGTAGTAACCCCATCAGGCATATAAATGAAACCTATAACCCTAAAGTCATATGTGCCTTGCCCTGTAGTAAAAGATACCGCATCTGGAGCACCACTATAACAAGGTTGCCAGTGAGTATCGTCCTCAGAAGACAGCTTCTTATCTATTCTTATAGATTGAGCGTCTCCTTGTATATCCATAGTTATAATAGGATCACCAACACCAATATCTACTTCTTGAGCACCTACTATAACATTGTGAATGCTAGGATACTCCAACGTTTTTGCTGAAGATGCTTCTGACATATTAATACCTAGCTTATTGTCCAGAAGCTCTGAGTCTACCATAGCATCATAGTAAGACCCTTCGATAAGTTTATATTCTGTGTTGTCTTTTAAATTATCGACTATAGTATATAAAACATCTATATTTGTGTCTATAAATCTAGTTCCATCTACCCAAAATGCTTTACCAACTACGTCTTCGTCCTCGTAGCTAGAATGAGGGATATACAGTTTTGTATATCCCGGAGCAATAGTACCTAGAACTAGTTTTCTTGGTAATGTATTCTCAATCATAGTATTGTCCAATCAATTGAAGTTATATTGTTATCAGCTTCTCCTCGAATATATATTATAATATTTCTACATATACCGAGAGTTCCATGTGTTCTTTTATAATCTTCTTTATTCATATCATAAGTATAAATAAAAGAGGTAGAGGTAGTAGTGGTGTCTCGTAAAACCTCACCAGTATCGCCATCTAAAAATCTAAGTCTATATCTAAAGCCTGAAACCGAAGCACCTTCCAGTAGTTCGTCCCACATAAGCTCTACATCTTTACCTATAAATACTTTTGCAGATGTATCTGTTCTATTTATAAGTCTAAGATTTTCGATTTTAGGTAGAATAGCACTAGGGTTAACATTAACTACCAACTTAGCTGGTAGGCTAGTGTCACCATCTGGAGATACTGCTCTAACCTCAAAGGTATACTCTCCCTCTGCTAGATTATATAGAGGGAGAGTAACTCTTGAGTTCAGTGGAGCTGTGCCAGATACAGGTACAGTAATTAAATCTACCAATCCTGTGTATTTAATAGTATAGTATGACACCCTCTTAGTTAAACTTGGTAACCATGAAAGAGTACCGTTTAGTCCTACCTCAGGCTCGCCTAACTTAGGATCATACTGTAGATCTCGTGGAGGTAATACACTTACAACTACATCAGGTATCTGATCATCACTGTTATCTGTTTGCGTAGAGTTTATAAACACATCTGGAGCGTATTCTCTAGCAGTTACCATAATGTGCCCATTTGCTTTCCAAGTCATATCTTGGATTAAGAAATGCTTCTTGTCCCACCCATATCTCTTTACACTTAGAGTTATATTAGCATTTGGGTATAGCCATAAGAAAGTAAACGGTAGACTAAATGAAACAGTTCTGTTATATCTAGACTTCCTTAAATAATACTCGGCTCTTGTACGGGCAGTATAGTAGTTAGTTATGAAAGGGAAGGTTACGTTTGCTTTTCTATCCTTCCCATTATCTTCTATCTTATAATCTTTATTGAAGAAGGTAATAGTATTACTACCCCATGCATTAGCAGGATCAATTATACTTGCTTGGATGGAGTTATACTTGTTCTCCATAGAGTTGTCAGAGACTTTGATACTACCATCAATTATATCTCCTTCATTTATATCATATACTACTGGCTTATCTGCCTCCATAGTCAGAGTATACTTACCACTAACTATATTTAAAGAAGCATCGTATTGAGCAATCAAGGATTGCACATTCTTAAACACAGTATCACTAGTAGATAGGATAGCGGATCCTTGCAGTATTTGTCTATTCTCTGCTGTATAATCCTCCCAACCTAGGTATCGCCAATAAGGAACCCAGTCAGGGTCATATGAAGTATCTACTGCATCCATATACTTAGCACATTCTCTTACAGAAGCCAAGTCAATCTCATCTAAAGTAAGTCCTGCCCCGTAAGTTGTACTACGTAAATAGTCTAGTGTTTGCCATGCTAGATTCAAGGAGGTTCTATCCGCAGTTACTGTCCCGTCTTCATGGTATACTGGTATCTTCTTACCTTGGATTTCTGCCGATACTTCAGGTATTGAGGTTCTATTTTCATTTAGTTCGAACTTAACAACTAGGTAAGCAGTGTCCGTTAGCTTAAATGAGTCATCCCAGTACTCTGCCCCATAGTTACCGTCATTTTGTAACTTGAATGATCCTGCTGATGCTTTATCCACAAGTACTTTTGCAGCATCCTGAGTTACCGACCCATGGAACGTCCAGAAGTCTATAGGCCCATTACCATCATCATAAACATAGTGCTCACCATGCTTACTAGGTACAGTTCTTCCACTAGCAGGTGCTAGAGCTCCTATAGTGTCACCGTTGTTACGTTTCATCCCTACACAAGCTCGTTTAGATTGGTCATTTTCAGATATACAAATCATTGGGTTATCCCCAAAAAATATATCTAGAAATCCATCTATCTCGCCTTCACAGAACGCATATACAGCCCATATTTCTTCTGGGTTATTAATATCCGTATCAAAGAAAATAGGTATACCGGCAACCTTCTGTACCCCGTATACTACAGGTAAATATTTGGCAGTAAGGTTTATATCCATATCTACTTCTTTTACTACATTTGCCCAGTATTCTTCCATGTCATAATGTTTTTGTCCCATAAGACCACGGAAGCCTCCAGCACGTCTTTTCTTTAGACGATAACGTTTTTCTTTTGTCTGGTATTCAGCTAGCAGCTTGACGGACTTATTGGCGTGGAAGAAGCCCTTATCTAATTGATACTCTGGCTTTTTGGCACTGCTTGAGGGTTGCATAATTCCGTTTACATTGATCAATCCTCGGTGAGATGCATCATCCGTGAGCCTGCCGTTAATGGCATCAAGTGCGTATAGCTTACTAGCACAGTTCCATGTAATTACAGAACGTCCTTTACCTTTATTAGTATTTGACTCGTCTAATGCACTACTTACTATAACCCCTTCAAAGTAGGTAATGGTACTGCCATCCGCATATATTTGAATAATCTCACCATCTTCATCTAAGAATACTCTATCTATTTTTAGTTTTCTATTCAAAAAGCTCTTAGAATTTAGCACTCTGTCTATCTCTTCATCTATAGCCCCACTTACTTGTACTGGGACTCTATAGATTGTTAGCTCTTTAGTCTGTTTTACATCACCTACTCTTTTAATTACTCCCGATTTATATACTTGACCTTTATAAGTAATATCTCTAAAATAATCTGTTAAGTATATAAAAACACCTGAACTGCCAGGTAGCTCTAGGGAGATTAGATGTGCTAAATTTATTTCTTCTGTTTCTTCTATATACTTCTTGGCTGAGTCTAATATATTACTCATAAGCTCTCCCTAAATGAATAACTGATATTTTCGTACATACCATCTGCATTTACGTCTTCGGAGATAGACTCTCTACCCATTAGTTTGACTTGCAGAGGTACAGTATTAAACACAGGTTTTTCATTTCCCGTGGTCTCTATAAATAAATCTGGATATATATTAAGAATAAATTTATTATCTTCTTTCTTAAATCCTGTTATCTTATATACTTTAGGATGTGTACTAAGTTTAAATAGATCACCTAGGTAAGGTGCTCCTTGTAGAGAGTTGGTACCAGTAATTTCTATAGTACTACCCTTCTGACCTGCAGCGATAGAGCATGCAGTCAGGTCTCCTAGTATCCTAAAATTAACATACTGAGGTAGAATCAACTCAATAGAGTCCCCAGTCCTTTTCGCCTCGTTTATCGCAGAAGAAACCAAACGATACTCTAATTCGTATAACTCTGGGTATGTAATATTAACACTCCAGAATTGCGCTGAAGTTTTTGTTTGAAGCACTTTTCCGTTTGGGAGCTCATCTTGTAGAATAGGCTCATTATCTACCAACGGAGCTTTTAAGAATCCTGGTGCTTCATCAGGATGTGTGAATGGATCAGGTAATCTAATAGCCATTAGGTGCTCCAAATGCCATTCAACGCGTTGAATGGCCTAGGTCTTTTAAAGGAATAATGAATCTCTTCATCTCGTTATATAGGTAATTATACACGTAAATAATCTAAAGTCAACTCAAATTTTATAAAATAAAAATGGGCTACCATTACAGTAGCCCATTATACTTAATATAACTTGTCAGGATTCATGCCGTTTTCTTGTGCGGAATCTCTCCATGCAGCCATAATATCGTCTTTCCTTTCCAAGAATGATCTAGCATCCATAGTATCAATATTAAATTGAGGGGCATAGGTGTAACCACCCTTACCTCCCGCAGCTGATTCCTCAGCACTGTATGCTCTTACTGGCTCTAGTGGTGTAATTACCTCTGGTCCATCTTCGCCTACTATAATACTGTTGCCCGGAGTACCTATACCACCATTTGCTCTAGGAGTAAATGATTGTAAGCTGCCAGTACCTCCTTCATTTCTTATATAAGAAAGTTCGCCACGAGTAGCTGACTGAGATACGTCTACCTGATTAGATCTATCACCTAAGGTTAGAGAAGCCTTAGTATCTCCTGTAGCCCCAGAAACTAAGTTAGCACTTGCACTAGATGCTTGTTGGTATGCTAAACCACCTGCTAATGCTGCTGAAGCCATTAACGGGATAGCTGGAACAGGCCAAGGGTTAGCAGCCGCATTCATTACCGCTACCGCAGTAGAGATAAGGATTTGTTGTTTAGCTACTTTCTTCTGTTGTTCTACTTTCTTCTTCTCAAGAGCTGCTATTTTAGCTACAGACTCTTTAGACTTACCGTCACGTTTTTGCTCAGCAGCTATCTGTTGATCAATAGCTCCAATAGCTTGACTTGATGTGTATGACAACATACCTTGGAAGGCAGTTAGTCCTGAAGATACCATTTGGGTAGCAGTCATACTAGACTGACCCATATTGTTAAATGACATTGCTAGCCCATTCAATGAGCTTGTCATTTGATCAATACCAGGAGCGAATGATGCTAAGTTACCTAAAGCAGACTCCATCATTTGATTTGATTGAGCTGTTTGAGTAGCTAGTATTTCATTTTCTAGTTGCTTTATTCTATTAAGAGACTGTTCTTGTTCTAGGTAAGTACCTCTAATCAGCTGTAAATTAGCTAACCTGGCTCTCTCATTAGTTAGTAAATCTTTCTTAATAAGAAGTTCTGGCTGACCAGCCATAGTTAGTTGGGTCTGCGTATTAAGACGTTTATTTTTCTCGTTAACAAGTGCTATTTCAGTATTTAACTCTTGTTGAGATATTTTTGCTATTTCAGCTTCTGTCTTTGCCTGCTCCGTAGCATTCGCCCCGAGTCTTCTCTGGTCTACTAATAGGGCAGTATATAACTCACGTTGCTGTTTTAGAATAGTAAGTCTTACTGCGTTAGGGTCTTTGCCAGACCAGCGTCCCTGAATTTCAGCCTCTGCTTGGGTTTTTGCAAAGATAGCCAGTTCTCTGTTAGTGTCCCTATATCGTTTAGCTAGCCTTTCCGACTTAATAAGAGCCGCTTCGGATTCAAATCCTAGACGTTTTAGTGCTTCTGCTGAATCAAACGCAGGGTCAGCAGCTTTAAGCTCAAAGTATGCCTTTTTCATACTCTCTATGTCAGAATATAGCTTTTCGTAAGAAGCAGATTGCCCACGAATACTAGCAAGACTAGAGTTGTATGATTGAACTGTGCCTTTAACAGTAGAGCTAAGATTTCTATACGCTGTATCCGCTCTATCTAAGTCTTCTACTGAGCCAACAGAAAACTCCTTAGTCATAACTTTAAGTCTGGTTATAGCACTGCGTAGATACCCCGCTCTTTTAGTAAGGTCATCTATTTTCTCTCCTGGAGCCGGATTTTGTATAGTAGCTAGTACTACCTCTAGTTCTTTTTGGTACTGCTTAGTTAGGTCTCGCACTTGTACCAGACCACCAATCATACCAGCCCTAGTATCTTGCTCAAAAGCTTTTGATAGGGTTTCACCTAATAGCTGCGCTTTGGTGTTTGCTTCTGATAGTATTTTCTCCCCAAACATCCAACGATTAAAGAACTTAGCCATACCAGAACTAGCTTCAGCTAGGTTCTTTAAGAACGTTTGGAATGCCGTACCCATATTGGCACCAAACGTTTCCCAAGGCGCACCATTGCGTAGCATTTCATCTAAGTCGCCAAACTTCTCTACAGACTGGGCATTGATTTCAGTAACTAAAGCCGCACGTTGTTGATACGAGTTAAGAGAATTAGCACTAACCCCTATTTTTTCAGCATAACGCTCGTATGCTGTTGTAAGCTTAGTTGTAATACCAAGTTCGTCTAAAAGCTCAATTTCTAACTTAGACGTACCGCGAATTACACGGTTCATTGCATCCTGCATGTCTACACCTAAGGCAATAGATGCACGACGAGCAGCCATGGTTAGTTGTTCAATTTGTTCACTGTCAAAACCGTAGGACGCTGCAGCTGCTGCGTTTCTCAAGGCTTCACCATAGTTAAGGGTATGCCCAGTCAGCTCCTGCATCTTCATAGCAGTAAATTGAACAGGCTGTCCAATCTGAGCACCTACTATTTTACCTACTTCCTCTAGACGGTTTAGTTGTTCACCTTCGGTTATTAAACGAAAAGCTTCACTAAGAGCGAATACGTTAGCAGCAATATTAGCATATAGTAGTGGGAGTGGGCCAGCAAACTTAGCTATATCAGCAAAAGTACGTGCCTGGTTTCTACCTTGGCGGTTCTGGTTAGCCATACCACGCCCGGCTTTTTTGGCACCTTTACCTACGCCTACTAACGCGTCGTTAGTTTTACCAGCTTCTTGTCTAACATCTATAAGACTATCTTCTACTCTCTCTAAGTCAGCACCTAGGCTATTAGCTAGATTATCGAAAGAGTGTATCATGTTATTGTTCATCTTACCAATAGTAGTATCTACATCCTGTATTTCTGATAACATAGAATGCAATGTCTCTACTACATCGTCTAGTGAACGTTGTATGGCGTTAGAATCAAACCCAAAGTTTATCTTACTAGTAGATTTAGCTGCCCTGTTAGCTGCCTCTTCTACCTTTTTGAACATCTTTGGAGAACGTTCAAGTGAAGCATTAAAAGCATTATTAGCAGTTTTTGCTTCAGTAAGGGCGTCACCGACACCCTTAATAGCTTTTTCTGTAGGTTTAGCACCTTGCTGCTTCACCTTGATGATTAGTTCTTCTATTAGCTTATTAGCCATATAAACTCCCGTTTATTAGCTTAGTTTTACGTGTTTGATGTAGTTTCTATCGTATCCAAAGCCTGCTGCAACTTGTACAATTAAATCGTCCTTACCTTTACTTGCTTCACGATCTTTTTCTAGACTATAAATAGTAAATCCTAAGGCTACTCCTTGTGTGTGTAGTACTACTAGTGAGCTATCATCCATACCGTAAAGAGGTAATAGTTTGATAATACCTTCTTTTACCATTTCACGGTGCGCATTATCCATAGTACCTAGAATAGTAAAGTATGTCATTGGGGATACCACTGCTAGGAACTGCCCTTCGATAGCAAGCATTTGAGAAGGGAACTTCTTAATAGTATCTACAATAGTAGCAAAAGTCTTAGATGAAGCACCTGATGTTGGTGTAGGAGTAGTCATTCTATCTGCCACATAATTCTCTAACTTAATTCTAGCCTGAGAGGTAAGAATCTTATCTAGAGCTACTTCCATATTAGGGTTAGCATCTTCTGTGGTCTCGTCTACTAGAGTTGCAGATGCTGCTAGTAATTCTTTTTGTACCTGGATACCGCCTACAGAGAAGATAACGTCAGTATCGTTAGGTAAGTGAAGGAAAGGAATATCAGTGTACTTTCCTGGTAAGGTTACTTGAGGTAGTAGTGGTAAAACTTTACTACCTTTTAAAGTAGCTTGTCGTAATGACTCTACTTTAGTGTCTTCTGCGCCTGACACAGAAGATGTTGCTGATTTGTTCACGGTTTCGATATATGTTTTTAGGTCTTTAATCATTGTTTTCTCCATACGAAAAAAGCTCTGGGCATTACACCCAGAGCAAGCTCGTGGAATGCCCGTGAGGACTCTGTTAAGTAGTTAGCGGTGTTTTGCCTTAGCTTTTATTTTCTTAGCCTCAGTGTTCCATTTGCTAACTGCTTTTTTAACCATTTTACTGTCTACGTGTTGTATTACTTCCATTACTAATTTTCTATCCTCCATATCATTAATTTGATATACATTATAAAATAAATCGAGCGTATTTAAATCTTTCCCGATATATAGAGGACCCAAATCAGTACTAGTAAATCTGTCACCTAGTCTGTTATAAATTTCTATAGCATCCTTAACCAGACTTGGAAAGTCAGAGAAGTCTACTGGGATTCTTTTAGGATCAGGGGTCTCTCCTAGTTGAGCACACATTTTTAGGTACTTACTTTTTGAGAAACCATTCTGTTTATCGAAGTATTTGTCTAGAGCTTCGAATAGCAACTTTCGTCGTTTAGTCTCGAAAGTTGTCTATCAACGCCAGCTTACTAGTAACCCAGTTGTCAAAAGACTCAGATAGTTTTACTAGTTGGATAGCTGTCTCCACATCGAATTCAATTTCTGCATCAGGGTCTTCGACCTCTTTGGTATCAATTAAGATAAGTTTTGCCACTTTATTTAAGGTTAGACCTGACCATCCATTAATAGCAGACTTAACATACTCTTGAGTATACATGTCTACGTCTAAGTCCATATAAGGTAGCCCTGACTGATCGTCAAACTTCTGTACCTTACACTTATCCTGAAGTTTTCGTCTAGCTTCTCTTGATAGGTAAGTGAGTTTTACCTTAAAGCCCGGGATTCCTGGGAACTCAAACTCTGATGTTTTTGAGTCTAGTGCTAGTGCTGCTAAATTTAGCTTCATACTAAATATCCTCCATATTCCACAATTATTTTATTTGTTTGATCTGTTACCCTTATATCATGTGCTTCAGTAAAAACGTCAGCAGGGGCAACTCTATGGGTTACTAATGCATCCTTCATAGAGCATAGTAAACCTGATTTATATAACTCTAAATTAGAATAGTGAGATTTGTCAGGAGTTGGGTGTATGGTATTTAAGTATACGTTAGTATTAATACCAAAACTTCTGTCTGTTAGTACAGGGTGTTTAGGGATGTATAAACTACCTACATCATGAAGTGATCTGTCTTCTCTCCAACTTATAGTTTGTTGTATCGAGATTCCTGCATTTATAATAGAATTTCTTATCTCATTATCTAATTTATATTGTATAGGTGTAGGTTTTAGGGGTGTACCTTGCTCTACCATTCCTGCACTTAAATCAATACTAGGAACCTTATCTATAGAGCTAGCAGTGAACGAGGTTTCAAAAGTAAGTGCTTCACTTAACGACAGTGATATACTTAAAGACTCTAGTGCTGCTGTTTTTACTTTGTATACCCCTTCAGTAGTAACTAAGAATATGTCACATATCTCTGGAGATATGTTTAAATTATCCTCATAACTATACACGCTATTATGTATTTTGGTTAATCCTGCTAGTTCAAACAAAACACCTTCTGCAAAGCTTTGAGTACCTAAAATGCTTAGACTGAACGTAGCCGAATTTTTAGAATTAGCAAAAGTATAAGGTTTTGCTCGTCTTGAGTGCAATGTTTTTCTTGAACCAGAAGTTTTATTAAATGTCTGACTAAAATCAAGTTGGGTTAGGGCATCGAAATGATACCCTACCCCTTTGTAAACTAAAACAACGGTGCACTCTTTTAGTAGAGTGTATGCCATATTTATTAACTAATTGCGACTGTAACTACATTACTAACTTTCTTGTCGCCGTCACTATTGTATACTTCAACGTAGTAGTTACCAGCATCTGCAGATTGTGCATTATCCTTAGTATAGGTAGCTGAGGTAGCTCCACTAATAACAGCACCATCTTTATACCACTGATAACGAGTACCACCACTAGCCGCTACTGTTAATTGTAGTTGTTCGCCACTACCAAGTACCTGGTTAGTAGGCTGGGTTGTGATTGTAGGTAGGGGTGCTATATTCTCTCCAGCATCCCCTAGTTTAACTAGTGCTCTTATTTCGTCTTTGATAAAAGTATTACTCATACCCAAGTACACTTCGTTACCCGCGTCAAGTTCAGTAGGGATACCCTTAAATTCTATACTAGTACCTAGTACATCGGCTGTTTCCGTAGTTGGTACTGATAAATGTGCGGTAGGTAACACTACTACTACCCCTTCAGCAGGAGTAGCATAAATCCCGCCTAGGCAGATACCTATTCGAAAACTATTAGTAATATCACGAGCTGAGATCATTTTATTTAGTAACTCAGCAGCTCTATCTTTTTCTCTAGGATCATTTCCGTCTCTATTACGTAGATATGCTTCTAAAGTACCAGAAACTTCAAATGTACCAGTAAACGAACCAATAGGTAGGTCTAATCTAGATAGAGTATTAGGAGTTAGGTAACTGATATTGTTGTTGATGGTAATGGTACCACCAGTAATTGGGATATCATACTCCTTACCGTCTCTATTATCTTTAATTAATAGAGTAGTAAGTTTATTCTTGATATACTTACCGTTACCCTTTCTAGGATTAAATACTTTATCGTCATCAAATACGATAGTACTTGGATCGAAAGGCTGCGCAGTACCCAGAGGCTCTACTTTAGTACCTTGACCTGACCATGCAGTCATACCAATACCTTCGATATCTACACTAATTTCTGCTTGGTTAATTTGCACATCGTGAATCTTATACCATACATTATCTACTAGGTAGTATAGGGTAAGAGTATTAAGTTGGTGATATTGGTTATCTGTAAACTTAACCAACATATTTTTGGCAGTAGCTTTAACTCCATTATCATCTGTAATATCTAAAGGAGAGCCACTAGATAGACAGTGCCACAATGCAAAGTCTGGTGTAATCTTAACCGAATTCTCCTCATAAGGAATCAAGTATGTTGAGAAGTTCCAGTCAGCAGGGTTTAGATTATCATTGAATCTCTTAGAACCACGAGTTGGACGTGGGCCTGCTTCATCTAAGTTAATGTCGGTAGAGTTACCGTCTTGGTTAAAAGCAAAGTCTTCCTGAATAAGTACTTCCCAAGTGTTAGTATTATCAATGGTATCTGTAGGCTTTGCTACACTAGCCCATAGTCTAGTGTTACGTAATAATTGGACTGACATTTATAGTAGACTCCTTATCTCTTAAATCTAACATTTCTGTCCGGGTATCTGATTTCGATAGCTACTTCACCTATACCCATTGGGTGCAGTATACCTTCATCTGTATTTATACTGATTACGGTCATTTGAGTAGCTTCGTATTTCTTTTCAGCTCCCTGAGGTGTAGTTATAGTATATTCTATATCCTCGTGTGTGTCAATAAAGGTTTTTATATCTTGAATTAGTAACTCTAATTCTTCGTCTGCTCTGTCCTCGGACTTAACGTAGGCTCGGATGGTTAGAGTAAGGAACATCCACCTAAACCCACCAGGTTGATACTCAGGTCTTTCCGGTCCGAGGCCTACTGTTATAGCAGGAAAAGTTTCTACCTGATCTAGATATAGATTTTTATTGTGTACATTCATATCTATATCAGTGTAGTACTTATCTAAGTTTTGGTCAGAAAGCTCTTGCTTCATAACCTCAACAATTTTGTCTCTTATACTAGCTCTATGTGTCATAGTAACGCCTCCCTGACGTCTATATTATATCTAGTATGGATTATATCTCTAGCAGCTTTTGCTAATGCCTCTCCTATATGTGTTTGAGGGTTTCTAGCACCGAAGGACGGCCTCATGTACATAGCAGGTCTAGTAGACTTCATAGGGTCAAATGTAGCATATGGGTATGTCATATAAGAATAAAAGATAGATAGTTGTGGCTTCCTACCTCTATCATTGTCCTGTATACGGACAGACCTAACATCTAGAGAGTTGGCAAACCTACCAGTACGATATTTTAAAGGAGCGTTTGGCTTCTTCATATCTCTAATCAAGTAATCTTTAGCTACTATTTCTAGTAGGCCTTTTAGATTATTCTCAGAAATAAGTTTACCCCTGATGGTATTTATACCTACAGTTCTACCTTCTTCGAGGTAGTCTCCTAACCTTACTTGAACTGAGCCTTTCGAACGTTTTCTACCGACACTGTCTGCTAAGCCGTATTGAGCTAGTATTGCATCTACCACACCTAACTGTCTGGCGTCTAAATTATCAGCTACTCTTCTTAGTACGTGCCCACCTCTTTCACGTGCCTCATTTTCCGCTAGAGGCTTACTAAATTTAAAAGATATAGTAGCTACGTTATTATCAGAGCGAGAATCATCAGTCGTTACATCATAACGTACCTGTCTCTTATTACCACGCTTGGCCCTATCATCGAGCTCTTTATGGATTATTTGCTCTAACATATTAGACATTGCCATTAGAACATCCTGTGCATTAATAGTATGGCTCTGACATGAGGAGGGAAGTTTTTACCTGTCTGGTAAGATACTGTCTGACCACCTGCTCCAACAGATGTTTTATTAAATTCTTCTTTATAATAATACTTGACTAGCAACATCGTAGCTAACTGAATAGCCTCTAGCTCTTTTGGAGCCACTTGATAGGATACTAGTAAAGTGTCGCCGTCTCTAGGTTTTACAGTATATAGCTCTAGTAATCCTGTCTCAGATACGCTATAATCTGCAAGAGTAAGCTCTTTACCGTCTGCTGTATCATAACCTCTAGGAATATACTTTAGTTGCTGAACGTCCATATCAATAGCGGGCAACATGTACGAAGTGGTATTATTACGTGTTCTGATTGTAGTCTCAATAGCTCCAGTAGATGTTAATGGGTAGCCGATATAATCCTGAACTATTTCAGAACAAGACTTAATTAGAGCCTCTATTTGTGGGTCATTCTTCTTACCTTCAATACTAGCAAACGCTTTGTATTGATCTATTGTAATTATTTCTGCCATCTTGTTCTCCATAAACAAAAAGGAGTGGAGCAAATGCCCCACTCCTCCTAAAGTTTGCTATTAAGCGTATGTACCTGCAACTACGTTCTTATCGAAGTAACGTTGTAGGTTCAAGCGTTGCGTAACGTAGTAAGCGTCACGTTGTTCGCTTGCACGACGTTCGTATTCAACTGTTACTCGACGTTGACGAGGAACTACGAACTCGTTACGATATACAATCGCACAGAATGCTGCTTTAGCTGCCTTAGCTGGGAAGTAGCTAGAAACAACTACTGGCATACCGTAGATTCGACCTACTTGACCTTGTAGTTTAAGTGATGCGTTAGCACCTACTTGGTTAACATCTTGCCATTCGTCATCTTCTAGAAGATCGTAGTACGCGTCCATAGACACGATTAGAGCAAGAGCGTCTAGACGTAGACCTTTAAGACCTAAGTTACGACGTAGTTGGTGAATCATTTTAGCGGTTACTTTAGTAGCACCGTCATGAGTAGCTGTAGTAGCGATTAGTTTGCTGTCGATTTTAGCAAAGTCTAGTAGACCTGTTGGTTTACCAGTTTTAGCACCTGTACCATCACCCATGAATGCTTTTTCGATAGCTTGTACGTGAGCTTCGATTAGGTGACGACGGATGATTGGTAGAAGTGATGTGATTGCATCTTCTTCTGTTTCATCAGTCATGTAAGCTTTAGCTGCTAGTTTGAACGTACTGAATGTAATATCAGTAAGTGCAACTTTAACTTCGTTACCTACAGTAGTATCTTTACCGTAAGTTGATGCATCTACCCATGTTGCATCTTGTGCATCAGGTTCGATTTGCATTGTAAGTTTCTTACTTGACATTGGTAGTTCTTGGAACATTGCACCAACAACTAGAAGTTTCTGAATGTCACGTAGGATACGGTTTGAGAATACTGTTTCGTAGTTTTCGCTAGAAACTTGGATAGAAGAGCTATCGTTTACCGCTTTCTCTAGTTTAGCACCAAATTCTGTTTCGAATACACCTTTCTTAGTCATGAAAGATAGAAGTACAGCTTTTTCAGCTTCTTCTTCGAAATCAGTTTGAGTATTTAGATTAAATGCCTTACCAACTGCAACTGCTACAGAATTTTTACCTTCGCGTGCTGCCATTAGTTGAGCGATTTCGTCACGTACTGACTTAATTTCGTTTTGTGTTTTTTCTACTGATTTAGCGAAACCATCAACATCACCGGACTCTAGCTTCTCTGATAGAGCTTTAACTAGTTGTAGTGCTGTTTCTAGTTTTTCTTTTTGTTCACCAGTAGCTTCATCTACAAGAGCCTTAACGCGTGCTTCTTCAGCTTTTCGTTGCTCTGCTAGAGCTTTTTCTTTTGCTTCCTGCTCTTCTTTCGCAGTTAGCTTATTAGCTGCTTCAATTACTGTTTTCAGACCTAGTTTTTCTTGTAGTTCTGCAATTTGTTCTGCTGTCATTGGCATAATAAATTTATCCTTTAATAACTCCTAGCTCGATGGCTAGCTTTTCTAACACGTCAACTTCGTTAGTTTCGCTCGGCTTGCTAGCCTTTGCTTGAAGTTGTTTTCTAAAATCATTATAATCAGCAGAGTTCAAGCTCTTGGAGACTTCGAACACTGAGTCCTGATTACATGGAACTGAAACTACTGATACCTCAAATAGTTCTAGTTCTTTAATTAAGTAAATGTCTTCTTCTTTCTTCCATTCAGCATCTAGGCAGCGGAAACCTACACTAAATGTTTTCAAAACACCATCTTTGATAAGCTGGTATACTGGGCCTGCTGCTTTGCTAATCTCTGCTTCAATCTGTAAGCCTTCGTCAGTTACATCATAACTAACCATCTTACCGATAGGCATAGCGTGATTGTGGAATGCAAGAATGATTGGGTTCTTTTCATAGTTAGGTAGGGCATTTGGGCCTAACCATGCATCTTTAGGGATTACATCACCAGCACGATCTTTCGTTACTGTATTAGCATAACCCTTAATTATCAACGGAGAATCTTCTTCGTCCGAAGCTGCTTTAGCTACGAAACTAGCAGATAGTTCCATATCAATAGGCTTATTTAACTTCATCCTTCTTCTCCTTGGTTGGTTCAGTCTTCGCTGCCTTTAGACTAGCTACAAATTCAGCATATTCCTTTTGGAATAGCTTGAATGCACGGCAGTCACTATCAACCTTATAACGATATCGAAGCATTACTCTAGAGACCTCATTATTAGAGGCGTTAAAGAATGTACTTTTATCTGGTAGTGTATCTCCAAAATCATTATATACAGTATTAAAATTAACTTTTTTAGTTGTCATCTGAGTCCGAGTTTGAAGGTTTTCCACCCTCCTGTCCCGATACCCCAGTACCAGAACCTGCAATATTCTGTGGTATACGAATCTTATCCATATCTTGGCCTTCTAGCTCTTCGTAACGAAGTTCTTTACGACCCTCATTAGGGGTGATAAGACCATTGTTTACTTTAGAAGTTACTGCTTCGGCTTCTGCCTTAGCATCTGGTGCTAGTGCAGTAATATCATCTGTGGTAAGTTTAACATCGTAACCAAAGAATGTCTCGAATACTGACTCGAACTTACGCATCATAGGTAGAATCGTCATATAAAAGAATAGTTCTATATTAGGACGAATATTAGCATTGTTACCAGAATCTAGTAGCAATGGTGGGATACCTAGTGCGATACACGCCTTACGCTCAAAATCATCAATGTCTGCTTTAACATCTAAATCCTTAGAGCTAGTAGGTGTAAGTGTCTTAGCTTTCATACCTGCATCTAGTACTTTAACACTAGAGCGACCAGTACGAGGGTTATAATCTAAAGAGATTTCTTCCTCGAAACGTTTCTTCAATTTCTTGTTAAGAACAGCTTCGGTCTCTAATATTAAGCTAAACACAGCGCCGTTATCAAAGAATTTCTCCTTGAACTGTAGCAGTTTGTCTCTTCTCACCAAGCCTTCTAAGCTAGATAAGATTCTAGAGAATCCTTCAATCTGAGTTGACTGACCTCTATTATAAGCATTATCTTTGATAAAGATAATCTCATTTGGTTGGAATTCTACCTGCGCGCCATAAATATATCTATTGACATAGTTTTTCTTGTCAGCGTATACTTCCATATTAGCTGCGGGTAGATGATATAATGAGTAACCATCCCAATGAATGAACGCCCAACCTTCCATGATAAAGTCCATTATAACTAAACGCCAGAACGTACTAGCATCCATAAACGGATTAGGTCTAACATTAAGTAACTCTTTTACTTTTTCTTGACGAATACCACCCTTGGCTTTACCAGCCCCTAGTGGAGTAAAAGAATATGCATCCTTAATATCATATCTAACTTGACAAGCATTATCAACTAAAAGGTTAACACAACGGTTTACAACCTCAACGTCCTCAAAAGCACGAGTTGTTGTTAAAGGCTTCCTATTACTAGTTGTAGCACTTGGGTCTTCCCTAGCAATAAGTTCTTGGGCTGGGTTCAATTTATTGACTAACCAATCTCTTAATCCCATGTTTACACCTTGAATCTGTCTAAAGATACTTTCTCAACCATCAGGTTACATAATGAAGTCATATCATAACCTGAGCTAGTTGGTAGCTCTTCAACAGTGCCACCTTGCCTATCTCGTTGTATCTTAACCCATCTTCTCTGCTTGCTAGCAGTTGATAGGTCAGGCTCTTGAGAATATATCTGGTGTAGTTTTACGTGATGACCGTTGCAAAGGGTTACGGTATCCTCGACTAGTTCATGCCAGTGTGCTTTATAGAAGTCGTCCCGCATCGCGAGAACTTGTTCGTCAGTTGAGATGGGAATACCATTCTCTTTGGCATACTTTTTCAATAGTAGAGATACCGTATGGTAGTGGTGTAGCTCCAAGCTGTCACTAGTACCACAAATTTCACAATGATCTTTCTTGGAATAGTTAGACTTAATACCATCGCGAATATGTTTTGTTGCTACTCGTTTGTTGGTATTAGTTGCCATAACTTCTTCTCCTTAACTTATGTGATTAGTATATATGATATGAATGAAATTGTAAAGTCTGTTTTATAATTTCTACTCGGCTTATCTACAGTATGAGTAGATTGCATATCTCACAGCATCCGCAATATGTGAGTACTGGTTATGAAGTGGGCGTTCTTTCAAGAGCCCTTCTTTAGGATCCCATCTGTAGTTAATAAACATCTCACGAGTTAGAGGACAATTAATATCTACTATGATTTTATCTTGCTCTATTAGAGCTGCGATATAATTAATACCATCATTCTGAGATTTCTTACTAGGCATACTAGCAATATCGTATTCATAGGCAAGGTCAGCACGGAATTGAGCTGCTGCCGAGTCACAGAATATCATATCTACATCATAATCATCAATCTGTTGTTGGAACTTCTCTGCATGTACACGAGTAGTCTTAGACTGTTTCTCATACTCATCTATAATATAGAACTTATCTTCTTCTAAATCGTACTTAATAACAACACTAGCTGTTGGGTCTCTGTACCCATGGTCGACACCCATGATAGTCTCATATTGATTTTCATCATCAAAGTCCATTTCACTAAGGTCTTTAACATGTCTATCAAACACAAACCCTTCATAGATACGTCCTTCGAATACCGAGAAGTCAGCTTCGTATTCTTGACGGAAGTAAGCATCCGAGTTAGTGATACGAGCTTGTTCAATATCCTCTGGGCTAGCACGAGGGTTATCACGCCAGGTACCATGAATCGCAACCCAGTTAGATAATGCAGGGTCATTTGATTTACCTTGCTCAAAGAAAGTCTTAAAGTAGTTAGAACCACGAGGTGTACTGATAAAGATTGCTTTAGAGTTAGGTTTATCCAGTGTAGGACGTAGAGCAACCTGGAACGCTTCTCCACCTTTATCTGATAGGGCAGCCTCATCAAAGATAATCAAATCATATGAACGACCTACAGCTGAGTCAGCACGTTCAGCAGATGCTAGCTTGATTAGTGTGTTGTTAGATAGAAGAATTTCTCTATCTTTAGCATTCTCTTTGACTGTCTTCAATCCAAATTGTTTAATATACTTCTTAATCTCACCCCAACCGATTTCGGCTAGTGAGTAGTTAGGTGCAACGACTAGAATCTTATTGTTAGGTTCTAATGCCTTTAAGAATGCTAGGGCGAACGATATAAATGACTTACCTACACGACGTGATACACATGCTACCACGAAACGATGCCTAGGGTCATTTACAGCATTGATAATAGCTATTTGTGGTCTATTCGGTACGATTGGACTACCATTATCTGCTCTTACTTGCTGTATGAAATTATTTACATCAAATGCAAAGAATCTTTGATCTAATGGAAATTCTTCTATATAATCACAATTTATATAATCTCTAGAACAATACATTATCCCACCAGTTTATTGATAAGAGCCATGTAGTTCTCATCCTCACCGCCAGGTATGTTAATATTATTTTGAATGTTGGTTTGATTAGTTGGACCACCCGATGCCGCAGTAGCTTTAGCACGTTCTATCTCCATCTTCATTTCATCCATCTTCATCTTATGGTATACTTTAGCTAGTTCTAGGATATCAGCACTAGTACCAACACCTGTTTCTTGTATTTCTTCAAGCTTCATATTCATAAGTTGATCCATAACACCAAAGATTCTATGTCTATTTCTGAATCCTTGTTCATGGAACTGTCTATCTATATATGCTTTAACTTCTCTATTCTTTAATTGGGCATCCACTTCTGCCACAGGAAGGTTTAATTCTTGGGCAACCTTCTTAGAGTCACCACCGAATGTAAGGTATGCTTCAGCAACCTGTAACCCTTCCGGTTGTATAATATCTGGTAGTAGTTTATCTGTCATACTCCTCTCCTTTTCCAACTAATATAACATTAACAATCACAAATGTCAACAAAAATTTAAAAATCAAATTTGACAAAGCACTCAAACCCAGATATAATAGTACATAAAAGGAGGAATATTCATGGCATTATTTATGGGCAGAAAGCCCTCAGATAATAGACCTTTACTGCATGTAACTAGTGGTAATGAGTCTCTTTCACAACTAGATGGAGCACCGATAGCGTCAACGCTATTTCACTCTGATATCCCGTATCTAGCAATTTATGATATAGTAGAAATCACCCAATTCCGTCATGTAGAAACAGTAAAAGGATATAAAAGATGGGATCACTACTATGAACCTATAGTCCCACAAAAAGTATGGGACTACATTAATCAACGACAAATCATGTTTGGTACACAAGTATATTACAATGATGCTACTGTAACACACACACCTCTAGGTACTCCTACATCTAGAAGTCCAGAGGCTGGTCGTTTCGGCATATTTATAGGTAATTTCCAAGGTTCTTCTTTCGGTAGGGATGGCTCACCATACCCTAGCAGCCCAGTACCGAACACAAGTAATATCTATGGACATTGGGATCCGCTTACTGTATTCAAGGCAGCATTACAAGATAAAAACTGGAATATAGATCAAGGTATTAGAGCTGGTAGATCTGACAGGGAAGGTGTATGGAATGTATCAGGACTACAAAGAGACACTATATCTACTTACTATCAATATTATAGAACAGCAAATATTTCAAAGACTTCAAGAAGCACTAGTGCCAATTACTCTAACCCAACTAGAGACTTGGTACACTTATTTGGTAGGGGAGGTACAGGTAGACAGGTATTCTCAAGTCAGAGTCAATCAGCACCTAAAACCCTGACGTACTCGTCAACCAAACCATCTTCAAGTAACTTTAAATTAAGAATCTATGTTCTTAATGTTAAATATAATAGTCAAAATAATGTAGAGCATGTTAAACCACCTAAAGCAGATGGTATTAAAATCTCTAGAGAAGATATGGTTATTGGCGACCTATCTATGAAGAATGGTATGCTACTATCAGACCCAGCCCCAATGGAAACTAGCATGGATTCCACTAGACTCAATACCATATACAATAAGGTAAAGCCTACTTATTTCGAAAAACTAATAAAGGGGTTAACACCGTCTCAACTAGCAGACTACCCATTCCTACATTACTTTCAGTATAACTTGAAAACTAAAGCATGGCGGGCTAGTGGGGCTTCTACAATACCTCTAGTACATAGTCCATCCGCGTTGCTAGGGAGTAATATATCGCTAGAGTTTAGTGCTGATGAAATTAAATATAAAGGAAGTAAAGGCGAGTTTTTAATAGCATCTAAAGCTAGGAAATACACACCCTACATTCTTGGTGGGGATACAGCTATCACGGCGATATTTCCGGCAGAAACTAAGACATTTGCACAACTGCGGCAAGGTACATACTTCCAGAAAAAGACCTTTAGTGGTCCACGTATCTCAATATATAACCCTAATGATATAGGCGTATATAAGAAAGAGATAGTTAAACAAAGGATCAAACTACCACCAGGCAGTACTAGTAAAAACTACTTAACTGTACATATCAGCCCTATATACATGCACGGGGAGGCGAGCAGCACGATTGCAGGTAAAAAGTCAAGTATGCAGGCAAGTGTAAATGGGTTCGATGGCTGGGCAGCGTTAAGATTATATACTTTTGAGCGTGCGCGTCCAGAGAAAGAGATTATAGTAGGAGATCTAGGATATAGTGTTATTCGCGATGTATCTTTATCTAGGCATAGTGAAGGTAGAATCGGCTCAAGCTATTGGCCAACTTCTAGCAGTGGCAATAAGATGCAGGCAGTTCGTATACGATATAAAGTACGTGTAAACTGGGTAAGGAATGAGGTAGAACTAGTAGGAAGCTACCAACTAACTAATGCACAGATTCTGGCGAATGAATGGGGGCGTAACACATACTATAACAAGTTAGGCGAGCGCGATGTAGTATACAAGATACCCGAAGCTCGATTTGGGTTTTATGTAACGGGTACGGCATAAGTGAGGTTTATATGGGCAGGAAGTTAACTACAGAAGAAGCAAATAAACGTATATTAGAGATACATGGAGAAACAATCATGTTAGCTGAGCCGTATAAAGGCTCTAATAAACAACACACATTTAAGTGTAATAAGAAACATACTTGGAAAACAACTCCTGATAATATATTCAGAGGGACTAAGTGCCCTCACTGTAGTTCTAGAAAACGTACTCAAGAAGAAGCAGAATCCGATATACTAGAAGTACACGGTAATATTAAATTAATATCTACATATGTAAATAGACATAGTAAGCATCTTTTCCACTGCGATATATGCTCCCATGAATGGGAAGCAGAATATGGACAAGTAGTTAGGGGCTCAGGATGTCCAGTATGCGCAGGCAAGATATTTAATACTGTATACATGTGGAGAGTACCTTCAACCAATATATACAAGATAGGGGTAAGTACTACTCAGTTAGTAAAGTCAAGGATAAAACGAGTAGCATCTGGGCAAAATATTACAGAGCCGGAGATAATTCTAATAAGAAATACAGAGGCTGCCAAAGAGATAGAGAGTAGTATTCTATATAACTATGTAGAGTTTAGGCACAAACTTGATGGAGACGGTGGCACGGAGTTTCTGCTTTTAGATGAAAATATGGCACAGGAGGTAAAATCATTGATACAGGTATTATAGCACCCTTTCGAATCTTCAATTTTCACAAAGTTGTACAAGATAGGGGGTGTACCGCCATAGCCAAATGAGAACTAGTCTCATTACCGCCCCCTATATGATAATGGCTCTCAATTGAGAGCCATTCTTATTTGTACAGCTTTTCTTTGATTATTGAGCTAAAAGCTCATCAATCCATTCCGGTTTGCAAATCACGTCTTGAGTTGAACATTCATCTATTAGGTCTTGTATTAGCTCGGCGGTGTCCTGTTCACCTTGGCGGTAAATGTCAGCCCATTGCATCTGTAACAGCTCATTCATCAATTTGGCGTCGGTAGCTGTAACACCTTTTAATTGATTAGCCATTTCTAATATACCGTCGTGGTCGTCAAAGAAACACCACTCAGTAACTTGAGGCATACTAGCAAACAAGTGATTAAACCATTCATGTTTATATGGCGCGTCTGACATTGCACTGATACGGGCTGCATTGCCTTCACCAAATACACGAGGCAACTGGTCACGGCTGCAAATGATTGGCGCACGTAGTTTATTTTTGCGTAAATAAACATAATCATGGTTAAGCATGAATCGTGCTGTGAGAATGATTACTAATTCACCTTGCTCAATTAGTTGTTGCATATATCCGGCAAGTGGTAAGAGCGTATCATCTGCGACTTTCTCAGGTGTGCAAGCCTCTTTAATGTATTTGTCAAGGTTTAAGTTGCCTTGTGAATCTAGGCAAGGCTCAACACGGTGGAATGAATCAATTGTTGTGCCGTCAAGGTCGAATACATATGCTTTTTTCATGAATAAAATCTCCAAATATGGGTAAGTTGTAAAGTGTGACGGGCGTCACATTTGCGCCCGTCGAGCCGTTAGGCTAAGGATTAGTATTGTTGTTCGCCAATCAAGTACATAGGGATTAGCTGACAAGTTGAGTTCGGGTAAACAATAGCGTTAGCTCTGTCCCAAGTTGTACCGCCTTTGTTGTAACCCATTTCCATACTACCAGTTACACCGACAACAATATTGTTGTTATCTTCGAATGGTGAGTGTGTATGTCCTGTGATGGTTTTGATTCGCATTTTCTTAAAGCTGACAGCCGAACCACGAGCCCCACCTGTACCCACGTGACCATGCATTGAAATATCATAACCATACGCTAGTTTTTGTTCGTCGATTTTGCCGAACTCGATATTTTCGCTCAGTTCTGGCAATTGGTCGGCTAGGGCTGCGAATGCTAAATCCATTTTTGCTAGGTCGTTAAATGTGCCGTTGTCCATTGCTTCAATATAAGCAAGCATTAGAGCATGATATGTACGGGCGTTTTTCGGGTCTTTTCGTACATCGAATTTATTATCACGTAGCCACGAATCAAGGGCTAAATCATGGTTTGACTCAACAATAAAGACAGGCGCAATGTCAGCAAGTGCATTCAAGTGATTAATAACATCGGCTAAATCTTCGATTACTGCACGGTCTTGCATCTGGTATAAGAATGTCCAGTCCTCGCGGTTGTGGTGATTACGGCTCATAAAGTCTAGAGCATCATGCACAACAATCAGTTTAGGGTTTTGAGCGAATGCCCAATTTGTTGCACGAGTGAATGAGTCGTCGCACATTTTTTCGCAATGCAAATCACCTAGCACAATTACGGGCTGATTGTCAAATACATCATTGTAAGCTTTGATTGTACCGTCAGGGAAGTACACCGAACCATTATCAACAATAACGCCGTTTTCGTCTGCTACTAATCGACGGTGATTAACCATGCCGTTAGTAACTTGAATCAAGATACCACCGAAACAATGCTCTGCTTCCGCTTCTGCCCCTGCACGACTGTCAGTGTAGTGTTTAAGCGTACAAACTGCCGTTGTATAAACCCAACGATGTGAGCCGTTTTTCTGGCGTGGTAGGGTTTTTGTTTGTCGTCTAGGGCTTGCAACTACTGTCATTGATTCGCCAGTGTTTAGCTTTTCGGCTGCATTGATAGGTTGTTTTGCAGTCGGTAGAATTTGAGCACTGTTAGCGAGTAGCACGTTACCTTCACCGCCCAACCATGTATCAGTGTAATCAAGTAAATGCTTTTTGATTTCTGCGTGAAAACTAGGCTTTTTACGCTCCAAACCTTGCAACGTTGTTGTGTATTTAATTGGCATGATACCGAACTCAGCATCCAACGATTTAGCCATTGACAACAAAGTATTTAATACTGGGTGTGGGCGTGTATTGTTTTGGGCTGCTGTAATGATATATAAACCATCGTCTAGGTTTTCATAATCACGCCCTGTCATTGAACCTGCAAACGTTGGCTCAATATCTTCTTTCGCTTGCTGACTATGCGATTTTTTCTGCGTCTTGTTTACTGGTTTGTTATCGTCCAGAAACTCAATTAACTTGCTAGAATGTACATCAATTTTAAGAGCATCACGAATCGAGATTGCAACCTCACGACGTTTTGAGTCAAGGCGTTTGCCCCAAAAGTTTTCGCCTTTTGCTAGTTTAAGGATTTGCGCTTTGTTTTCTACTAATACTTTAGACATTGTTTATACTCCGCTATGGGGTTGGTTGAAATTTACAGTGTAAACTGTCCATCAATTTACACTGTAAATTTACGCCCTAGTTTAAGGGCGTAAACCCGTTATTAACTGAATGCCTTTAGAACTTGAACCGGAAATTCACGTTCACCGCCACTAGTAACAATAGACATAATATTTTTACGCTCTGTTAGCTCAGTGATTTTTAACGCTTCACATAGTAGGCTGAACACGGTTAGTTTTGCCGCTTTATTAGCATAAACTAATGAATCTAGCTCGCTAGGGTTGAATAGCTTTTTACCGCCGTGATTTTCTATTAAATCAATTACGGTTTGCAATGTTTTGCTAGAAATACGGTCATTGACTCGCCAACCGAAACGAACGTTAATCAGTTTAGACACTTTTTGCTGTAGCTCACTTTTTGCATTACCTGCTTCTAATAGTGAACCTAGCGCAATGATTTGAGTTTGATTTGACATGGTTTTATCTCCAATTATGGGTTAATTTACAGTGTAAACTGTCCATCAATTTACACTGTAAATTAAAGGGGAAATTTCCCCTTTAATTGTTTAGGGTTAGTCTTCCAAGTCGTCTACAATATCGGCTAGGTCTATACCATTCGCTAACGCAAAACCTTTAATGAGAATCAACTCATTAGGCGTATAATCTTTTGCGCTTGCTGCCATAATATCAGTGATACCAATAGCTTCTGTGATAGCTGCTAGGGCTGACATTTTAGCGTTTTTGAGGCTGTCTAGTTCTTCTGCGTCAACTTTCAAGCTGTGAGCTAGAGCACGAACATAGTGTTCTTTACGCACTGTGTTAGTTTTCGCAACACTTGCAACTGCGTCCGGTTTTTGGTAGATACCCATAACTGTCAGTTTTGAGCGAACCGCTTTACCTGACACGGCTTGCACTTCTGCGTGCGCTGCAATTGTGTCTAGAAAATCGTTGTGTGCTGCTGCTTCTTTACCGTCTGCTTCTAGTTTAGCATTGTAAAGTTCTGCTGCTTTTGCTGCTGATTCTTCTGTCCATTTCTTAGCCATGATATTTTCCTCTTAATAGGTTAGTTAAATGAGAGTGTTTCTCAGTTAACCGACTCGCAATGAATCGGTTAACGGTTAACACTCAAACAATCCAATCAAGTAAGCAATAGGTCAAATCGCATATTCCAAATTTTTAAAGAGCGTGTTCCCTTGAGAACGTTAGTAGTATCTCAAAAGCCGTTTGGCTTGTCAACTACTTTTTTGAAAAACTTTTCAGTCTTTCTATACTCAACTCGCTAGGGTTTTTGTTGCTGCCCTGTCTCGTTGGTATGGGTATATAATAGCGAATCTTGAAAATTAGTCTAATCGTTTAAATCTTTAAAAATCACTAGATTGATAGGTTTTGGCTATCAGCGAATTTTGCCCACAAATATAAGGAACGGGCGCGCGTGTAGCATACTTTTCAAGTAAAGTCAACTAACTGTATATTTATACAGTATCGCTAAAACGCTCTGTATGCGATTCTAAGCGATTTTAGCCCTTAGCTATGCCCTAGTATTAAAACATTCTTTTCGCAGCAAATAGGAAAATTTCGAAAAGTTGGCACGATTTTTGACATGGCACGACTTTTGCATACACTAGCAGGTTTCATGCCAACTTTTTATCAACAGACTTATTCACATTAGCAAAGTCTAATAATACTGGTTATATACTGTATATCCACAACTTATCAACAGGAAAACGAAAGTTATCTACCCTAAATCACAGCTTATAAATAACAGTATGGCGTTTCTAGGCTGTAGAATCCATTCTAAGCGGTTATCCACAACCTAGACATATTAAAGTAAGGCTTTTATATAAAACCTCTCAAAATCGCTTACAGCGCTTATAACGCCTGGGCATCGTTTTGCTGCCGCTTATAACAAAACGTTATTAGACAAATGAGCTAGAATTGATACTATATAGACCTACCCAACACGGAGGGCTTAAAAAATGTATCGTATATTTTTTGATGTTATTTGGTGGTGTGTCAGTACGGAGACTGGCGAGTGTGTGGCTACGGCTGCTAGTATGAAAAAACTATTTGACAAGGTAGGCATAGTATGTTTGAATTAGTTTTCAGTATCGCATTTTGCCTAGCTATGGCAATTGGATTTTACCCTTATTGGAGATTGAAATAATATGGCTTTTAACTGTAACGAAACACCTACTCTATTGAGTCTTGACTCAATTGTGCGCTATGTCAAGGAAGAACGTAGCAGTTTTGTAGAAGACCCAGAATCTACCATCTGGTATATTGACGCTGACAACGAACTAGCAGTTATGGTACACCCTGCATTCTGTATGATGTTCTATAACTCTGATATGGGTATCGAGGGGATGTGCGACCTAGATTGTGTAACAGATTTATCTGCTATGCTAGATAACTATGGACTAGATACAAGTTCTATGGTATGGCGTGAAATTGGCATAGACCAAATAGATTACCATTTTGTGAACTAAATCACTTTACATAATGCCTAGGTTTTAGTATTATAAAGACCTAGGCAATTGATGCCTAAACGGATACCGCCACCGATTTTGGCGAGGGGTTTTACCATGAAAATTGATTTCCTTGTTTTGTCTGAAACTATTGATTCACTAGGTTGGAATAAAGCGGTTGCTATTGTTCGCAACGGCTTTGAGGCTGATATTATCAGCGAGGTTGAATGTCAGCTAGCACTTGACAAAATGAAAGCCATGTTCGAGCATTATATGTGGCGTTGGTTTGATGTCGAGGGTACTTGGGAACATCACTTTTATAACAATGCTTTTGATATGGGTAAACCATTCTCATTAGAGCGTGATACTGGTAACGGCTATTACCTACACGGTGTAGCTAATAAAACAAAAAACGACCAATCTTGGGAGAGCGCTGGCAAGCGTGCTATAGAAGAATATACCGTAATCGGGGAAAATCCTGATTGCATTATGACAGCTACAAAACATTAATTACCGCTAGAAAGCGAGGACAACAAAATGCACAAGCAATATCTAACTAATCCAGTAGTAAGCACTGCATACCAACTAAACGCAGAAACTAGTATCAGCAAGCGTATGGAAATGGCGCAATGCTTTTTGTCAAACAAAGAGTATCATTTTGACTTGACAACTCACATTAGCTTGTTTGAGTCAGTCGAGGAAATTCTTAAAGCAAAAGTTTTAACGTATGCTATTGCTTTTGCTAAGGGCGCAACTAATGGCGGTATGCTTTTTCAGTATGCTAGGGCTGACTTGTTAACATGGCGAGCTATCTATGAGGGCGCAACTTTTGTTAATGGTTGGTTAAAAGCCTAGTATGGAATTTGACAACTACGCTACCGCCCTATTGTGGGCGGTTAGAAATGGCAAGCCGTTTTTTACTGTACGGATGGACTATAACAAGATTTTGGTGATTGAAAAATGAAAAGCTTATTTCATGTTAATGGATTGTTAGTTTTTATTACAGGTTGGATAGGTATTGCTAGTGTATCCGGTCATTATGAGTTTAGTGACCAGTTTTTGATTAGTTACTTTTTCGCCACTGCTTTCTATTACCTTGGATTGGAGTTAGACCAGTGAAACAGCACGTTGAAACACTAGGGCAAGTCTGGATGTGTAATATTGCATTTATGGGGGAAATGCAATATTACACAATACCTATGGCAATGAAGCACGTAGAAAACACCGAATTTGGGCAAGTTTGGCAAAATGAGCAAGGCGAGCAATTCGATGTAATTGAGAAGCTTTATCAATTGGAGGCTAACTGGTAATGTTAAGACCTAGTGAAATGTTAGTATCATTCTTGCAACATTTGCAAGAATCCGGTTTCCGCCCACTGTACTATAAAAATGAGCTAGTAGAGTCAATAGAGCAAATAGAATACGATAAATTTGTGGTACGCTATTTGCATATGAGCGATGAAGAGATTCGATGTGATGGAATTTTAATCAGCGAGTTTCTAGAGATAGTGCGTGATTTTCAAATAGATTAAAACTGTTACAGCGTCACTATGACGCTGTAATTTTTTGCCTTTTACCGTATGGCGTACTGTAAACATGTAAATGAGAATAGTTCTCATTTGACCGCGCCCGTCGGGCAGGTTGGCATGGTTCTTGCATGTGCTGCGTGTGGGCTGTTTAGGGCTTACCCCTTGCTAGGGTATTGCTATGACGCTAGGATGCTGTTAGCGAGGCTTATAGGAGCTTTAAACGGTATTCGGAATAATCTGCTACCTGAAAAGCACTGTATAAATATACAGTAGTTTTGCGGTGGATAAGGTTGTGGATAACTCTGTATAGAGCGTTTTAGAGCCATGTATAAATATACAGTTGTGGATAACTTTTTAATAAGCAAAAATCGTGCCATATTTTATACGGTATGGCATACGGAAGTCTAGAAGTCTGGATGGCTAGACGGATAGACGGCTAAACGTCTGGATGGCTGGATGGCTAGAAGTCTATAAGCAATCACTAATATAGGGATCACTAATTTAGGGCATACTTTATTAGCAACCTCTAATCCTCTGCGCCTGCGGGTGCAAATCCGACTGGTGCAAAAGTGATACATGTAGGTGCGAAAACTATAGGTGCAAATTCTATGTAGGTGCAAAAACTACACCCCTATCTGCGGCTAGACTCGTGCTGCGCACAAAACATGCCGCTATTGGGGGAGGTGCAAAATTGATAGGTGCTAGGGCGGTGAGGTAGGTGCGAATTCTAGAGATATATGGAGATTTTGGTGCTATTTGGTGGGTTTTATGGAGGAAAATAAAGTTTTGGGGCGTTTGGTGCAGATTTTTGAAAAAACCAATTGACAATTACGGGGGTCGCTCCTTGAACCGGTCTCAATCCGACTAATACTATAATCAGAAGACCTTATACAATAGGTGCAAATCCTAGGCTTTAGAATTGACATGGGGAATCTGGGCTAGATATGTGCTTCGCACTAAATTTGCCCAAGCTAGGGAGGATATTTTGGTGCAGATTCTAGGGTGCAAAATCTATGTAGGCAGATATAAGAAAACCCTAGGCTCTCATAGGAAAGACTAGGGTAATAATCATAGCACTAGGATTGAATAGCGGGGCGTATTCTGTTCATCTATATTTACAATTTTCTTCATATAAGACTCCCCCTTATACAAGCGCGGCGGTCAAGGTTCTTCAGTGCTCGCTCCAGACTCTCCTTAGATGTAGTCGGTCATGCAAGCACTGACACCTAGCCCTGCCAGAATTTCCTTTGGGCTTTAGTATATTATAAAGGTTCTTTGTGTAACTGTCAAGAAATTTCGTATATGGTTTTTACAGCTTCCTTGGCTATCTTAATGGCATCACGAAAATCCTCTTGTTCTCTAGTAATTTTGTCCAAGAACTTGCATTGATTCTTGGTGAGATTTGGTATTGCTAGGTGCTTGACAGTATCATTGAATCTCTTATAATATTTTGGGTTCTTAGAGCTTGCGCTAAACCAGCGGAAGTCTGGGTCGTATGTACTGAGAATAAAGAACGTTTGACGTTCATGACATGGATTGTCTGGTATAGCCTCCGCGAAAAGCTTGCGCAGTAAGTTTCTAGCAATACAGAAGTCGAATGTTTTTCTAGGGATGCTGTAAACATCCCCTAAATATCTAAATTTCATTTAACCACTCCACAGGTTCTTTATCTTGAAAAATAGGAACTAGCATAAATAGTTCTGGGTTTAACGCTAACTTCTCATTATGGAATATATCTAATGCAATAGCTTCGTAATTCCATTGATAAGGTTCGTCTTTAATAGACTTAATATAGAAAGACTTAGGCTTGTCTATATATTTATCAATTACTTCTTTATTAGCTTCATATCTCTGTAGTATTAGATCAATATACTGTTTAGGGGTGATTCTAGTTTTAACTGTATCACCTGTGGTTCCTAGAAACATTTGAGTAGGTCTACCCTCGTGCTTATAAATAGAGGCTAAACCCATTAGCTCATTAGTTTGTAATAGCTTAACTTGTAGTACATCTAGAATCTCCTTAGGTTTGTAGAAAGCTATATCACCTTGCTTATTCTTTACAGGTTCTACTAGTGCCATTCGATAGCCACACAACCCTAGGTTAGCAATGATCTTTTCCGCATCCTTTTTAAAGCTTATTAGTGGGATAGTGCTGAACTCTTTCTCCCTAAACTTATTACGCAGTTCCAAAATATGCTCTGGTAGTAGAAACATATCAATTCTAGCCTTGGTTTTATTACGAACTGCAATGTTGATGTATCGCTGAATTGCAGCGATCTGTGGAATAGTAGGGTTAAGTTTCTTGAGTACCTCAATAACCTTAGCATCAGCGCTCTCACCACCTAGCTTATCTGATAGCTTCTCTATCTGTCGTTTGTGTACTACCTTTTTAGTACCTTCATAGATATTATATACATTCTGGAAAGACGTTTCCTCTTTATTTATACACTTAATAGTATCTTCATCTAGCTCTGCGAAGTCCTCCCATTGGGCTGCCATAGTTTTTCTAGGTAGGCTCTGTTTGGTTTGCACTGCCTGATGAACAAATTCAGCTATTCTTTTCCAGATAGCGTCACGCTCTTTACTACCTAGCTTAGAGAAGCCTAAAGCTTGCCAATCTGGTGCCCAACGCTCTTTCTCCCCTTTACTAGTATTCATGCATCTCTTGGTGCAAGTAGCGAAAACGATTTTATCATCGTCGTCAAGTTCACTTATTTTTGTAATGCCTTTATATACTTTATAGATTATAGATAGTTTTAATACTTGGTTCTGTGTTAGATTCATATAATATTCTCCTTTCTTCTGTTCTATTATAGCAAACAGATACCAGATTAGCAATTACATTTTTCAGATATAAAAATCACAATTGACTTTTGTGTCAACTGTGGTATGCTGACTATATTATTAATAACAGACCTTATTTAGGTAGACAATTGATATATAATGAGTAAAAGAGATATATTAAGGATTATTGTAAGTGCAATAATCAACTTTATTGTAATCGTTATTACCAGTATCTTTATGGTGTGAAAAAGCCCCCAATTGGGGGCTTAATTATTGTGTAACTTTCTTAATACATCTGCTATCTCATGCTCGATAGCTATTTGGTCTTCTGTGTCAATGGCTATACCACGTAACCATCGTAATACTCTTAGATGAAGTCTGAGGATAGTTTTGTTAACCATGTAATGTCATCCTTATTAGCCATACCAACCATGCCGTCGTCATACTTAACACGAACCGTATTGCCTTGCACTTCTAGAATTTCTACATTGTAGAGTTGGCTACGTACTTTAATAACCCATTGTTCTTTAGCGTGTAAATCAATATTAGCTTGTGCTGTAAAAGGCGCTAGGATTGATGCGATGGTTAGCCAAAACTTAGATTTCATAGTATAATCTCCAATAAATCCTCTAGCTTATCAAGAGGAATGTCTTCTTTGCCTACTAGAACATCGTCTTCGCCGTAGACTTCGAAGGTGTTGTGTTTTAACCAGATGGTGATTTTGACATAATCACCGTAACCGTTGTAGATTTCCCAGCCCTCGTAGTCGTCGGTCTGGTCTATAGTCTTAATTACATATTTACCGCGAACGTTTCTTAATATTTTCATGGGCTGTCTCCAATACTTTAGTGATAACCGCCATAACTGTTCTCTCTTCTAGGCTACTACATCCCTGCTCCAATCCGGCGTAAACGCCGTAAACGTCTTTCTGACACTGTTTGGCTAAGGCTAATGGCTCTAGCCTTGTTGTTCGCTGCCTTAGACAGAACAGGGCGTTAGATGCTTCAACCATACCTGCAAATTCTGCTAGCGATACTCTCATATTAGTAATCCTCGATAGTCACTGGATACTTAGTACCGTTTTTGTCAAACCACCAAAGTTTGTACCCCTCAAAGTAGGCGTCACCATCGTGTGAGAACTGGTTTACAGGGATAGCATCTAGAAACTCGTCTGGAAGTACAATACCTAGACGTTTAGCTTCTTGAGCATAGGTATCACAACCGCCCATACCATGCTTGAACATCGCATCAATAACACCGTACATGTAGATTTGTTCTTCTAGCTCTTCGAGACATGGTGTGTTGCTATCGAATACAGTATCTTCTTTAGTGTACGCATCTGCATCTCCGTGCATCCATTCGGTTTCTAGAACAAATGCGTTAGTGTATTTAGGTGCTACTGGATTGCCAACATTGAATTTCATAGACTATCTCCGTTTCAATTTATGTATATATTATATAAAGATTTTGATGTTCAAGCAAATCAAGATTTTTATTAACAATAGGTCTCTTCAATCAAGCAGAAGATAAGATCATCGTCATTCAGTGCTTTAATCAGCTTGTCGATTCTAGTCACTTCTTCCACTTCTAGGCTTCGTACAGCTATGTAGCGGATATTGCTAGGCTCATCTGGGTCATTGTCACTATATAGACCTGAGAATCTATTACCTTTTGCATAACTTACTACTTTATCACGAATATCTTTATTTACCACTCTCCAACCAAAAACGTCGTCAATATCCGACCCATAGTTACTAGCACACAAGTCGCCTGTTTCGTTGATCTCAATTACTATACCATCAGTAAGTGTTGCCTTTAACATCATTAATCTCCAGTAATCTTTGTTCTACTTCTAATATTAGTTTGTCGTATTCCCAGGTTTTCTTGGTAACGATTAGTGGCTCACATTTCTCACTACAGACTCTAGCAGTATACTCTTTGTTAGAGTCATCTGTAATTAATAGAGAATGAAAAACCTTTGGAAAGCTATATGCTACTTCACATAGCATATGCTCTATTTGATACTTCTTAGGCCACATACCAGAAACCATTTTCATCTTGTTCGATGTTGTGGTATCCTTCTTTAACATGCCACAAGCCTTCTGCACAAGTATACCAATCACCCCATTGCTCAGGTGTGTAGTGGAAGATTTCAGAGTCCACTTCCATCTCAGTGCCAGTCTCTTCTTCGTACTCATCTTCGTCGATGTACATAGAAACGTGGTCACGAGCCATGTCTTCAATGTATCGGTAGAACTGTGTAAGTTTTGCCGGAGTATCAGTTTCGAATGCTACCAAGTCGTGCTGTTCGATACCACAAATATCACCATCCATGCGAACAACGTATAAATATTTTCTCATAAAGACTATCTCCGTTTCAATTTATGTATATATTATATAAGAAATTACAAACTCAAGCAACTAAAGTTTTAAACCTAGTCGGATTAGTGCGTTGATTTCCTTTTCTTCAAAAATAAGCCTATCAGCTTGACATTCTAGTATTTTTGTTAGCTGTTCAATTCGATGCTCACTAACCTGCGGTACTAGGCGGTACGTTGGTGGTATATTAGTAATACAAATAGAAAGTTGTCTAGGGTTTCTAGCTCCGCCAATATACTCTCTGTAACGATTATTACTACGAGCGTTAGCATAACTCATATTTGCATCTACATAACAAACACCAGGTATATCATACTTTTCTAGTTTTGGCTCTTCCCAGTATAAATTACAAACAAACGCATCACGACTAATAGGGTTTACAGTGTGTGGCTTGAGTGCTTCTATTGCTTTTTCCGCATCAAAGTCTTCTACAGTGTATGTTTCGTATCTTGTATTTAGTTTGAACAACCCCCACTTAACAGGACGTTGTTTATTAATCTCAACCCTGTTTTTAAGGAATTTCTGTGCCAAGCCATATAGCTCAATACGATACTTACTTACTTCTTCATAGAAGTCTTTTTCTAGCTTTTCAAAGAGTGCACGACGTTCCTTGAGGGTGTTTCTAAGTTCTCGTACAGCGCACTTGAACTTAGGTGTCATAGTATATTCTAGTTTCATTTTATAATCCCATCTTTACCGATAATTGGCGAGTGTAAATACAAATAAGTACATTAAGAAGAGCAAGCATAAAAGGAGCCCCAAACCCCATTAAGATTGGGATACTTACTGCTGCTACCTTCCATACATCTGCTGGAATATCTTTTAACATGCTACTGCTCCGTAAGTTAGGTTAACAAACCAAGCCTGTACAACATCCCATAGTGTTGGGTTTGGTTTAGTAATTGATTTAGCTTTACTATGGAATTTATTGTTAGCTCTTAGACGGTCAGCCCATTCTGGATTACTTTCCGTAGGTTTACGAGTTAATACATCTGCTGCGTTACTAAAGATATGTCCCGAGTGAGCTTTACAATGTACTATATCAATGCCGCCTTCTTTAATACGATTGATTGTTTTAGTGTATAGAGCAACCTTATTAGCACGAGAGGTTTTCTTTCTAGTTTTCTTACAGCTAGGAATAGTACCACGCTCTAGTGACTGGATAAGAGGCTCATGGTCTGTATGTACTGTGACATTCTGTAAGCCTAGCTCATCAATAATATCTAAACAAATGTTGATAGCTTCTAGCTCACCTTGGCATGAGTTGCTTTGGTTAGTCCATTGTGTTTCGTAACGATTATAATAAACACCACGACCTTCTTCTACCACAACAACGCCGATACCAAATGGTGCCCAATCACAGTACATATCAAATTTCATAAGACAATCTCCGTTTCTCAACTTTATGTATATATTATATAAGAATTTATCGTTTGAAGCAATTCAAGATTTTTGGAATTAACTCATCAAACAAGGTGAAAAGCGTACCTAAAATAACCGCAGCGAATGTACCTGGGAATAGTATCATCGCTGTAGGATGCTTCCACCCATCTAGGTTGTATTTCTCATTAGATGCATCATATAACATAAACAGCATCCACGCAAAACATAAATTAAAATATAAACTAATCATAAGGAATCCACTTTACTTGTAAGTTACTAAACATAGGTTTATTATTGATACTGGTTGCCACTTCACCACGAAGAACCTGCCAACCCTTATGTTTCCAACCGTGGTATGTGTGCCATTCTCTTGGTGTTAGGTTGATAAGACAAGGGTGCCACTGTTTTTCTGTTTTAGGTATAAGAATACCTGTCCAAATAAGTATTTCCGTAGCAGTATGGTAGCTAACACCATGACGCTTACACATACGAAGGAAGCGCTTGCGCTTGATAATACCTAGACCCTCTGTTTCTACTAGAAGTTGTAGTTCATCAATTAGGCTTTTCATTATTCTTCCTCCTTCCAATAACCATAAGACGATAGGATTTCAAAACCTTCCTGTTCTGCTTCCTGTGCCGCTTCGATAGTGCTGAACTCAGTGACACAACATAGGTGGCGAGAGAATGTGTCAATCCACCACTCTTTGCCCATATACTCGATATAGAACTCATGGCGTCCTGCTGAGTATTGAGAGTCCTTGCTAAAATTGTTATAAAACGTTTCAAAGTCTTCCTGGCCTTTGTTACCTAGCATCATCTGTACGCGGAAAATCTGTTGGATGTTTGACATAATCTTCTTCCCTCTCTCAACTTTATGTAACTATTATACGCGAAAAGGGCTGCCGAAGCAACCCTTTATTTAAGTTATTTAATGGAAATCGGCTCTGCAATTCCTGTTTCGAAAGTCGCTTTAGTACCTTGGTCAAGGACAACACGACATTTAGTGTCAATATCCGCTTTAGGGAATCCAGCCATTCTTACGAACATACCAGACCAGAAGACGTTACGTAGTTTTTCATACTCACCACACACGTCGATTTTCTTAGTTTGTGACAGTCGGAACTCATCACGTCCAGATTCCATTGCTGCTTGTAGGTTAGTGAACATAGAAGAATCGAACTGGATGTTCTGCTCTTGAATCCACTGGAACATTGCTTTACTACCATCTTCGCCATAACGACCTTGGAAGGTAGCTTCAATTTGTTCTTTTAGTGCGGCTGAGTACATATCCGGTACTTGAGCCATTTCTTTGATTTTTAGAGTGTAGTTGCTAAGGACGTTCTGTGAATCCTTATCAAACTTGTTAATCTGGGCTTCGAAGTTGACAGCCGTGTTATGTGCAGAGATGTAGGACGCTGCTGGTAGGCCAATAATAGCTGCTAGGAATGTAACAACGATTAGTGTAATAATTTGCCATGTTTTCATATATTATACTCGCTCTCTTTCATAGTTGTTTGCTAACTGGTGACTGATAATACCAGTAATAAATAGGTTTACAATGATATTAATGAACACTAACCAAGCCGGTGGGTCGATATTCTCAATCATGTACTCGAACTTTTTGTTTGGTAGTCTAGTGAACTTCTCATCTACCAAATTAATCTGTTCTTTAAATAACTCAATGCTGTATGGTTTGGTTATTGCATTATTTCTCAGCTGCACATGTAAGTCTCGGTTATCCATGCCATCTGCAAAGCTTGTAGATTTAAACCATTGTACAGTGTCTCCTTTCATGCCAAACATCATGAGTACATCGTTTTTCTTAACACCGCCCCAATGAGACAGTAAGACGTTGAAGAAATCAGGATTTTGATTAGTAAATACTACTATGATATTTACTTGTTTTTTGGCTCCTAATTCTTTCATTCGTTGACGTAGATAAACCTCCTCTAGTCGTGTGTCTAGTTTGGTTTGGTTAATTACTGTTTTGACACGGTAATAATCAAACACTCTAGGATAGCTTACCAGAATATCTTGGTAGTTTTTGTCAGTTTCTTGCTTAGTGTATAGTAAAGAGTCCTTAGCCCCTTTCAAGTAGTTAACGTAAGCATGCGCTGCACTAGCTGGTTCTCCAATTTGTACTGCTGTGAAACGTGGTGGCTCTGTAGTACCTTGACGGTCAACACGGTCTATAGTAACATTACCTACAGTTGTTTTAACATCCCAGTCTACATCATAACTATGGTCATAACAAGTATCATACACTGTAGTACAAGACCTGTTTTTACCAGAACCTGAACAAACTGTTCTAGGGTTGCATGGATAACTGTGCTCACAAGATACTTCAACAGGTGCTTTACTCTCAACATACCCATTTAATATCTCTGTATCCCACATCCCTGAATATTTGGACATTTCGGTAAGCCCTGTTAGGAGCAACGAGACAACCAATGTAGCTCCTAGCCCCATACCGATTTCTTTGGGTGTTATCTCATGTTTGTAGTATAACTTCCACCCAAACACTGAGAGGACAGAAGGTATTAATATAAGTAAAAAGTAAAACATTTTCAATCTCCGTTTCCCAACTTTATGTTATATTTAACTTATTGTTGTTTAGTGAGGCATTTTTCTTCGTAAATGCTAAACGCCATGTCTTTAGCTTCTTGGTTGTAGTAGGAAGTATCTTGAACTTCTACAAGCTCAGTGCAGGACATGTTTCCCCAAGTTGCAGGGTCATTCCAATGGTTTTTTATCAATTGACCAACCCCAAACCCTGCGATTAGGCACAAAGGTAGCATTAACATTCTCATAGGGTTACTCCTGGTAATAGTTTGACAACGTTGTCATATTGTGAGCCAATGAACTTAGCTGTCTTTTTATCATATCGGTATTTGAAAGTATAACAGCGACGGCTATTGTATGCTACTTCAACTTGGTTAACAGTAAATTCAGTACACAAGATGTTAGATAGACTACGAGCAACATCATGGAATGTGTGGAATGTATGACAGCCTTTGATGTTACCATTATGGTACTCAATCATACGTGTCATTGACACTTTAAAGCCACGCTCATCTTCAAAGAACTTGTGACCACGTTCGTTCTGAGTTAGGTAGAAGCCTAGAACGTTAGCAAAATCAATTAGGCTCGCCATTTGAAGTTTTAGTGTATCTTTAATCATGCGTATTTCTCTTCTGTTTCTTTAAGATTAAGCTTAGCTGCTGCTAGTTTGTATCCTGTTTCGCCACGTTGAACTTTCAACGCATAAAGCTGTTCTTCTAGCTCGGCTATTTTATTATCTAGCATATTGGCTTGACGTTGGCATTGCTTCTCTACTTCTCTGGCTTTCCATAGTAGATATTCAGGGAAGTTAGACTTAACCATGTAGTGTACTTTAGGGTCATATTCTTCTAAGTAGCAGTAAGTGGTGCGTTCTACTGTTTCAGACCAATCTTCATACCAACCACCTTCGCCGTCACAAGACTCACACCCATCACCCTGGCAGTCCATGCACATTTCGTACTCTTCTTTACCATCAGCGTAAGTCTCTCGTTCTTCCCATAAATAATCTTGAGCATCTTCACGGGTCATTGGCTCGCCGTTATTCATTAAATGAAAGCTAGAGGGAGAAGGTGTATGCCATATACGACCACTACCAGCTCGGTAAACCCATACTTTCTTTTCTGTATTTTCCATGACAATCTCCGTTTCTCAACTTTATGTAACTATTATACGTTTATTTAACTAAACGAGCAAGTGAAGAATTAAGTTTTTTGCTAACGTCTTGTACATCCCAGTGGTGGTCAAGGTCGTCCATTTCTATAATAATCTTACCGAAATGAGAGTCTTCAATCTCCCATACTTTTTTAGTAGTATTGAACTTAGCCGCACCAAAACCTTCAATGAAAGGGTCGCCTAGGCAATCCTTTTGGTAGTAGAACATTTTAGCTAGATTCTCTGCTAAGTCACCAAGGTCGTCACAGCCCCAAAAGTAATTACGCCACGCATCTTTGGCATTGTCATCAATAAAGAATTGCTGTGCCTTCTCAGGGTCACAAAATACTATTACTGGCTCTGTTTGTAGGTTTACTTCAAATGCTTTCATATTAGTAACGCTCATACATCATCTCCACATCGGCATATGCTTCTTTTAGTTGTTCGGCAGTAACCACACCACGTTCCACTAGAACCCAAAGCTCATCTTCGTCTAGCAACTTCTGTCCTGTATCTAAAACTTTGCGCATTTTTGCAGCTTTATCTATTGCTGTACGTATACCCTTTTCACAGTTAAACTCGGCATAGTTATCTGTGTCAAGAATTCCAGTACATATTCCATTGCTTACTAACACAGAAATCCAGTAGTTACCATTGCTTTCAAACATAGTATTTAAGGTTACTTTCATTATTTATCTTCTCCAATGTAAGTACAAGATGCATTAAGTTTATCAATATCCCCTTTAGTAGTTTGACGGATTTGGTAAACTACTTGTTCTTTGGCTTGCTCACATTGCTCCTTTGTAGGGAACGTTTCGGTTGTAGTAGCTAGGAAGCCATACTTAAAGAAAGTAGTGGCGAAGTAAGCAGTAACACTCATTAAATACATAAACAATCTCCGTTTCTCAACTTTATGTAACTATTATACGCTTTTTAACGTTATTTAGCAATTAAATAATTAAATGTTCTAGGCCGTTAGGTTCAAAGTGATTTCTGATAATACGATGATTTACCCAACCACCGTTATCCCATTCCATTACTGTGAGTCCGTATTTTCTGTCTCCGCCATCAAAGACTGAGCCAGTATCAATCCACATTTGATTACCAATGCTAGTGACACAGTCACGGACACTATGCCCATGAATAGTGTAGTCAACACCGCGTATTTTAGAAAATCTACGACCTTTGATAGCGTCACGTCCCCAAACTGCTCGATTATCGTCAGGGAAGTATTTGCCAGCTCTTTGAACATAGTCATCCCAGACCTCTGTTGGGCATTCTGCATGTGTTACTCCAAATTTAGTGTTTTCGTGTCTAAGTGTAAGAACAAGAGGAAATTCTTGCTCCATTTTTCGCAGAATACCTTCAATCATGGCTTGTGGAAAGTCTAGAGACCACCCGCCACCATTCATAATCCAGCTTGCTGCCTGGTTGTTTTCTCCGTGCAGTAACCCTTGGATAGCCATATCTTCATGATTACCCCGTACTGCTAATGCGTTCTCGGTAAATAGAAAAAAGTTAACTACTTCTAGGTTCTGCTCTCCACGGTCGAATAAATCCCCTACAGAAACAATAATATCTCTGTAGTTAAATTCTACTTGGTCTAAGAAGAACTTTAAGGCTTTCCAGTCACCGTGCAGGTCTCCAACAAAGTAAATATTTCGTCTATCTGTAATATCAATTACGCTCATGGTAATATTGCTCCTATAATTGCACAAATAACCGCTACTGGTAAGCTAGTAGTAAAAACATAGCCTATTAATGCTAGTATGGACGCCCAAATCAGTCTTTCTTTCATATTTGACTCCTAGGTTGCAAATGTGCAGATGATTTAGCTACTGCCTCTACTTTACTCTCAAAGAATTTTTCAAAATTATCATGAGGATAGCAAAATTCGCCAGATGTGACTTTAACTAGCCCTATCATATGCGAGATTTCACATCGCCACTCACCTAAGTCTGTTCTATGGAGTGTAATATGTAAAGTAGGTTCATCTTCCAAAATATTCTTATTAAAACTAGCCCATGTATAGCATCCATTATGAGAAGCTATGGAGTAGCCCTTCTCTGAAAGTGATTTTTTGTGTTTTTCAAATTCAGCCTTTATTTTATCAAGTTTTACTAGATCTAGCAATTGTTGTTTTTCTTCAAGTGATAACACACTAAATTTCTTTGCAAATTGGTCTATATTCGCCATACTCTTTCTCCTATAGTAATGCCACGCATTTTATTAACATACCAAGTTTTGAATTGTAACCCTTCTATTGTTACAACAGGTTTTTCATACATTTGGTCTACAAGTACAGTTTTAATATCTCTAGATATATTATTCCATGCGAGATCATCTTGTATTGCTTGTAGTATCCTTTGTTTTTCCATCTCCGCATAAATAAGCTTAGTGTTGCGTTCTAGTTTGTCTATCATGCCCCAAAAAGCTACCGCTAGAAGAAGTACTGTAGCCGCAAACAAGGTAGGTATACTAGTATAGTAAAGCACTATAGACGCTACTACAGCGAAATACATACAGATACCTGTATAACATATACCTTTGCAAATCTTACCCGCGCCTTGCCGCCAATTCATGAAATCCTCCAAATATTACGTGTGGGTACGCAAAAAGCCACCCGAAGGTGGCTAATTATGTTATTATTTAGTGACTTGTGTCTTAACCATTAGGTCTTTCGCCACCATTGCGTTAAGCATTTGTTGGAACTGCGAAGCGTCACCGTTTGTGCCTTGTGCATCACCCATTTGGATAGTTGGGACAGCACGTTTAGCGTAAGCATCAGCCCATACTTTTTGAGTTTGAACATAAGCTTCTAGTTTTTGTTGTAGAGCACCATCTGATTGCATCATACGTTTTTTGTCATTAGCTCGCGCTACAGACATGGTTGTAAATGCTTCTGCTTCTTTCTTAGCAGCGATAGCTCGTTGTGTTTGTTCTTGTACAAGTTGTTTTGCAACTTCAACCTTACGTTTAGCGTTGGTAATAGCAACTTCTTTTTCACGGTCAGCAGCGATTGTGGCTTTTTCTTTAATCTGTAGCTGTTCGTATTTAACTTTAGCGATAGCTTTCTTACCTTTAGCTTCTACTTCTTTGGTTTCCCAATCAGCTCGGTCAGCGTTAGCTTTCGCAGTAATGATTGCCATTTCCGCATCGCGTTTTTTAGCAATCTGTTCTTTGGTCTTATCTTCGAAGTCCCATGATGTAATCTGGAAACCTGTTACTTTTAGACCGTAATCGGCGAACATACCATCTTGGTACTCAGGAGTAATACCATCTTTTTGGTATTTAATGGTTGGCACCATTTTCTTCTGAATCTTGCCGTCTTCCATTTCGACTTTCTTCTCTTTTAGGACGGTAGAGAAGCGACCTTTTTCAACCTGCATTCGTGCCCAGTTTGCATAGTCATTACGACGCACTGCGTAGGCTTCTTCTGAGGTCATTAGACCTGCTGTCAGGTTAAGACCTTGACGTACTTCACGGCTGATAATTTTGCTAATCAAACCTGCTGGACTGTTTGCCGCTTTGTGAAGTGCAATCATGTTGTCTTTGTCATTAGGTAAAGCGATCATTACTGAGCCGTCTACATAACCGATACCACCATCTTGGTACTGAACGTTGATACCTTCTTTAATTACTTGACGACCTTGGGAATCTATAATTTTAGAGTCTGGTGTTTCGTAGTTAATGTTGTCAGGGTAAGTAGTTACCGTATCAAAACCTTGCCAGTACCAACCTTGGTCAAACTTAACCGAAATCTCACCGCTAGGAGACTGGATAACTTGTCGGAAGCCGAGGTCGTTATTACCAATACCCCATACTAGAGAGCCTGCTAGGATTGCTACTGAACCAATTGTAGAGGCTAGAATTACTTGCGCTTTATTCATCATATTATTTAGATTCCTGTTTGTCGTTTTGTTCTTTAAGTTCGTTTGCTACAGCGTCAATGTCTCGTTTTCCACTGCGAAAGGCTTCCTTGATAATATTTCGTCCGAAGATGAGAAACAGTGCACTCCCTAGCACTATCACTGCCCAGATAATTTTAAGCATTTTAATCTCCTTAACTTTATGGGACTATTATAGCGGGTTTTCACCCGCTATAGCAATTGTTATTTTGAGATTTTTGCCACGATGCCTTCAGCACCTTTTTCTAGGTTTTCAACTACCTTGTCGATAGCATCTTCGAAAGGAATTGCTTTAGATAGCTCGTAACCTGCTTGAGTGATACCCGCTTGAGTTACTTGACGAACGTATGGATTATCAACGCCTTTGATTTCAACAATCGCTTGAACCATTTGAGCACATAGCAAGTCTGACATACCAGATTTTAGTGCTACATCCACTGGGTTTTCCATTTTAAACAGCTTCATAGCGATTTTTTGCATGAAAGTTGGTTTGAACATGGCGTTCAATAGTGGACGAATTGATTCTTTGATTAGTTTGTTAGAAGCACGACCTGCGTTCAAGTAACCTACTTGTTTTAGAGCTTCTTTGTTTACGTTGATCATGCCTGCTTTTACTTGAGTTGCTTTAGTCATATCTTCTTTACCTTCTAGTTTGTCTTTATTTAGTACTGAGTTTACAATTGTTTCTTTTTTGGCTCTTACTTCTGCTTTTTCAAGCATTTCTTTAGTAATGAATGCATTACCTTCTGGAGTTTTTACCCACCAAGGGTTTGATTCTTTTTTGACCGCAAATGGATTTCCACCAACTCCACGACGACCTACGGTTGCCCAAGTTGTCATACTTTCGTTCTCTAACTCTGATACAGCTTCCTGTTCCGCAGGAGTAATGCTGCCTTCATAATTCACATCTAAGTTACCATTTCTAGGGTAGGTTCCTTTACCCTCTAGCCACCGTGTACGAATATCGCACAACTTAGCAATGTGGTCTTGGAACTTATTAAATGCGTCTTTATCTTTAGGGTCAATACTAGCCAGTACAGCACGAGGGAATAAAGGCATTAAGTCTACCATATCTACCCATACTATACGACCTGACTCTAAGTGAGCGCATCGTACAGTATCATCGTTTCTATACATAGGCAATACTAACTGGTGGGAAGTAGTTACAAAGGCAACACCTTCCATACCTTTCTTAGATTCTGCCCAAAAATCGAAACGCTTATCGAAACTAAACCCGTGCTTGCTAGGTTTGTCTTTAGACCATGCGTAATACGTGGCGTGTTTAATTGGGATACTGATAATCCCACGAGACTTTTCAAAGATTCTGTCCACCATACCGCCTCGTAGCATGTCTTGGACATTTTTAGCTTTTGGAACGGTATTAGCTAATGCCAGAGCAAGCTCTTGCGATAACATCTTACCGTCCATATTCTTGTTTAACATTTTAATCTTCCTTCTCTTTAATTTATGTATATATTATAGAGAAAATTAAGCTGCTTGACAATTATTATTTTAAAGTTTTTATCGAATCAGCATAAAATTCCTGATAAGACCATTTATCGAAGTCCATGGCAATAGCAAGTGTTGATTTCTTGTATTCATTGACACATTGTTTTGTAACTAGACCAAATTTATCATCGTGGTCTCTATCTAAAGCTTCATATAAGCTCTCTTCAAACAACTGACAAGATGTTGCTAATCGTTCTTGTACTTCTATAGCTAAACTTAGTCTAGCTGCACCAAAAACTATAAAACTAATTGCAAGCATCAGCGAGAACACCCAACCTAAGTCAAACTTTAACTTCATTGAGCCTTTCATTTCATTACCTCCTCTGGATCTAGTGAGTCCAGTGAGTTTAACACTTGCCCAGATACTTCACCATCCTGGTAGCCTTCTTTATACCCTCTTAAATATGCGGCTATCAATCCGGCAAAGACTACCAAAACCCCTATGATAGCCGTAATACCAATCCAACTCACTTCTTATTTCTCCTGAAGAAAGTTGGCGTAGGCATCAGCTTAGCATTAATGGCATGAAATAGGACGCCTCTATTAGTATTATTATTTTCCCAATTGTCTGGGAACATCCAATGCCATTGACCTTGTGCCAACTTCGCTCGTAGTCGTTCTAAGTTTTGGCTATGGGTAGTATCTAAGAACTTATTAATCTCTGCTACTTTAATGTTTTGTTGCATATACTTTTTCTCCCATAGCTTTTTCGATTTCAAAGTGTTGCGCTAGCTGAGTAAGTTGAGTAGAAGCTGCATGTAGCTCTTTAATCACTTGCTCAACTAATTCTGGGTTATCCATAGCTAACGGTTTAAGTTTTGCTATGGCGTTCAGAATATGCTCACCTGCTTTTGCGTTAATAGAAGTAACGTTGTACAAGGCAATCCCTATAATGCGTACGTTTTCTGCCTGCACTAGTTCTTCTACTCGTTTTAGAAAATCTTCTCTAGATATTAGAGAATCAATTGGGTCTTGTGGGATTACCATCTTCATACTAGTTCCTTACTATAACTGTTTTTGCCTTTCTAGGCGTTTGGTCTTTACCAGATGCTACAGATTGTATCTCTGGAATATTCTGGTAAAGATATATAGTACAATCGTTAGTTTTAGTACACGTAGCTTGGATTGCACGTAGTGGGAAGGGTTTTTCAACCGCTTCTAATCGTAGTTTCTGTACATACGCTCCAGCAAAGAAACTGGAGACACAAAAACTAAGCACTACAAATCCACTCAAAAATATCTTCACGTTTTGCCACCTTACCAGTTAGCCCGTACATATACCCAATCCAACCACGACCAAATGGGAATTTCTCGAACTCGTAATGTTCTAGGAACTCTTCTTTTGTTAGTTCGGTTTCTGTTGGCATAATAGTGAATTGGGTTTCATTAAACACCTGTTTTACTACTTTTCTAAAAGTAGAGGTCGCCATATGTAGTTTCAAAGACTTACATATATAGGCTTTATCTAGCCAACCTTCATTTGTTAGGTACTCTTCCTGAATATGTGCAGGAAAAGCATTACTATCAGCATCATAGGTTGGCTTAATTTTTTCTTCTAAAAATTCTTTTAATTCTACTGACACGAAATCCCCTTAATATCGTATTCATAGTCACCTACGCCACGGAAAAATTCCCAATAACCCCATAGGAAACTTAACATGTTATTTAGAGCGGCAAAGTCACCTGCCCTTAAAAAGGCTATACAAGCTGCGCAACCACCAAACACGGTTGCTGCTGTAAAAATGCGGTCTGTTGTTTTTTGTTTTACGGATAGAACCATTGTGCTTTCTCCATTTTTACTAGATGGGATGTACCGTCTTCTTCGAACACTTCGAAATGGTTCGGATGATGAGAGGTAGCCCAAGTCTTACGTTTACAACGAATAAAGTCGTCACCAACCTTAACATAGATATACAAATCTACTGGTGGAAGTGTACTATTTACGTGCTTTGGTACGTTTACCACGATTAGCCTCCATCTTTTTAACTTTACGTTCAGCGACTTCTGCACGAGTACGCCACTCATTACGTTCGCGTTCTGCCTTACGAAGTTCATCTTCTAGGTTTGCAAACGAGTTACCACGAGCTTGCAGGTCGTCGTAAATACGCCATAGTGCCTTTTTAGAGAGCTTATTAGTCTCTTGAGGCATATCGTGCAGGTTAAGCATCAGACCAACTGCGTACACTAGAGTTGGTTTATCGTAATCATTTGCTGCTTTTTCAAATTCTTCTTTAGCCATGCTAATCTCCTTTCAAACTATGCGTATATTATATAAAATTTTAGTAAGTTAAGCAAATCAAGATTTGCGATTTTAAGCACCGAAGTGCTCAAGTAACTCTTTTAATCCAACCATAGTTAGCTTAGAAAAGTCTGCGTCACAGTTAAATAGCTGCTTAACTGCTGCAACATAAGGTGCCTTAGCACGACCAGTTGGCATATCTGGGCACTCGGTCTGATTCTCGTGCATAGCTATAAGTGCTAGCTTAACCTTTTGCATATCAGGTAAGGTTAGCTTCATTAGGCAATCCATACCGTCGTGACCCATTAGCTCACGAATATCTACTAATACATCAGCTTTAGTAGTCTTCTTAGCCTTAGCCACAGTTACAGAACCGCTAGACTTTTTACCTAGCTTACGATACATTTTGGCTTTAAGCTTTTTGGCATCTTCTGAGTCAGGGTAACGACCCATGTGGATAAGTTCTGCTGGCTTGATACCGAAGTACTCACATTGCTGTGCATAGAAACGATCGCTCATAAATTCCGGTGCCCCACGTTTAGTCCAAATTGAATATTCATCGAAATGCTCGCCTAGTGTATGCTTAGACTGCCAATGTATGTTCTGCTCACCCATGTCTACTGCTGTCATATGCATCTTGTCTACAATATAATATAGACGATAAATATCTACAGCATTTAATGTTACGAACGACGACTTATCATCCCAATTATCACTAGATTTAAGCCAGTCTGCTGTAGCATTAGCAAAAGGTGTACGAGTCCTTGGAGTGGGATGTTGTTTCGGAGTACGAGGTAGTGATCCATCACGCATAATACTTGCAATATGGTAAGTACCACCAAAGCGAAACTCCGCTTCTTCGACAAGTGCATAAGTTAAATCCCACAGCCAATGATAGTTTTCAAGCCCTTCGTATACCCATTTAGTACATGGATGATTTTCATGAGCTTTCTTGTATGGCTCGCCAGATTTATTGAGTGGGGGTGTGTTACCCCAACGCATCATAGTAGTTGTAAGCATTTGTACACCCTCTTTCATCTGAGAGATAACATGCTTATCACAGTGGTATTGTGCAGCCACTTTCGGGTCTAAATCTAAAACAAAAATATTCAAGACAATCTCCTTTCAAACTATGCGTATATTATACGAAAATTTGAGTTGTTTAGCAATTACAAAGATAAATAACGTAAGCCAGTTGTGTATTTGTCAACCAAATTTAATTTGTTTGTCGCTACTGATACTTTCAAGTTTACTAGAATATCTGCTTTCTTAACTACTAGAGATAGGTAGTTTCGTTTGGCTCTAGACCATTGAGATTCCCAGTCTTCTCCACTTAGTTTGGTTAGGTCTAATACGCATTGTGCTATTCTATGCCCGAATGTGCGTTGGATTTCTGTAATACTCACGTCTGTATCTTCTACTATGTCATGTAGAAGTGCAACAGCCCTAGCTAGGTATCTGTCTGTTCTTGTGTAATGTGGGCTATGCATTAATTCTATAACGGTCTTTTCTACTTCTAGAATATGTGTCTCAAAGTAATCCGAGCCATATGCGTATTTTTGACCAGCATGATGTAACTTAGCCCATTCGCGAGCTGTATCCACTAAATGTTCTAGTTTTTCAATTTTCATAAGCTCCCCTCACAATCTATTTATATATTATATGAAAATTTTTGAAGTTTGACAATTCAAGAAAATAAAAAAGAGAGCCGAAGCTCTCTTAATTTACACTTTAGCACGATAGTCCCATCGTGCTTCCACTTTTCTGGTATCAATATGAGTGAATGAACGGTAACGTCCAATACCATACTTACCAGGGTATGTTTCTAATAGATACTCTGCAACAGTGTCGGGAAATACTCCAGCAACTCTTACATCGGCTGCCCTACCGAATAAGTGCTGAGACTTAGAAGCTCCTCCAACTTTTTTGTTGTGCTGAACACATCTGCAACCACTATCAATAAATACTGCTTTGCCTTTAAAGTGTTTTTTAAGGCGTTTCAGTACTTGTAATAGCTCTGCATCTACTGTATCATACCCACACCCACACTTACATGCGAACTCTTTACGACTGAACCCAGTCCATAGTTTTCCAAAAGGTAATGACCATCCCATATTACTTATATCTCCCCAGTGCCCTTGCTTGTGGATTACATACCCTTTCTAGGTATGCTTCCAATAGAGCCTTTTCTTTTTTATCCCCGTAAGGTTCTTCTGCCCATGCTATACCAACGTAACCAGAGTAGCTATTTGCTTGGTTAAAGATAGGGCAAGTGTACATGTACTTTATGCCTAAAGATTCATACTCTAAGCCATTAGTAACGAATGCCCCCCTCATTGGTACTACTTTTTCAAACAGAATAGACTGGTTTCTACCCACCAAATGGTTTTGGTAAGTAACACTTGATTTATCTATAACTGCTTTTTTAAGTTTCGATGGGTCTACGTTGATTTTACCCTCCCAAGCAACAATGTCTTGGTAGTTATTGATAAACTTGGGAGTATACTCCGCAATAAATACAGCATCCGAGTTAGCTTGCACATATAGCATTGATGCTTTTTCCTTGGCAACCCTAGGATATTGCGCTTCTCTTTCTGCTTGTACTTGTTCTATAACGGTGGTTCTTGAAAAGTTCTTAGCAAAGTCAAAGAGGGTGCTCTGATTGGTAACTATCAGGTAGCTAACCAAGAGAATAAAAATAGAAATTACTCTCATTAACAGAGTTTTTGGATCTTTTATATCCTGCAATAAAGCATATAGAGAGGCTAAAAGATTCATTTTGTTCATATATAAACACCCCCAATTGTTATTATATAACATACATGTCTCAATTTCAAGACAATTCGTAGAGATGTTAAGAGTATGTGGGGAGAAGTGTTATAGACTTGTAACAAATAAAAAGCCGAGGCTTTTGACCTCGGCTATATAATTAATAGTGTAATCATTAATACTGCTAATGATTTTGGTATACTCCAATCTAGTAAATAACTACTTAGAGTTGCTACTAGTATTAATGAAACTGCATGCATGCTGCATATCCTAATAGAAATGCTCGCTTCTGCTCAGGTCTCATACCCAAGCATTCCATCCGTGCTTTCTTAGGTAGTGTAGATAATACATGACTAACTGCCGAGTCAATATCCTCTGGTACAATACTAGCCCCACCTTTTATTACATTAATGGCTTCTAGTATTCTCTCAACGTCCGGAGATAGCCTCATAAGACTCCTCCTGGTACTTCTACATTCGCGTCGACGTTAGGATCTGTCTCAGTTTTGTTATTAGTTGTGACTTCTTCTTCAATTGGTCCACCGTGGTCTCTTTGTGCAGCGTAATCGGTGTCTATTGTAAAGTTAAAAGTACAGCCACTAATCATCAGACTTAAAAACGCTGTCTTTAATATCGCTGAGAGCTTGTTCACGTTGTCGCTCCCTTAGTGCTTGTTTGTATAGCTGACTACAATCAAGCCGTTTCGTACCACTATATAATGGTACCATTATTCGTACATAGACCCCTCTATCAGGATCTCCATACTTACTGTTATCGTCTTCTTGGTATACACCGCCGTCTAGATATGCTGATGGTGCTATAGCGCTAGAGCATTGAAAACCATCTGGAGTCCTGATAGAGTCATTACCATATGGTAGTTCTGGGCTAGGTATTAATCCTGCTGCGTTAACTGTTGTAGCTGTGATTGTGGCCAATATAATCGCACTTTTGCACAAGCTCTTCCAACAACTCCCCATTTCTGACCCTCCTTAGGTTTTTCGGTTACACAAACGTAAAACTTCTGTAATTTATCAGGTTTCAGGTTATAAATAGGTGCTCTTAAAGACTTGTAGCTCTCCCCACCTAGTACTTCAGTGTTACTATACACTACGTTACCGTCTAGTGAGTCTTCATGTACAGTTACATCAAAATAGCGTAAATCCACATCAGTATTATCTAACCTGAATTTAGCTATATACATATCTTGATATACTAACTCATCAAAGTACATTGGAGCTAGGGTGAGCGCGTTAGCCCACCCTGATATTAAGAGCCCTAGTAGTATTACTGAGCGACGCATGATGCTACTACAACTGCGGTATAGTCACCGGCTGTGTAATTTACATCAGATGTACCAAACAGAGAAATACTTAGGTTATCTGTACCGATATTTGCTAGGTTATGTGCAGTATCGTTAGGTACTGGGTTAACTGTAGAGTTAGCTCCTGTTACACCAAATGCAGATGTAAATGTAGTACTACCTGTGTATGAGTTAGGACGAGTAGTAAAGTCAGAAGGCTTTGAAATACTCACTTGATACTTGTTAGCATCGTTGTTGTTAACAACCATCTCAGCAGGAGTATCTGTAGTAAGGTTAACACCATCCAAGTGCATAATACCAGGAGCTGTTTGACCTACTGTACAGAAGCTTTGTACTGTTGTTGAGAAGTTAGCGTTAGCGTTGTCAGCTAATGCAGCACCTGACATTCCTAGAGAAGCTAGGATTGCTAGTGTTGTTAATTTAATTTTATTCATAGTATTCACCTATGTTTAGGGGCTCTCGCCCCTCGTTTTTACATGTAAAGACCTAAAGTTAGCTGTACCGTGGCTACTTCGCCAAAGGAAACAGTTAATATATTTGTAATAGTATTGTAAGAGTAATGTAAGTCGTCTACAGGCTCAATAATCCCTGAAACTGCTTCTTTTACTGCACCAAGTACTACTAAGTCCGCCCCATCTGGTACTTCGAAAGGAATATCTATAGAGCTTCTGTTAACAACAGTCTTAGTTAAAATTATTGGCGCTTGTAACACATCATCGAAGCCACTTAAATCCAGTCCAGATAGCGGGTCATCTGCTGTTGTAGCCAGTAACTCCTTGAAGTTGATTTTAACATCTACCATTGGTTTGCTTGGGGACACAGACTCAATGAAGGCACCGTCAGCTTTGTCAGCAGATGCTTTAAGAGCAATTCTATCACCAGGAGCTACTAGCAGGTCGAAAGGCTTCATGGTGTAAACTGCTTGAGAACCACCAGGAATATTAAAGGAAGTTTCCGATTTAAGTATCTTAGACTCTGTTCCATTGGCTGCAATAATAACCCACCAGAAAGTTACTACAGAGTTAGTACCCTTAGCTTGTTCAGACCAGATACGTAGTTCTGTATTAATAGTAGCCGTACCTTCTGCCATGAACTTAAGAGCACCCTCACCACCACTAGCCCCAGAACCAGCAACAGTATTTACTGTACTATCTAGAGTAATGTCTGCTCTACCTTTATGGATTTTACCACAAGGCATTGGCAGCCCATCCGCAGCAGTATTGATAGTATATCTAAGCCCACCAAGTCCTTGGTTATCTTGGATAGTTTCTAGGAACTCTTCGCTGGCTCTCAAGTGTACTTCGTCTAACTTATTTGATTGGTACATCTCATACATATAGAATGGATTTACTACATCTAATTCGAACTTGGATACCTTAAGAGTCATTGGGATTTCGGCTTCAACTGGCGCAACTATTACAGCGTAGTTATTAGCATCTTGTGGTACTGTAAACGTCTTGGTTACTGCGTGTGTTCCTGATGTAATATCTTCTGAAATAAACTTAACGTCACTTACACCCCAACCATCTTCCCAAATAGGCATACCACCGCCATCTCTAGTTTTATAGAGTTCTTTGGTGTACTTGTCTGGAGCTCCTGTCCATTTTAATAGATACAAGTTCCAGCCGTTAGTGCTATTATTAACCTCTAGTGTAACGTCTACTTGTTTGCCACGCAGAGCTACTGTTTCCGCTGTACTGAAGAACTTACCTAAGCTAAAGTCACAGATATTAGAGCCATCATCACTAATGATTAATTGCCCATCTTTTACTTCAGTTGCCGCAGGGTGTGGGTTATAAAAATGCAACCCATCTGCTAGAGATATACCCTGTCCGGCTGCTCCGGTTTGTCTTTTAGAGTCATGATTTACTACACTGTCAAAGCTCATTCTCTTCTGACCAAGCCATTCTCTAGAGAACTCAATAACTTGTCTAGTATCTAACTCGTACTGTACTAGTGCTTGACCTGTCTTACTGTTTTCGTCAAGAGCCTGAACCATAATACCTGAGATTCCTTTAGCCCTCTCATTAATCATGATATTATCAGTAGTAAATGTATGTACTACGTGCATTGTTAGGTTTGTTAAGCCTTTGGCATTTAGTACTCCAACTACTTCCAAGTCCCCTAGAGTATCGCCTGCTTTATAGTGTTTTTCTGCTGCTAGTGCTTGACCGTCGACATCTACTACAATATCAGAAGACTCATCGAACTGCTGTCCTTGAGCTAGATAGATGCGAACTCTACCTTCGTTTGGCGCAACACCTGCTAGAGATATGCGATATGCTACTAGGAAGTCAGCCCCGCCTGTAACGTTAGGGTCTAGGTTATCACCTTCTTGGATACCCACGGTTTTCTGTGCTTTATTGATAGCAATGGAAGTACCTTGACTATCTACCACTAAGTCGGTAGGCCATATCTTACCCTTAGCATGGTAATTCTCTGCTTCTGGTTGTGCGATAATCTCAATAGGGTAGCCAATATATGCTAAATATCCGTCAGCACGTTTAGCTTCGAATGCGTCATGCTGAATTTCCATTACTACACCTAATTCCTCATTAGGGTCTGAGAACATTTGTAATGGGGACATTAGGGATACTTTATTAGCTCGTACTGGAACGTAGGTTTGTCCGCCTTCGTCAGTAGTTCCGCTAGTACGCTCATCAGTATAGGTAGTGAATGGCGTAACGGACACGCTAGTACCTGCATCATTAATCTCTTTTACGGAAGAGCTCTCGAATGTAGCAGTATCAACATTATCGGTGGTAAAGAGGTCGTCCTTAAAGGTCATGCCGTTACTAGAACCACCTTCTAATGGGATTTCATTCCAGTTACCATTAGAATATTCGAATAGTGCTGGTTTACCGTTTGCAGCAGACCTTACTAGTACTGCTTTATCTTCTCGTCTTTCGTCGGTAATTAAGTCGCGGTCTTGGATAGCGTCTACTACTTCAAAACCGCCTTTACCGTATTTTGCAATATGGGTAGGCCACACATTAGAGTCATCACGCCCCGGAGTAATCGGGGCGGTAACTGGAGTACCTACAGTTATTGTTGTCATATATATTTACTCCTTAATGGTAAATTATTAGTGTAACGTCCTGCTCTTTTAGTGGGTAAGGAGAACGGAACACTGTGAATGTTTCACTCTGTCCATTGACGGTATAAGTTTTAGAGCTTTTATCCCAGAATGCAGGTAGTCCACCTTGCTCTCCAATACGGTCAGCCCCTGCCCCTTCAGCAGCAGGAATAAGAATATACACATATTGAGGGTCAGCAGTAGATTTAGTAACTGTAACCTTACCGTTAGTAAACTTAGTTAATGAAGTGAAGTCTACTGTATCTGGTACCGTAGCAGCTGCATCAAAGAATGCATATGCGCTAGTTGGGTGTGGTAAAGGTAACGCTCCACCAGTTAACATTAGTTTTGGTGGTGTACCATCGCCTGGATCAACAACCTCCATACCAACAAGTTTCAATACATCTGTAACTACTTTACTACCATCAGGGTTCTCGAATGTAGCCCCTTTGAACTTAATAATACCTTTTGTAGTATCATCAGCAGGAGTGGTAACGTCAAACCCTTTGAATTCCAATGAAGTAGCAGCTACAGCAGTTTGGGTAGGATCGTCACTCTGTACATTTAAGTTACGAATAAAGTTATTATCAGCACTCACTAACGCCTTCATCTCGTTAATAAGATCTTTGTGGGAGCGCGGTAAAAATCCAGAGTATAATTCCTGCCAGTTATTGTCATTTCTAACATACCATGCGGCGGCTTCAGGAGCTATAGATACAGAGGCCTGCCCTGCTATTGTCTCTCCTTGCGGTGTGTTTACTGTTACAGAATAATCAGGTGAATTATTATCTATGAATAATATAGTACCATCACTAATCTTACTAGCTGTTACAGGGGTTGTGAGAGTTAGCTCAGAAGTTGTACCATAGAAAGTAAAGTAGTACCCTCCGCGAGAGCCTCTAGGCACATCGGTAGGTATAGTATCACCTTTATATACATAAAACTTAGTTTTGTTTTTTAGGTGTCTTTCTAAGTCAGATACAGCTTTATTTAGTTTGGCAATATCGTCTACCCATGGGTTGAACGTAAGGGTAGAACTGGTATCGTCGTAGTAGCGTACAAGTAAGTCTTTACCACTAGATGTAGTTTCTAGAGCTTTTACTACTTGCCCCTCGTTCAAACTAGAACCACCGGTGCCACCAGAGGCCAGCACTATTGCATGCCAGGAGTTGCTTGCTACGTTGCTTACAAATAGTATGGTATGGTTGGTAGGCACATTGAAAGAAGTAAGTCCAGGCCTATTAACTATATCTGTGTTACTTGCTTTTACTTCTACTACTGCTGCGGGTGTAGTAGTCCTATTTTCTACTATAAATGCACTATCTCGACCTACCGGAAGAGTACTTGTAGCAGGCATTGTAAGAGTAATAGAAGTATCTTCTTCAAAACTAAAAATAGGAGTAGAGTTAGTCAGTTCGGATACTGAGATGCCCCTATCTGTTAACAACTCTATAAAGTTGTACGGTGCCGCTTTAGCCGAACCTCCAACAGGTAGTGTAACAGTCTTACTAGTACCATCCAGCATTGTAAAACTGAACTGATCACCACTTAATGTAATGTCATTTACTAATTTTAGGGTTTTTAACCATTCTTGAGAAGCTACTATCTCGTCTGTCCATTTAGCTACATGTAACGTAGCTTTTGGGGTGTCATACTGACTACCTTTAAGTATAACATCAGACCCATCAGAGCTAGCCACCCTAACATCATAGGTATTACCAGCTTTAAAGTCTGCTGGGTTTGTGAAGAAAATATCCTGTTCTCCAGCAGATAGATCCCCTAATCTAGCTAACCACAATTCTTCGTTATTTAGGAGTACATGCACTTCTACGTTGGTAGCATCTTGAGCTACTTCTATTTTAGCACCAAATAAAGAAGCATCGGCAGGTGCTGTATAGTTGAAGAAAGGGTTAACTAAATCTTTACTGTTATCTGTTTCTAGCTCTACCTCAAGTCTTGGTCCATGTGACCTAATGTACCCTGTTTTAGTACCGTAACCTACTTCTTGCCATAAAGGGGCGTACACTTTATTTGTAACTACGTTAGTGAATGTTACGTTTTCTGCACTACTTGAAATAGAATGTGAGCCTAGATGTAATGATGCAGGCTCTAGGGTAATCGAGCCATCTTCTTTCGAAGTAACACCTGAATTAGTAAATCTCTTAGCAGTCGCGTCCCATTTAGGAATTTGTCCTTGAGTAAGATGGCTGTAATCAATACCATCGCCAGGAGTACCTGGAGCACCTTTATCTCCTTTGAAGTTAGTAGCAATAGGTTGCCACGCGTTTTGTTTATATACGTAAGCTGCTGTAATTTGGTTAGCTGTACCAATAGCAACTGCATCACCAGAAGATTTAACTTTCGCTAATTCATCTGGGTTTGATGTAAAATATGTGTCTCTAGCACCAGTGTTGGCGAATATGGCAGGGTTTCCATCTTTCTTTGTGAAAATGTCAACTGCACCACCGCCCCTACCAGTACCATAGGCTGGGCCAAATCCCATATATTTCTCCTTAACTTAGGTTTTGAACTACAACTAGCTGATAAGTAGCTAAGTCTGTTCCTGCAAGGCTTGATGGAGTAACTTTAACTGCTGTAACGTTTCCGCCCCATTCTGCCTCAGCTCCAGCTTCAGTAGCGTCTAGATCAGCATTAACTACTTCATCATAATTATTATTTGTGAGGTGTTTAGCCATGATGTTCACTGAGCCAGCACTAGGTATAATTTGTGCGTCGTTCGAGTCAAAGTAACGAACACCAGCGAAGCAGTGAGCGTACTCTGGAGAAATAGGTAACTCGATAATCTCTCCTATACCCTTTTTATCACTTGAAAAAATTTGATATGCCATTTATTTGTTTCTCCTTATAAACTGTTTTCAATATTTGTTAATATTATAGGAGAATTTTACAAAAATGTAAAGAAATGTTTAATAAATGTTACATGAAGATTATTTCATTCAGATACAAAAAAGCCCCTGTATTTCTACAGGGGCTTAGTCTTACTTATTATAATTGGCCAGTAGCGATTGCTTTGGCGGATTCTTGTAACTCTTTTAATCCTTTGTCATTTGTAACTACAATATCTACAAATTCACGAGATACTCCGGCCTCGCTAGCATGTCCATTTGTTACTGGACGGAATCCTGGACGTTCAATCAAGATAACTTGTGCACCTAAGTCTTTGAAGTATTTTGCCTCATTATCGAAACGAACATCTGTAATAATAGTATTTTCTTTCGGAGCAATATCTAGCCAGATGTCGTCATCAATAGCTCTGCCCCATTCTGTACCAAATAGCTGGAATGCACGTCTAGGGCTAATAATACAATAGCCTAAATCATCTTCCTTAATCATTATATCAAACAGTCCTACTAGCTTACCCCAACAATCATGAAATTCTTCATAGTAGTTTAAACCGTAGGTGTTATAAATAATACCGGCAGCATCTAGTGTTTCTGGTGAGATTGAATATAACATCTCAATTTCTTTATAAGAGCCATCACGGTGTTCTTCTCCCCAACCAAATAAAGCACACATAATATCTTTAATAGGTTGAGCTAGGGCATAGGTATCCATGTTTAGTTCACTAGCTAGAAAGCCAGCAAAGGTATCTTTTCCTGAACGAGCAAAGCCTGCGGTACACTTATTTTTCATTAATATTCTCCTTACAGAATGAGTATGAGTTTTCGTAATAACAAACAATATTTTGTAAATCTTTTATATATCTAATCATATCCTTTCTTTCCGCATTGACTTTTACACCATCTGTGCTAGAAAGATAAACGTTACCATTGCTATCTACTTTCCAATTAACGGAATAAGTTTGGACAGGGCTTGGTTTATTGGGTATGTATTTTTGAAGTTCTATATTTTCAGGTTTAGGTTCAACAGATACGCAGCCTGACAACAAGAGTATAGGTAGTAGTAAGCGTCTCATTGTGTTAACTCCTCTAGCTCCTGCTGTGTCTCTTTATAATCTCTATTTATAATTTTTTCATATAACTTAGATTTTCTTTTAGCTATCTTCTCGACCCTATCAAGGTCTTTAACAGCTTGTTGCTGTATTTTATCTTTTTCTTGCTGAGTACGCTGAGCATCGGCTTGATACCGTTGAGCTTTTTCTATAATTTTTCCATTTTCGATTTGAAGCTGTGTAATGGTAGCTTCTTTCTCTTTAACTTTCAAATTCGCAGCTTCTAGCTTCACTTCCGTAGCAGCTAGCTGCTTCGTTTGGTAATACCCAAAACCCCCTGCGCCCGCTAGCAACATTAAAAGTACACCAATAATTACGTATGTGTTAGGCATTGTTTATAATCTCTACTAGCTTATCTCCATGACAAGGTTGTGGCTTGCAATGGCATCCTAGTCTCTTACCTTTTAGAGATATTAGATATTCATCCGTAATCTTTCCTTGTTCTCTGAGAGCAGGTAAGTAATGTTTATGGTACAATTCGATTGCTTTCAGTCTCCCAAATGTAGCACGAGAAAAAGGATTACCTAATGGTGAGCCTCTACCGATATACACGTCACAATCTTCGTTCTTTATATTAACAATTTTTGTCATAAATTTGACACCTACGAAAAAGCCCCTCACGGTTGTGAAGGGCTGAATGGGTTTCTAGGAATTGGCAGCCCAGTACAAAGATTGGAGTCGATAGCCTCAACACTCTCTAAACTACTCTGGGATTTTATAAGGGTTAAAGTATAAGAGTATAAAACCTAATACTTAATACTTAACAACTAAACTTTGAACATTGACCGTTAATAGCTGAACTTTCATTTAAGGAAAGCGGTTAGACCTGCAAGAGTCGAAACGCGTTCATACATTAACCTCTGTAATATTCGTTAGTTGGTAAGCGGTGTAATTATACTCCCCACCGCTTTGTGGGAGTGAGCTAGTTACATCTTTTCACCAACCCCTAGAAAATTCGTTATTCTACTTCGATTTCAGTAGTCGCGTTAGCTACGGATAGCTCTACGTCAACGTTAGCTTTGAAGTCGTCGATAGACTCTTCAAGCTTCTCGATTTCATCAGCAAGTTTATTAGGGTCAACAATATCGAACTTGTTGGCTTGTTCAACCTGTTCTTTGATAGCCTTGTAAGTACCATCATTAGCGTCGATTTTCTTCACGTTACCGAATACTTGTTCGACTTTAGAATCAATCTGAGATTGAACCATTTGCTCATGGCGTACTTGTTTGTTAGTAACTTGATTAAACTGTTGTTTTAGGACTTGAAGAAGTGTCTCGTCCATCTCAATTGAGGCTTTACGCTCAATTGCTTCTGCAACAGTCATTTCGACTCCGCCGATTGTAACTTTAGTTGCAGCGTTAGACGCAGTAACTTTAGCTTTGATAAGAGCACGACGTTTCATAAGAGCGCGTACTTTATCCATGTTAGCTTTAACAGCTTTGCTAGCATCTTCAGTAGTTGTGAAGCCTGGGACATGTCCACGGGTTGCTGTTAGGATAAACTGACCGCTTTGAACTAGCTTAGCGATTTGTTTGTCAAGTTTTTTGATTTCAGTAAGAGCTTTAGTTACTGTCATTTTCATAATTCTGTTTCCTTCTTCAATTTATGTGTATATTATACTTGAGATTGACTTACTTAGCAACTCAAGTTTTTAGGAATTTGGTACTGGCGGAGAGACTCGAACTCTCAATCCTCTAGGGCATGGGATTTTAAGTCCCACGTGTATTACCAATTCCACCACGCCAGCGTTGTTATTTATTAGCCCATACAATTAGGGATGGGACAGTAAAGATAATCCAACGTACTACTGTTGGCATCCACATGATTTTATTACACATATCTTCACTTTTACAATCAGATAGTGCAGTACAGGTTATTCCTTGGAATACAAGCCATACTACGAATAGTGTAAACATAATCTTCTCCAAAGATGGCACGCCCTGTAGGATTCGAACCTACGACCACATCCTTAGAAGGGACGTGCTCTATCCAGCTGAGCTAAGGGCGCATTTGTTTATTTAAGACCAGGTAGCTTCATTACAGAAAGTCATGCCTTTGTATGCAAAACCTTCATCAGCACGGAACAAACTATTTCCGTTTGATTCACCTAGGTATGTAATATTGTGAAACTCACCACGAGGGAACATAGTTCGACCTTCTTTAAAGATGGCAGTGAATTTTTGTTTGTTACGTTTAATGATTTTCTTAATCATCGTTATCTCCTTTAGTAAAGACTTATTGGGGTGACGTACGGGGTTCGAACCCGCATCTTCCGGAATCACAACCCGGAGCCATTTCCACATCAGCCAACGTCACACCAATAAGTCCTTGGAGGGTAGTCTCGGACTTTAACCGAGTAAGACGGGGTTTGCAATCCCGCGCTTCGTTCACTTCAGCTTACTACCCATTTAATTTTAACTAATACCCACAAGTTTCCATACGAATACTTTGTCTGCTTTTCCACGAGGAGTTGCATCTGATACTTTCCAAACTTTCTGTAAAGTACCTGTACCTTGGATAACTACATCTTCCGTAGAAGTAGGTTCTGGTAGCTTATCGAATAAACCTATAGTTCTAGGCTCCTTAGTACTAGCAACTTCCTGAACTTCATCCATAAGAGCAGCTAGATAGCCTTCCGAGTCGTCACAATAATCAGCCCAGTAACTTAACTGCTCCATCATTGCTTTAAATAGGCTTTCACTGATAACTACGTTTTTCATAACAATCTCCGTTTCTCAACTTTATGGAACTATTATACAGATTTCTCAGCAGTTTAGCAATTTAGTTTTTATCTTTTTCAGCATCAATGGCTGCGTCTAGGTATGCTTGAAGCTGTTCTTCCTGTGGTAGTAAAGTACCCTTTTCTTCTTCAATATCATTTAAAAGAGTTAATGCTACTTCTGCTTGTTCTAGAGATAACTTAATCAATTTTGAAGTCCTTCTTAACTAATGCTCGTACATGTGTGTCTTCGAACTTAACAAAAGCCTGTACAACTGAACCAGCGATGGAAGTCTCAATAGGCGCGGTCATGCTAAGGAGTTTATCGGCAATATTGCCAAAACCTTCCAAGTCTAGACCGTATTCTTGGAGTAGATGATGTTCTACAACTTCTTCGTCAGTTTCTTCTGGAAGACCTAAAATGTGTGCAGCAACTTCTGCCCATTCCCAACATTCAATCATTTGATAACCTCTCTCATTAATTTATATAATAATTATACGTGAAATAAGAGAGTTTAGCAAATAAAACTTTAAAGAAAGAGGCTTACGCCTCTTTTCTCCAATAATAATATCCAATCAGGGAATTGATTAAGAATACTAATTTAACAACGAATACCGCCAGTACCGCAGGTTGCAAAGATGCGGCGGTAAACCACATAAAGGCTTGTATCGCGTTGTAAGGAATCCATAGTAACCATTGGTCTCTATAGGCTCCAATCATTAATAGGGTAGCTGCTACAGGTAACACCGCAGTGAAAGCATCTAGTAAAGGTAATGCTCCTCCAGCCCCTATTGTAAAGAAAAATGTTATAATCGTAGCTGTAGCTATAGCAGTGCTCATTTGCATGAACTGAGTTTTACTTAGACTACGCTCAAGATTACCTGCGCCCGTTCGCCGTTTCCAATAGAAATAACCAAATATAGTTGCAGGAAGAAGAAATGCTCCATTAACCAGGGCGTTGGCAAAGAACCCTGCCCCAAAGGAAGCATAGGCTAGGAAGCCACAGAAAGCTGCCCCTAGTAGTTGAGATTCAGGTTTCTTAAACGAAACACCGAGTACGAATAGAATACCTACCATTGATAAAGTAGATACAAATAAATCAGCCCCAGAAATAACACACGCTAGAGCTACTAATAGGACAGCAAATGCTGCCCAAATCTTTTGAAACAAATCCATTACACGTTACCTTTATCTAGAATGTATGTAATCTCGCCCCAATCATAAAAACCATGACCGTTAGTAACATCCAGCACTACACCATACATATACTGGTGTGGCCCATAGCTACGTCTATCCCCTGTTTCTGTAGGATTACCTGCACGACGAATATCCGAGTTGTGAACTAGTACAAGCTTATTCTCGATTTCAGTCATGTAAGCTTCGATTTCTTCGATACTAGCCCCTGCTCGTATCATAAACTTAACTGTTTTAGCAACGTCTTTCATGCCCTTGATTTGACCTAGCTCAATACAAGTACCGAGTGCTGCTTCACGGGCTTCCATAACCACAATATCAGAATTCATGATACCATCAGTATCTGCACGAACAATTTTTTCTGCTAGACCATCATTCGAGTTGAGATTTTCTTTATCATTTATATCTTTATTATCTTGTGGTACGTATAATTCGTAACCTAGATTAAGTAAATCTCGTTTTTCTTCCGCTCGTTGAAGTTGAGCACCACGGTTTAGCATATCCCCTGCTAGATAGATTTGTTTCTTCATATTTACTCCACAAGAAAGGGAACGTCTAGCGTTCCCATTGTTTTCGTTTCTTAGATTGGCTTTTCCAACTACGCTGTACTGTTCTACTTGGGTAATCCCACCAAGACAAATCGTACATGTATACATCCGTCTGTCTGAACAAGCGGTTGGTAAAACCGTTTTCAATTGCAATATCATCGTCTTTAAGACGGCGATGCCAATTAACTCTTAGTTTGTGTCTGTGCCACATGTTTCTCTCCTTATAGTGACCGCAACAGGAGTTACGGTTTCAGGAAAGAAATCATTAAAGTAATAAAACATCTTCGAGCATCCTTATGAGTTCTCGTGGACTCCCTAGTGGTTACTAGGATATTAATTGGCGGAGAGAGTGAGATTTGAACTCACAGACCACGTTAGCAGCCGACTCCTTAGCAGGGAGCTCCCTTAACCAGTTCGGGCATCTCTCCAATTTGGCGCGCGATCAGGGACTCGAACCCCAGACCTTCACCTTCGTAGGGTGCTGCTTCTATCCATCTGAGCTAATCGCGCATTGTTAGTGGTGCGGGAAGCTGGAATTGAACCAGCGACACCAAGGTCTTCAACCAAGTGCTCTACCTACTGAGCTATTCCCGCTTTATTCTGTTTGTGACTCTGGAGTACGGTACATGACTTGATCATGTGTCTTCTCAACTTCTACTAGACGACCGGATTTCACAAGGCGTTGGCACTGAGAGCGCAACTTTTCTTGAGAACGCTTGTGACGGTTTACAACGAATGGTTTTTCAGACGCGAACTTTAGTAGGTTAGCTGTTTTCATATAGTATCTCCATGATATTTATAATTAGAATTGGTGGGCGGATGCTACGATCCCCTAGTTTTTATTACTTAGTTCGCCAACTACGATTCTAGTGCGAACACCGCCCAAGCACGGGGTTGTGCTATTGCAATATGGTGCCCCTTACTGGACTTGAACCAGTGACCCTCCTGTTATGAGCAGGACGCTCTAACCACTGAGCTAAAGGGACTTGGTACTCCCGACTGGACTCGAACCAGTGACCTAACGATTATCGGTCGTTTGCTCTACCAACTGAGCTACGGAAGTATTGTTGTACCTATGGAAGTGCGTTACTCCCGAGACTTATAAAGCTGTCACCCTTCACAACCTTTGTTTCTAGGCACAAGTATTTGGCAGAACTGGTAGGAGTCGAACCTACGTAGGCGGGTTTGGAATCCGCTTTGCAGCCACCTGCTCAGCCCTAAAAATCTTTACCACACAACGTACAGAAGTATTCGGGTTCGTTATTAACCATAACAGAACTACGAGCTTCTCTTGGATGGTCACAAGCTGTTTGTTGAATAGCTCGTAGACGTGCTCTTTCACTTTCTAGCTTTCTTTTTTGTTCTGCTAGAACTTTTGCTTTGAGGGTGAGGTCTTTTAACTCACCATCAACAATGTCAAGTTTTGTTTTAACTTCTACTGGATTCATAGAACCTCACGAGCAATTTTAGAAGCTACACCACCGTCATATTGACCTTGGTAGTTGAAGCGAAGAAACTTCATTACTTCACCAATGTTTTTGAAGTCACCAGTTTCGATAATGTTACGAAGCTGTTCGTCAGTTAATTGCTTAGGCAATAGAGACTCTAGAAATGCTGCTTCTAGGCCGTATGCTTTAGCCCCTGCTGAGTTCTTTCGCTGTACTTCTAGCTGCATGTTAGTTTTGGCGTTGTCTAGGTACTTACGAATAAGTGCCATACCATCAACTTCTTTACCAGTACGTGCTTGTTTGTCAAAGTCAGCAATAAGTGACTGCATTACTGCACGACCAACTTTGTTACCTGCTTTACGTACTTCAAGCAATTTAGCTTGCATTTCATCAAGTTGCATATCTTCATCCTTTGTTATTATGTTACCATTTTTAAGCAGGCTAGGGCATATATCCTAACTTTTATTGGCTGAACCGCTTAAAGATGGTACAGGATGTAGGACTTGAACCTACGACCCCTTCCTTGTAAGGGAAGTGCTCTACTCTACTGAGCTAATCCTGCAAAAATGATTAATGTTCTCTATACCCGACCTCATATTGGCTTATTCTCGGTCATAACTACAACTAGGTAGCTTTATGCTACAATGAAACTGGTTACTTGCAAATGCAGCGGTAAGTACATCCGTCGTTAGCGGTCTCCGGTGAGACATAGCACGTTCACAATAGAGTAATAAAATATTGGGTCTAGGGTGTATTAGCACATTCACCTAGGATTGTTACAAGCTACTTTCACCACATAGTTATATGTAACGTTTAGTACCCAAAAATGGCGGGGGATGCAGGACTTGAACCTGCGACCCTCGGAGTCAAATTCCGATGCTCTACCAACTGAGCTAATCCCCTATTGTTTATTTGACTACGGTTAAGAAAGCAGTTTTCTCTGCGGGTAAACAGTCTTTCGGTAAACCGCGTACAGCTACAGTTACATCTTTGTGTAACTCCTGCGGGTTTTGGACTGCTTGAAGCTCATATTCGGCATCATCAAAAGATACAACGCCAGTTTTGCCTGCTTTATTTTTAAAATAAATCATCTTCTTCTCCGTAAATAAATGGTGCTCCCTGTCCGATTCGAACGGACGACCTGCTCATTACAAGTGAGCTGCTCTCCCAACTGAGCTAAGGAAGCTTTGATTCGTTTCTCAACTTTATGTAACTATTATACGTTAAATCGTGATGTTTAGCAATTTAATATTTTCTGAATTAGGTCGTCACTCGGGGTCTCTTACACCCCCAGTCGGGACTCGAACCCCGTTACCAACTACTGTACCGTTGACCTTAGTGCTTTATATAGTAGATTCAGAAATTTGGAGCGTACAGAGGGAGTCGAACCCTATCCCGATTAAGGGCGCTAGCTTGGAAGGCTAGTGACCGACCGCTCAGTCTTCAGTACGCATTAATTAATCTGCCCTTCGGAGTTTCACCGCAGCCGCCCAGCATCAGGACTCATACGCATACAGAGGGGAACCCGAACCTCTGTGCTCTAATTGGCGGTAGGTGAGAGGGTCGAACTCTCAAGGCGTATCACTACACTCGACTGGGTTCAAACCAGTTTCCGTCGCCAGCTTTCGGATTGACCTACCTTAATTCTATATCTTTGACTAGCATAGCGGCTTTTTGCGTTATCTCGCTAGAGATAAGTAGCTTATACTTGTCTATTTCTGGAAAGTAAACAAATAAGAAGTCTTGGGCAGTATTATCAAAGTGCTTTACTTTGTTTGCTGTCTTATTTGTGCGTACAGATTTTAGTTGTACCTCCCAACCAGTGTCTGCTTTGTTGCGTCCTCTGGTGCTTTTTACTTGTACTTTCTTTACGATGCCGTCTTTCATTACTAAAAAGTCTACTGGCGAATTACCAGAGTCATCGCTAAATACATAATACCCTAGGGCTGCGAAATAAGCTTTTGCTTTCATTTCACCTATGTAGCCTTGGAATGTACTATCCATAACGTTCTCCCTTGTTTGGTACAGGAGGAGGGACTTGAACCCTCACGGTACAAAGACCACTGGAATCTAAATCCAGCGCGGCTACCAATTACGCCACTCCTGCATTGTAAATTATCTTTTGCACTGCCCCGTGAGCTGCCTTTCGTCACGGTCTATAGCTATGGGCTTGCTAGCAGTCAAAAGATAACTCTTTCGGAAGTGAGGGTTTAGATACGCTCCACAAGCCAGTTCCCACACTGGTCACTTCTACATATTCCACAGGGGTTTTTGGACTTAACCGAGTAAGGGGCAACCTTATCCGCCGCAGCTGATATAAGGAGCATTACTAAACATGTGATCCTAACCGCTTCTGCATATGCTAGACAGAATGCTGCACGGGATTTGCACGTCCCTTCTACAGACTACCCTATAGTGCAAAGAGTAGTGTCTCTCGTAAAATTGGTCGGGGAGGTAGGATTCGAACCTACGACCTCTCGCATCCAAAGCGAGCCGTCTGACCAGACTGACATTACACCCCGTTTATTTGGCGCGACCGATGGGACTTGAACCCACGTACTCCTCCGTGACAGGGAGGTTGCCTAAACCATCTCGCACACAGCCGCATAAATTGGCGGGGAATGTAGGATTTGAACCTACGACCAGCTGCTTAACAGGCAGCCACTCTGACCGCTGAGTTAATTCCCCTAAATTTGGTGGTTGAACTAGGACTTGAACCTAGATGCCCCTCTCGGTGGCTACGGATTTACAGTCCGCTGACTTACCAATTCGTCGCATTCAACCATGTTTGGTGCGGCTCTAGGTCGAGTCAGTTTTCTCCTAGAATTAATCTTATATCACACAAGTATAGTGGACTCAAACAACCGCATTGTTCTTGGTAGAGGCTGAGGGACTCGAACCCCCGTCTTACTCCGCATGAAGGAGTCGCTATAACCAACTCAGCCAAGCCTCTAGAAAATTGTGCGCATACTTTTAATTACCCTAACATTTCTAATTATGTCAGAAATAATCCAGGCTAGCGCGTACCTGTTTCATGAAAGTGGTGGAGAATATCGGACTCGAACCGATGACCTGAGCCTTGCAAAGACCCTGCTCTCCCAACTGAGCTAATTCCCCGAAATTTGGTACACCGGACGGGACTCGAACCCGCAAACTCCACCTTGAAAGGGTGACGACCAATCCATCTGTCTTCCGGTGTATGGTGCGCGTAGGTGGACTCGAACCACCGACCACCTGATTAAAAGTCAGATGCTCTAACCAACTGAGCTACACGCGCAATGTTTGGATGCGAGATGGGGATTCGAACCCCACGTTATCGAGCTTATGAAACTCGCAAGACGCCATTTCTCCATTCTCGCAATTATTTAGTCTCTGATACGAAATCCACGTTCAGCAATTTGTTTCGCTAATGATTTGGTACGACGTAATCCTAAACCGGATTTCTTACTAGCCATTGGAGCACTAGAACCGTAAGCCAAAGAGAACATTGCAATCTTTTGCATTTTACCACGTTTTGTCATATCTTCAATTCCTTATCAATTTATGGAACTATTATATCAAGTTTCAAAGCACTTAGCAAGACAATTTTTAATTTAAGTACCAAATGCTTTCAAAGTTGATGAAGAGGTTTTCTTCAAAGTAGATAATCATTATAGCAAGAAGTTAAGCAGAGAGCAATTCAATTTTTAATTTTTATGCTCTCTGCTAGTAACATTAAGCTACGTGAGCATTTTCCGCAGGATTGAACGAGAATACTCGGTCAGACTTACATGCCTTCAACATGTTGCGGAAGCTACCTTGAGCGTGTGCCATAGTATGAGTAACTACTTTACCACCGTTAGCTGCTGTGCGTACTCGTTTAGTACCTTTTACTTCTACAAGTTCGTTAGAATCTACAGAAGTAAGACCACGAGCGATGCGGCGAATAAGTTTTGCTTGTTTACCATTCATATTAGGTATCCTTATAATTAGTTAATAAAAGAGAGTTTTAAATCGGTCTAATTAAAGACCGAATTGAGCTGCCGTGTATTCAACCGCACGAGGGTGGTTTGAAACGTTGGTACCCTTAGCCAACAGGCCTAGGATTTTAGCAAGACCAGCACGACGTTGCTCAAGCATTTTAATACCGTATTCACCTGTCATTTTACGAGTACGGTCAGCCATCTTAATACCAATCATTTTAGAACGTTTAGCCATTTCTATTTCCTTCTTTTGTTTTCTTCAGAATATGTGTATATTATACGGAGTTTTTAGCAGTTGAGCAATTCAAGTTTAATCGTTTTTGCTCATTTCCCAGATTTTAATGTAAGTAGCAGACAAGTAACGTAGCTCGTGTTTACAGTCGTCTAGACCGTAATGAGGAATGCCTTGGAAATCTTGTCCAAATGCTTTCTTAATACCTGGAGCTAAATCCATCAATGTACGTGCATCACGCTCTGCCCAGAATTGCCAAGGCAAAGGAACTTGTGCTGTTTCAAATAATGAAATAGTTTTACCTAAATCGAATGTGATACCGTTACCCCATACCATAGGTTCTTTACTAAGACCTGTTTGTTCAGCCCATGTAGCTGATACTGTCTTAATAATATGACTTAGCTGAGCCATAGCCCCACCAATTTGCAGAGGTGCTGGTAAGTCATTTTTCTCACAATATTCAGCATCAGCAAGCAACATTTTGCGACGAGCATCTTCTGACTGCATTAGCCAAAATGATAACGTAGAAGCTGAAACTTCGCGCCCCAGAGCAACTTGAGAATCTACATCAATGTGGAACGTAGCTTCATGAAATACTTCACCAGAAAGAATATCAAATGCTACTGCTGATAGCTCAGGTACAATTGCATTCTGATTAGTTGCATATGTTTCTAGGTCAAATACCCAGTTCAAGTGGTGATGTGATACCGGACTCAATTCTAGTGAATCAGGGTCTACATTACCATAGAGCTGATGTGCAAGGATTAGTTGCGTTGCATCAACTCCTGGCTCGCCTACTGCGTGTGGACAAGCTGTGCCGATTTTATTCTCTGGCATATTTATCTCCTGTGTTAGTGAAACTTCTTTTATAAACGCTATCGCTTATAGAAGGAGTCTCAAGCTCCTTTGGCTCGACCATTCCTGGGTGCTCGAACCCGTCGTTTTCATCTTCAAACCATTCATCCATCAAGCTACGCGCGCTAGGGCGATGGTATTTGGTTCTGTCACGTTGGACAGTTGCTTTATTGAATGTGCGGCAATGTTTTGCCACGAAATTTTGTTGTGTCATTTCTTTACTCCATCACGGTATAGACGCCAGTGTTTCCACTTTTTGTTAATTTCTTTTCTAGACATATAGTCTCCTAAAAACGTAGGCAGGGTCAGGTCGAACCTTAACTTACTGTTATAAGCCTGCCAACTACTTTATTATTTGAAACGTGAGATGCGAGATTCTAGAATCTGCATATATTGTTCCATTATACCTGCCTGTTCTACTAACAGGTCTCGGTCTTGTTCTTCCATACCCTTGAAAGCAGGATTATGGTCGATGAACTGCCACAAAGCGTTCCACTTAGTTTTTAGCTCATCGAGCTCTGCAACCACTCGTTGCTCATGTGGTCGCATTATTTCTCCGCTTTAGGTAGCGGTGCGAAACGTGGAGCAGGTAGTACGTGACCTGCATCATCACGGTAAGCCTTGTTCACTTTGCGGAAGTTACCTTTCACGCGAGGTGCTTTGCGCTCAGTAAGCTTGCCTTTTGCTACTTGCTCATCATTAGGATGTAGCTTAGCGTGGCGGGCACGACGAGCTGCTTTATTTTTAGCAGTCTGTGCTACTTTGTGAGAACGACGAGCTTGTTTTTGAGCAGTAGTTAGATTCTTAGCCATGTTTTATTTCCTTCAATAGTTTATCAGCTTGTTCGTCTAGGTCTTCAGGATGGTTGTATCCAGACCAATTATCTACACCTTCATTTTCTAGGTGAATTAATAGTATATTTGAGTGAAGTAAGTCCCATAATAGGGACTCATCTACAAGTACTTTAGCCATTACGCTACAGTAATCCACTGAGCAGGCATTGCTTTTTTACCCTGCTTAGTCTTAATGACTGTTGGGCGCTTATGTAGGCGTACTGAATAAACATCGCCTTCCGCAGAACGAACACGACCATCTTCATAGACAGCGTTCACTTCTGAACGTTGTTCTTTACCTTTCGGCATAGAACGGAAAACTGGTTTACCTTTACGGTCAACACCTGACTGGTATTTACCGATTAGAAGTGAGTCACCAGCTACAGGTTTTAGGATTTCTTTTTGTTCTGTCATATTGTTTTCCTTCTTTTCAAACTATGCGAATATTATATAAAATTTTTCAGTGTTTAGCAATTAGATTTTTAATCTAACACGTTAAGTTGGAGCTTCTTAGTAATTGGTTTTGCTCCCTCTTCGTCTGAGAGGAAGAAATGGACTACCATGTTATTGAGGTCGAACTCAACAAACGGGATTTCTTTTACACCAAGCATTGTTGCGTATGGCGCTGTTAAAACTACTTGTTCAAAGTACAGATAGGCTGTATCAACCGCATCCCAACCTTCCCAAGTTTTACAAACAACCGCTTCGAAACCAGTGGCTACTACAGGCTCTTTACTCATTCTTTCCATTTCAATCTCCGTTTCTCAACTTTATGGAACTATTATACGTTGTTTTTCAGCCTTTAGCAATTAAGTTTTTAACGAATCTTAGGCTGATCTAGTAAGTTTTTTAAGGAATTAAAAAACTTCTCACGAAGCTCTTTATCTTCTTTGGGCTCATCTCCTGGACGCCCTAGGTAGTTTTGAGTCATGGCTCTAAGCCAGTAAGCTTCATGCTCTGTCATTTCTAATGTGACAGTTACTTCCTGTCGTAGGGTTGCTTTCGGCATATTTTATTGCTCCAAAACTAGTTCATGGTCAAAGAAGTAGTGAACTTTATCACTATCAATAGGTATACCTTTATGTACCTTTAAGTCACCTAGACCTTCGATTGTTTTGTACACAAACACAGGGTCGCCCTTCTGGAACTCACCGAAAGGGACTTTAGCTGTGTATACAGTGTAACGGACATTCGCGGTGTATACAGTGCAATGGGTTTTTGGTTGAATATCTTCTGGTAAAATCATTTTTAATCTCCGTTTCTCAACTTTATGGAACTATTATACGTTGTTTTTTAGTCTTTAGCAATTAGGTTTTTAATTTTCTTGCCTAGAGGCTTGATGTAAAAGCCTACTGGGTCAGTTTGAGTGGTGAAGTATAGACGACCTATATGCCCCCAACCATCCATAGTTACTGTATAGCCTTCTGGCAACTTTCTCAGCCATGCCAAACGCCAGAATATTAGGAAGTTAATATTCCAAGTAAAATTACTCATTTCATCACCACATTTTCGAGTTCCCACTCGTCTATTGCACAGTTACACAAGGTATCTGCCAACTCGTTACCTTCATCACCAGAGTGACCTTTAACTTTTGTCATGGTGACATCAATTTTTTGAGAAATATTATATAATGTCTTCCAAAGTTCTAGATTCTTAACTGGAGTTCCACCTGCTGTTACCCAGCCTTTCTTAACCCAACCATGCATCCATGTCTTATAACCTTGGCAAGCATAGTTAGAGTCGGTTAGGATTTCTACTTCGGTTAGGTTGGCACGAATCGCCCATTCTAACGCTTTAACAATGGCTGTAAGTTCAGCCTCATTGTTTGTAGTGTGTGGCATAGCAGCACTTTTAGTACCTTTCTTAGCCCAGCCTTCAAAAACAGCGAAAGCCCAAGCACCTACCCCAGGGTTGCCACGACATGCTCCATCAGTGTAAATTTTTAGCATTCTTTACTCCAATAATATTGATAATAAGTAAGCCATTTTTCGGTAACGGCTTACCTGTTTTTAGATGTGTGGTTTGGTGCACATAAGGAATACCACGCACTGCTAGCCAATCACACATTTCTTCTATTTCTTCTGATGTAGCAGATGCTAGACCTACACCACATTGAAGCTTTGGATTCTCTATTAATTTATCCTTCAGTGCGTCCATTAAGTTCCTCTCGAATCTTCATTAATAGTTTGCCTAAGTGGTTGTGTCCGTGACCAGTTTTATCACTAACACCCCAAAAACCGTCGCCCCACCAGTTACCTTCAATAAGTTCGGCATCTTTTGTGCCCATTATTAAAGCGGCAGCTAGGTATGGGTCTTCGAATTTAGCACGAAGAGCTATTTCCATATACTTTAGCTTATCTTTATGGAAGTTTGGTGTCTTGATTGCATTAAACTTCCAGTAGTTCTTAGACTGGTTTGGTGGAAGTTTGGCAATTAACTTTCGCTCTCGTCTTTCCGGCGTTTTGAACGCTTGATACAAGTTTTCACTAGAAGGATAAGTAATGCCGTCATGCTCAATCACCACTGGAAACATATTAGAGAGGAACGCATGTTCCCCTCTAAAGCTATCAATTACTTTCATTGCTCTTCTCCCAAACACGGTTAGCTAAGTCTTCTGCGTATGCTCTTAGTTCTAGCTCAGATTCTACGTATACATATAGGAGGTAACGACCAATACCGCTAGGGTTTGTGATAGATAGCTCAAATACACATCCACGATTAAAACCTGCTGAGTATAGGCGGGATAGAATATCGTCATTAGCCATATTATCTTCGTAACACTCATCTAGAATATCCGCCAATTGCTTGGTTTTGTCAGTAATGACAATTTGATTTTGGCAACCATCTAAATCGCGATTTAGGTCGTCTACTTCGCTATCCATACGTCCAGTAAATAGAGAACCCATATGGTACATTTTCTCAATAAGAATTTGGTTATTTTCGCAAAATTCGTAGTCTAAAAACATATTTAATCTCCGTTTTCAATTTATGAGATAATTATACGGAAATTCGCTCACAAAAGCAAATGAATTTTCGAATAAAAAAGGAGGGCTTACGCCGCTCCTAAGTAAATGATATTTTGGTTGCTACTTCCACGGAATTTAAGACCTGCATCATACAAGTCTTTCTCAAACTTACCATCTACTAGAACATCAATGTAGTCTAGTATAGCACAAAACCGACCCTGTTTTACTTGCTCTAGTGTGTAACCGGTATAAAGCCAAATATCCTTAGTTGGACATTCCTTTCTAACTCGCTTACACAAGCGTAAAACCGATGCAAAATTCCGTTTATGAAGTGGATCTCCTCCGGATAGAGTTAATCCTCTACGTTTGATACGAGTATCCTGCAAATCTTTAATAATTTGGTCTTCTAGTTCTTGAGTAAATTCATGCCCGCTATTAGGATTCCAGGCTGCTTCATTATAGCAGCCATTACAACCGTGTGAGCACCCAGACACGAAGAGGACGCATCGCGTCCCCTCTCCATTTACTACGTCTGTTGGGTAGTACTGCATGTAATTCATATTAGCCCTCACAAGCTACACATTCACCTTTAGATGCTTGAACACCTGCCATAGTGCGCATGTAGTATAGTTGTTTAATATTTTCGTTAGTAAATGCTTCTTGGTGTACTTCTAGGATGTATTCTTCATCTTCGTCAGCATCGAAGAATAAGTTTAGAGACTGACCTTGACAGATACGTGGTTGACGAGCTGCTGCTAAACGAATAATAGCTTTCTGGTCAATTTCATATGCTGTACGGAATACCATTTTCTCATGGTCTGATAACCAATCCAAATGTTGTACAGAACCTAGCTTATCGTTAATAGATTTGATAAGTTCACGGTCTACTTCTACACCTTTCTCTTTACAGAATTTCAAGAATGATGGGTTAAGACGAGTTAACTCACCAGCAGCACTTGGTTGTACATAGCTGTTGCCTGGTAGTGGTTCGATACCCTGAGATACACCACCACATACTAGAGCACTAGAAGTATTTGGAGCAACTGCTAATCTATGGGTATTACGAACACCATAGCCCTTACACCATTCTGGTTCTCCCATAACTTCAGCCATCCACTTAGATGCACGTAGTGCTTCATTGGACATATGAGTAAAGATCTCTAGGTTCTTCATATGAGCTTCGAAAGTCTCGAAAGCAATCATATTATCTTGTAGGTAAGTATGGAAACCTAAACCACCTAGACCTAATGCGCGAGATTTTTCGGTGAAACGAATAGCTTTCTCTAGTCCTGGAATACCTCGTGCTTGTTCAATAAATTCCTGAGCAACACAATCCAAGAATACTGTAGCTACGAATACTGCATCAGTATCTTTCCACTCATCATAACGTGCTAGGTTCATAGAACTTAGTACACATGTAAATGTATGGTCTGGGTCACTGAATAGGTTGATTTCAGTACACAAGTTACTTGCACGTACATCTAGGCCTAGATCTTTATACATTTGTGGAGACTGGCGATTAACCTTATCAGGGAAGAAGTAGTAGCCTTTACCTGTAATCAGCTTAGTGTGCAGAGACTTAGCTAGACGATCGATTGCATCTTCATTACCAGCTTCTAGTTTTCTTACGAACTCATCCGAGATATTCCAACCTAGGTTAAGGTCATCTGGATAGTTCTTCAGATAGGTAACAACCTCATAGAAGTCACCGTGATCCATTGGAAGATAACCTGCCCAAGCACCACGACGTGTAGCACCTTGAGCCACATCACGCATACATTGTACATAATCTTCGATTACAGGCATAACACCTGCTGCTGTACCACCAATTGAAATACTAGCTCCACGAGGACGAATATCACCAAGATAGCCCGATGTACCAAAACCATTCTTAGTTAGCATTGCTGTTTCATGTAATGTGTCGTAGAAACCATGAATAGAGTCGTCAATATACCCACCAGAACAACTAACAGGCATACCTTTATTTGTACCCATATTTGCTAATACAGGAGTTGATGCTGCTAACCAACCCCTCCAAAATAATTCGAAGAAACGCTCTTCCCACTGTTCTTGTCTGGACGGCATGTGTTTTGCTGCTGTTGCTGCGATAGTACGATAACGATCCCATACTGTCTCACCAGCTAGATATTTTTGTTTTAATAGCTGAAAGCCCGCAGTAGTCATCCACTCAGGAATAGTACCGTTTGCTTGACCTTCTTTTCGTTCAGCACCTAATTTTTCGTAAATACTTGACATTATGCTTTCACCTTCCATCTTAGTCGTGATTCATCCCAATCACGGTTATATTCTGAGCCTGTACCTGTAAAGAAATCGTGGAATTTCAGTGCGTTAATATTGTCGTAGAACCACTCTGCAATTGGGTTATTACCAATTTCAAAGATTGGAGCAATACGTAAATGACCTAGACATAGGTTAATACGAGATTTAACGAAAGTTTTAAGGTCTTCTGCATGGAAGCCTTCAATTTCGCCTTTTTCGAACATCATATCAATAATACGTGCCTCGTGTTCGTATACTTGACGACCTGCACTTTGTAGTCGCTTAGCTACTTTATTGAATTTTGAGAATGTAAGCTCACCTCCACGCTCCAATTCACGGCGTAAAGTATTGAATGCCCAAGCACCCCCTTCGCAGTGTAGGTTTTCATCTCGTACTGAGAAGTTAATGCCACGAACAATGTTTAATATTTTGTTCTTACCTTGTGCTTGGAAGTGTTTTAGGTATGCGAATGCACTATACAGTACAGCACCTTCAATCATACTAAATGCACCGACAGATACTAGATCATCTGGGTCACAAACCAGAGACTCTACAAACTCCATACGAGACTTCAGGATTGGATCGTCTACATAACTAGTGTAGAATTCGTCCGTATTTAGCATCAGAGCTTCATTAATCTTGTTGTAGAAAGGTGCATGAATATTGATTTCAGCAAACGAGAACGAATTACCCATCTGACGGAAGTCATGACGAGGGAACATACGCTTAAATCGTCCGCCCCAATATTCATTACCTAATACTAGCTCATACAGAGTAAATAGTTTCAAGGTGGTAATAACACCATGAGACTCTGCTGGGGTCATATTAACGCGAATATCTTGAATGTCTTTTTCTACATTGATTTCGTGGTGGAACCAAATAACTGAATTTTGGGCATCTGCGAATGCAACTGCCTCTGGATAATCGAAGGTATAGGCTTCTTTAAATGTCTGACAACGTACCGGCATTATAAAGTCTCCAAGTAGCGCATAATCTCCAGTGATTCTAACATTACTGTATCATCATCCAATAGTAAAGCTGGAATCTGTGTGATTCTATGTTTTGATGCTAATTCGAATGAGTGGTCAATATCCACTAGTTGCACATCCAGTCCTTTTTCTTTTATTAGCTCTTTTACTGGTTGGCAGTACTTACACCATGATGCCATAAATAATTTCATATTCTTTCTCCTAGGGTTAAAAAGAGGGCAATTGCCCTCTAAAGATGTTTTACACGTTTAGTCATTTCTGACTGTTTACCTGCATTGAATGGACGAGTACCAGGATTACCTAGGTAGCCACACACTCGTCTGGTGACAGAGCATTTCTCTGGGTCGTGGTTTCCGCAGTTAGGACACTCAAAACCTTTGCTTGTACAATTGAACTCACCTTTGAATCCGCAGCTATAGCATTCATCAATTGGTGTGTTGGTGCCGTAGTATGGGACTTTGGTGTAGGCGTAATCCCACACATTTTCGAGTGCTTCAATATTGTGGCGCATATTAGGGAATTCCCCGTAGCAGATATGACCACCGGAGCTGTATGGGATGAATTGCGCTTCAAAGTCGATTTTATCATACGGGTTTACCTTCTTCAGTACGTCTAAGTGGAATGAGTTTGTTAAGTAACCTTTGTCAGTTACTCCTTCGAACTCCCCATACTCACGAACAATAGCTTTACAGAATCGGTTACATAAAGATTCGCTAGGAGTGGCATAGATTGAATAACCAACACCTTCCGCTTCTTTCCATTCTTTAGCTTTCTTGTCAAGGAACTTGACAATATCTAGAACGAACTGTTGCTTTTCAGGCTCATCATACGTGTGAATTACACTACCGAGCATTGCATTAGCTGCCTCTTCCAGGCCAATATAGCCTAAAGAGATGCTAGCTCCGCGCTTCAACAGGTGTGGAAGAACGTACTCTTCTGGATCTAGGTGTAAGCCTAGCGCTCCTTCCATATACATAATCGGCGCGGATTTAGCTTTTACGGTTGACAGGCGTTCTAAACGGTATTGTAGAGCACGATGAGCAATCTCACAGTAATTATCTAGCAATGTCCAGAACTTATCATAGTCTAGCTGAGCTTCTAGCGCAATCTTAGGAATGTTCAGAGAAACCACACCAAGGTTATTACGACCTGCATATGTTTCTTTACCGTCTTCATCATACCAAGTAGACAAGAATGAGCGACAGCCCATAGGTGCTTTATATCCGCCTGTAATTTCAACAGTCTTATCGTAGTTAAGTATGTCTGGATACATGCGAACAGTAGCACATTCTAATGCAAGCTGCTTAATATCGTAGTTAGGGTCTTCTGGCTTCAGGTTTACCCCATCTTTGAGACCAAATACTAGCTTAGGGAATACCGGAGTAGTACCTTCTTTACCTAGACCAGCAATACGATTCTGTAGAATACCTTTCTGAACTAGTTTAGCTTCCCAAGAAGTACCTAGACCGAATCCAAATGTCAAGAACGGAGTCTGACCATTAGTTGAGTAAATAGTATTTACTTGGTATTCTAGAGTCTGACAAGCATCGAATACGTCTTTTTCAGTCTTTTCTTTAGCTAATTCAATTACTTTGCTAGAGTCTTCACCACCAAAGTATCCTGCTAGTTCGCTCATTAGACGAATGTTTTTCTCATAAGTCTTAGTTACGTAAGGTGCTAGGACTTCGTCCAGACGATCAAAGCTAGTACCGCCATACTGTGAACTTGCTACCGCTGCTGCGATTTGAGACACAACTGTGGCTGCTGTTTGAATAGACTTAGGCTGTTCAATACGAGCATTACCCATTTTAAACCCGTTAGACAACATACCTTCCAAATCTACTAGACAGCAGTTAGTCATACCCATCATAGGGAAGTAGTCTAGGTCGTGGAAGTGTATATTACCTGCGATATGCTCTTGTGCAACTTCTCGTGGTAATAGGTAATTCAATGCGTAGTGGCGAGAAATCTCACCCGCCAATAGGTCACGCTGGACATGGAATACGGTTGATTCCTTATTTGCATTTTCATGCAGAATATCAGGGTTAGTTTGGTCTACCAAACCAACAATATTTTTGTGCAGGTCACTTTCTAAATCTCGCGCCTGCTGGCGATCATGACGGTACTCGATGTATTTACGTGCTACATCTTTCCAACAACTAGACATAAGGACGTTTTCAACCAAAGTTTCAATCTCGTATACGGTTGCTTCTTCCTTGCCCTGCTCTTGCAGGTTATGAATGACTAGTTGAGTAGCGTCATTTGCAATTTGACTGGCTTCTTCATACTCACAATCAGCATCACTAGCAGACATAAAGACTGCCTCATAAATCTTGTGCAGGTTGAAAGCCTGTCGTGTATTATCTCTTTTAATTACAATCATACTTCTCCTCCGAGGGACGGAAATGTCATTTAAAATTCCCAAACTGGACATATATTATAGCAAAATACTTGATCTATATCAAATAAAATTTTAAAGTTTCTGCTATGAGTTTTGTTGTAAAATTTAAGTTGACAAGTTTCCCTAAAATATGGTAATTGACATCATACTTATATTATGGGCGAACGAGTTTGGCAGTAAAACAAAAATGTATTTGCCAAACTGCCCCAATTTGTCATATAATGTATGCAGTTTCAGAAATGTAGGAAAGTTTTAATGAATATGCAGGATAAAGTACGTTATTTGACGGAGATATTAGAACACCTGGTATCTCACGTCTCGGTTACAGCGGTAGAACCTAACGGTCGCCCACATAATATCCGTCAGTGCAATCTACAGGAGAAAGTAGACTTACTGGCAGAGTTCCCCGAAATAAAAGTTAGTGCAGAAGTCTATTATGATGGAAAAGTACATGATGTGCATCACATCGTTCGCCCTAATAATTATAAGCACTTCGTGACTGGCCAAGGCAAACAAATCGCTAAAGAGTTAAAGATGGAACTCGGTTGTAGTATGCTTGGAATCAGTTAGCATGTAACATCTAAAGTTTTTGATTTGACATTGTTAACCAAATGTTATAAAATATGTGTATTGATTCGAAAGAGTCGATTTCCATATTACGCTTCTCCTGGGGTAGTGCCCTCTACCCCGTTATCTTTATGGGCATTCTATGAGTGTCTATAAACATAACTCGCACTGCGTGTGACGCTCAAGCACGTAGGTACACACCCGAATCTAAAAGATGAAACGCTAGTTTTACTAGTACCCTGAGAATGGAAGTAACCGGCAATGTAGTGTCTGTCAAAGATAGGGTTATAAATTGTACAGTGGAGTAGAGGTAGTGACCTAGCCCAGGATCCTCTTGTGGTAGGCAACAGTCATGAAACTACAAAGCTCGGCGTAAGAGTGAACTATTATTGGAACTAAGCGTCTATGGTGTAATCAGGGGAGAGCTGGCTATAGACAACTTGCCGCCATCAAAGGATTGGTGGATGCCGTGAGCCAGGCTAGCAGTGTGTCCTGCATAGGAGCGGGGAATCGCCACTCACATAGATAAGTCCCATTTGAGCCCTTCGTAGTGTTGAAACGCTGAGATACGTAGCTATAAGTTAGGGTAGGTGGATTACTGTCGGCATTAGCATGTAAAAGTAATAAGCACTATAAACAAAATGTTCAACCAACATGGGAGATATTTAATGCTAACGTTTATCGAAGGCGTATTTAAGCCTTACTTTTCAGGTCTGGAGTATATTCAACCTGACCCGAATGCGAAAGTTCGTTTAGCAAAAGTTTTTGACAAAGATGGTAAATCTAAAGACCCTGCTATGCCTAAATTCTTTAACGTAATAGAGTCAGTTAATCCCAACTCACTAGAACAAGTACATAAGCTAATTTCTGAGTATCAAAGAAATCCGGAGATTGCTCTTGTACGTGCAACACCAGTGTCTAGTATCCGAAATATACGACGAAACGCCGAGACGTTCAATTGCTCGGTTCGTTCGCGTATAATTCACATGGATATTGATGGTATCGAGGCTCCTAGAGCCAATATGACCATAGAAGAACAAGGGCGATGGTGCGTAGAACTATTGAATGAGTTAGAGCCAGAAATGTTTCCAAAAACAGCAGCTTACATAGCGAAAGCTAGTGGTAGTGCCGGAATTAAGCCTGGCATCCGTTTGCACATGTATATGCAAGCAACTAGGGCAGTATCTAATGCACAGCTAAAATGGTTAGCCTATCAGATTAACCGTAAATGTAAGGAATTACACGATTTTGAGCTTTTAGATACGTCTGTCTATGATAAAGTGCACTTGATGTATACTGCTGCTCCAGTTTTTGAGAATCCTGAATTAGACCCTTTCAAGGATAAAGAAAGGGCGGTTTTGGTCGGCGGGGATAAGGTGGATTTACTAGAAACTATGCCAGAGTACCAAGGTATGGCATCTTATACCTTGAAGAAAGAACACTTCGGATATATTATGGATATTGAAGGATTCCATGATTATCCTAGTAAAGATTTTGAAAAGCGTATTGAAAACCTAAAAACGGCAAAGGATAACGTGTTCATGCGACACAGTATCTCTGTTTATGCAGCAGCCGTAGAACAAGGTGTAGATATTAATTGGCTAGATGAACAGGTTCGTAATATCCTCAAAGGGTATAATGGTTTGAAACGTGAACCAGAAGCCTATATCAATAACGCTAAGGAAGCAGCACTTAAAATAGTTCTATCTCGTAGTTTACGTAAAGTAAAAGGCGATGTTAATGTTTCAACTGACCCTACAGCTCCATGTATGTTGCCTGTAAAGGATATTGAAACAGATAGTAACGTAAATGATAGGTTTTTGAAAATTAACCATTTACCTCCAGAGGATAGTTTGACATTTGTTAAAGCTAGTTTGGGTACAGGTAAAACAACTACAGTACAGACATGGTTGTCTAGTGGGTTGTTTGATGGTCGTTTTCTATCTATTACTAACACCGTATCTCTAGTAGAGGGTAACGCTAAGAAACTTGAGTCTGGATGTTATAATAAACTGAAAGATTACACCGAGTTCCGTGATGGTAAGATTAATCGTATGTCTACTACTATCCACTCTTTGCATCGCTTCTACGATACAATCAATCAAAAAGGTTTAGGCATGGTCTTTATAGATGAGTGTGATGCTGTGATGAATGATATTCTATTCAGTGATCTTATCAAAGAAAAAGACAAATGTATTAAGACCCTAAAACTAATCTTGCAAGAAGCTAAGTATGTTGTACTGTCGGATGGTGATATTTCACCGGAAACTATTGAAGCGTATGCTAGGCTATGTGACCCTGTAAAACCAGTAATGATTTATCAGCATGACAGAAAGATGCTAGCTAACGCTAAAGCTATCGAACTGTTCGATGAAGCATCTGTTTGGGCTGCTATGCAGGGCGCGTTAGAGATTGGTGAAAAATGCTTACTAGTATCGGACTGCTCACCAGATGAGCTTAACGAGAAAGGTATAGCCTTACGGAGTGTAACTGCTGCTAATATCAAAGAAATCCACAAAAACTCTACCAAAGATGCAGATATCAAAGAAATTCTCACGTATGGAAACCCTTCTCTACAACAACAGAGAGTCGATGGTCTTCTATGCAGCCCCTCTGTTACTAGTGGGGTGGACTTTAGCTATTTTGATACTGTCTTTCTAATAACTCGTGATTCGGGTATCCACTCCCCAAACCTGCGCTTCCAGGCACTTAGACGTGACCGTGGAGCTAAAACTATATACTACTATACCGCTCCACAGACGGAAGGGTTTAAAGCAGGCGCAGATAAGTATGAAGAATCACTTGGCTGGCTACAACGTTGTCGTAAAATCTTTGCTAAACGACGAGAAGAAGAATGTACAAAGTATAAATCAACCTTCCGTATGTTATTACGTGACCAAGGTTGTCGAATCTCCCTAGACCCTAGTAAATGGGGTAACATTGAATCAGCTAACGCAGAATACCATGAAGAACGTGTGAACGCGATTCTATCAGCAACACCTAGTTTCCAGTTACAGCGTCACAACGATGCTTGGGAAGTGAAACAGTTTATTACACGTTATTACGATGATGTGGATGACCTAGGTGATGTTACAGAAGAAATGGTGGAACGTTGGTTGAAAGAGAAGCCCCATGACCGTGCGGCATTCTTCCATAAAGTACATAAACGTTTCTGGAAGATTATCAAATCATGTACCCACAACTTTGAGCCCTTTGTTCAGCATTTGAAACAGTTCCCTAGTGACTGGTATCAATGCACGGGTCTAGATGTTCGTACAGAACCTTGGCGTATTAAACGATACTTTAAAATGATGGGTATTGAAGAGCCTGGTGAGTTTGATAACATTATTAGCTGGTATCGTACTTACTGTAAAATCGAGGGCATTCAGATTCCTACTGAGTTTATGACTGAGTTTGAGCTGTCAATGCTAGGAGATAAAGACGTATTGTTACTGTAAAGGAGTGTAAAGATGTTATGTAGAGTAGTGCCACCAATAGTGGCACGTAGACCTTGGATACTAGACTTCCCTAAACCTGTAAAAACTACAACCAGACCTCAGATATATTATAAAAAACTAGAAAGAAGAATCTCAGAAAGACTAGCACAAGAATTGGAGGAAAAATGGATACTAGAGAGTGGTTCGAAAAACAGGGATATTTAGGAAAGTCTGGAAATATAAGATGTACGGTACTCCCAGAGATTAAATTAGCCTGGTTTTTACTACGAGCAAAAGAAAAACACGGCAGTCGGTACGATTATTCTTTAGTTGAAGACGTATCTAATAGTAAAAATAGGGTGGATATAATATGCCCTGATCATGGGGTGTTTACACAAGTAGCCTCTAAACACTGTACTGGTCGGGGCTGCCCAAAATGTGGGGGTAGTCAAAGGCTATCAACAAAAGACTTTATACTGAAAGCAGTGCAAGTACATGCCGACAAGTATAGCTACAATAATGTAGTATATAAAAATAATAACACAAAGGTACATATTAGTTGTCCAGTACACGGAGACTTCCTCCAAACTCCTGCGATGCACCTAACTGGGCAAGGGTGCCCTAAATGTGCAAATAACATAAAGTTAGGTAAGCAGAGGTTTGTTCAGAGAGCTAGAACTATCTTCTCTGATAAATACAACTACGATAATGTAGTGTATAAAAACGTAGATACAAAAGTTAGAATAACTTGCCTAGAGCACGGAGAATTTAAGCAAACTCCAAAGTTACATCTTAGAGGTTTTGGGTGCCCTAGTTGTGGTAAATACCCCTATGATATATTATATCTATGGAACTTAGTTGGTACCGATATGTACAAAATAGGTGTTACTACCTCACATCTAGGCATAAATAGAATTAAAAAATGTGCCAAACAGTGGAATGTAGAGTATAATATATTAATATATAGAAACATAAAACAACCAGTAACGTTAGAAACAGAGATACTACATAAGTTTTATAATAACAAGGTGCGATTAGAGGGTGACGGTGGCACTGAAGTCTTACAACTTTCAGATAAAGAATTGCGAGAGGTAATATTATCGTGTGGAAGATATTAATATTCAACGTAATAGTAGGTATTCTTTGTGCTGCTGCCTATAATTACTCGCAACACGGAGATATTGGATTAGATTGGTCTTTTTTAGAGCAAGAGATTCATCAAATTGAAAATTAATTTGCAAAGTTACAGGGAAGTACGTATAATAACTTTAGAAATTGAGAACAAAGGAGATTAACCATGTCACGTAAAATACTATGTGCTGGATGTAATAAAGCAGCCATAATTATCAATGATGGCGCAGTAGCTAAAGGTACAGTTGTTCGTTGCCGTAAATGTGAAGAAAATTTACAAAAACAATTGCAGAACTTGTCATTCCTTGCTAAAATGTATGAAAATAAAAAAGCAAATCCTTTAGGTGATTTATTTGGTAAGAATGGGTTTGGTATATGATAAAGTTCTGTGACTACTGTTATGAAGAAACTGAGCATGATGTAATCTACGAACCACCATCTTTATGGATTCACGCAGTGCTTACTATTGTAACTCTTGGCGTGTATTTACCATTCTATATCTTATTCACTTTATTTAACTGGAATAAGATAACTAACTCGTGCCCATACTGCTCTCAGTGTGGTCGTTCAAACTATTAGGAGCTAATTATGGCTAGACGTCAACGTGCGGATATTACTGATGAACAATTCAAACAAGCTATTGCTTGGTTAGATAATGGTGGTACTAAGAAAGGTGCTTGTGAGATTCTAGGTGTTGGTAATAACAAAACTATGGAATCACGTATCCAAGAATGGAAAGATAATCAAGCTACCTCTGCTCGTTTGCGTAAAGAGAAGCGTAAACAGGCTTGTACTCCACAAGAGCTTGTTAATATGATTGAAGATTACTTTGATGGTTCTTCTTTTGATGAACTATCAAAACGCTTCTATCGTTCTACAGCATACATTAAACACAAATTAGAACTAGCAGGCGCTCTTATTCGTGACCGTGGTGAGCGTAACATTCTTAATCCTCCACTGTTGCCAGAAGAATGTGTTCTTTTAGACCCTGACTTCCGTTGTCGTGAGCGTGTAAGTTTTGAGGCCGCTTCTCTAGCTGAGTTTGAAGCACAAAAGAAACGTATCATGTCAGAAAAAGGCTGGAAACAGTCGGATGTTATTGATGTACGTACTCAAGCAGGTAAGTGGGAACCACATTGTGCTCTTGACCATAAAGGTGAAGTAGTTTGGCTACCTGGATACCAATGCCTTGCGGAAGTTATTAATGAGATTCCTAGCAAACAAGGTAAAGCTTACAAACTGTACCTACTAGACCCTGACCGTCACCAGTATGTTAACATTATGTACTGGGATATTGGTTCTCTACGTCACCTAGAATTGCTAGGTGTAAATATCTCTAGTCGTGGTACGTTCTTAAACGGCACATCTTGTGTCGAACTACTAAACAAAGCCTTACTAGCAGCACGTAAAAGTAAGTAAAAATTGAATTGCTAATCTGCTAAAAACTATATATAATATAATCTTAAAGTTAAACAAAACCAAAAGGAAACAATATTTATGACTACACCAAAGTGGACTGATGAACTACGTAACGAAGCTGTTGAAATGTACCTTGAGCGTATCGCTGAGTATGATGAAGCAGACCGAGCTGCAAACTCTACAGAAGTATGTAAAGGCATTGCAGATGAGCTAGGCTTCTCAGTTAACTCTGTTCGTGCTATTCTACAACGTGCAACTGACGAAGAAGGCAACCAAGTTTATGTAAAAGCAACTAAAGCTCCAAAAGCTAAAGCAGCATCAACTGGCGGTAAGAAAATGTCTAAAGCCGATGCTCAAGCAGAGCTAGTATCAGCACTTCAAGATGGTGGCGCAGAAGTAAACGATGAACTCATGGAAGTTATCGAAAAGCTTACTGGTAAAGCTGCTCAAGCACTAGCAGGTGCAATCCGTACTATGGGCGACGAGTAATCGTCCCCTCTCTTCTAAATTAACATAGGATAGTTGCTATGAAATTAAATCATATTCTTGAACAGGCGGAAAAACACGGTGATTTCTATATGTATTACCGTAAAAATACTGGCAAAGGTACAACTTACCTAGTTGGTACTAGCGATTTCGACAATAAATACATCCAAGCAAAACAGGCTACTGGTAAAGCAGGTGTTACAGCACATGTATCATTAGAGCTATTGCAAGCACAAGCTAATAAACAGGATAACGTTTTAGTCTTTAGTTGGACTAACGATAAGTTCCGTATTTTAAGTGCTAAAGATGTTCGTCGTATGTCTCCGTTAGCAGCGGAGTTACGCAATGGACGTAACCGATAATTACAATGGACATGATGACCTCTTAGATGAGGTCATCTATGAAAGCTATGAAAAGGACATACAGATTCGCCTTACAGTCTCAGAATTTAGAGGAAATCTGTACCTTGGTATGCGAAAGTGGGTGATAGACATAGACGACTCATGGATGCCAACTAAACAAGGATTTACCTTCCCTTATAATCTAAATACTACAAGTGCGCTATTCGGGGCGTTAACTAAGATTCTAAGTAAGGGCGAAGTGTTACATGAAGTTTTAGATAAACTTAACTATGAGCCGAGTCGTAAATGATTCGGCTTTTTTATTTTCTAGGAGAAAATATGAATGTAAATTCCACTACTATTGGAGCCACAAATGGCGCAATAAGAATCTTCATAGACAATGAAGAAATTTATGGTGTTATAAACCTTAATACTACAGAAAAGTATATAGAACGCTACGTAAAAGATGACAAAGGTCATTTTATTGTAGACGGTGGTGAACTACGTGCCGAATGTGTACCATTTGATACTGCTCGCGTAGAGTTCGACAATGTTGTTATAGAGGTGAACTAATGAATAAATTTAAATGCGTAGCATCCTCTATACGGCCAGATAGAAATGGTAACGCTTTTACACTAGAATCTATCAAAAAGTTCGAAAACTTAGAAAAACCTATTTTAGTAAACTATGACCAAAGTAGGGTAGTAGGCAGAGTAACAGATGCTGAAGTAGTAGACGGTAAATTAATTGTGTCTGGAGAGTTAGTTGTAGATATTACTGACTTATTTGTAGCACCGTCCTTCCGCTCTATAGATGCATACGTAGAACCCGACTCTGATACACTAGTACATACCAATATTGAAGTAATGAGCTATGGCCTAACCACCTCGCACTCAGACTATGAAGCAACCCCAGTAGAGTTTTTAAAGGAAGACTAATGAAATATAGTAAACCAAAATCAATCGCAGAACGTCAACAATCATTCCACCAACGAGCTAAACGAGCAGCGGATGATCTAGCAGAAGAAAAGTCACATATCTTAATGCTAGAAGAAGGCGAGGACTATGAGACTATGATGGCTCAAATTAGAGTATTCCTATGTACTATGTACGGGTTCTCAGCTAATGGGTCTGCTGAATTAATTGAAAAACACCTACAAGTATCAATTCCTCAAAAATGGGCTTGCGTTTCAGGTCGAATGTAAGTATAATATATTCATAAATTAAAGGAGATTTTAATGAAAGAATTTATTAAAGAACTACAACGTGCGTACTACGAAGGTGAGCCTCTAATCTCCGATGAAGAGTATGATGCTCTGATTCGTCGCTTCCCAGACGCAGAAGTAACTATTGGTCATAAGGGTGAAGCTGCACACATCTTCCGTATGTGGTCGCTAGAGAAGAAATATCCTTGTCGTGGTGACGAATTACCAAACCTAGAACCTTACATTGAGTCAGATAAACTTGATGGGTGTGCTGTTGATTGTTTATATATTAATGGTAAGTTTGTTCAGGGCTTGACTCGTGGTGACGGTGTAAAAGGTCGTGATATTACCCAAAACCTCAAAGAACTAGTACCAGCAGAAGTAAACTACTACGCTCCTATTATGCAAGTAACGGGTGAAGTAGTAACTACTAAAGATATTGATAACGCCCGTAACTTTGCATCAGGCGCTATGAACTTAGATAAAGGTTCTGACTTCATGTCTCGCCTTGTAGAAGGTGGTTTACGCTTCATTGCATATAATGTACAAACTAGCTCTGATAGTTGTTTAGGTGCTATGTACGACAACGATATGAAAGAGCTAGAAAGTCTTGGCTTCCATACTATTCTTAGCGATAATGTTAAGAAAGCTGTAGAACAAGGCTTAATTATGACTGATGGTTATGTATTCCGTCTACGTCGTAACCGCGACTACTTCAAGGCAGGTTTTACTTCTAAATTCCCTAAAGGTGCATTCGCTGTTAAGGAAGACGATGAAGGTGAAATCACAGAGATTGAAGATGTTCTATGGCAAGTAGGCGCTTCTGGTAAAGTAACTCCGGTTGCTATTGTTAAAGAAGTTGTCCTTGAAGACGCAAAAGTAACTCGTGTTACATTAAATAACGTAGAATATATGAAAGCTATGGGTATTACTCATATCGGTCAGAAAGTTCGTGTTATTCGTGCTGGTGGTATTATACCTAAGATTGTGGAGGCTTTCTAATGGGTTTTTGGAGCATGGTATTCGGCAGCTCCTGGGAGTATGCCCCTACACTTGAGCCAGCTAAAGGGGCTAGTGATTTAAGCCCCATAAAAGAGCCACCAAAACCCAGACCAAAGACAGGTGCCGCAGCTATGATGCCACAAGAAGTTCCTCTTGATACATTATACCTTAAATATGGTGGCAACTGGCATAAGTATGTAAGGGTAGACGATGATAATTAAAGGGCTAGAAGTAATTATACAATACCCCGTAAAAGTGAGAAAGTTCACTAGATGGGGTATATCAAAATCCAAAGTAGGTAGAAGATACGTAAAGCTACACAGAGTAACTTACGAAAGTTCCATACCTGATGATCAAGCTTTAATATATAAAGACAAGATTATTGTAACACCAAAAATGTATGAGGCATTGAAGAATGAAATTAAATCTAAAGAATCACAGGGCTTGTGTGGTGGGTTCCCGAACCTTAACAGAGCAGGATGCGGAGCGTATCCAGGTTATTGGTAAACTACTATTCTTACTAGGAGTAACAGGAGCATCTGGCAATGCTCTAGGCAATGATAAAGAGTGGGATAAATATATCTTCGTCCAGCACTTCTTACCTTGGAATGGCTATAATGATGGTTATGAAACTGGTAATGCACAGTTCCTATCGCTAGAAAGCTGTCCAGAAGCACTACGAATGGAAGCTGCTAGGATTGCAGAAGACCACCACCCTGCATGGGATCGTCTAAAACGCGGTGGTCGTGCTATGCATACACGAAATGTATTCCAAGCTTTAGGCGTTGCTCTAAGTCCTGAGACTATGGCAGACCTGACTGTTTACTGTGCTGAAGAATCACAAGCAAGAATCGTTAAGGGCGGTACTAGAACTGCTGTGGAAATCTCCCGTAGTTATGGTATTCCTACTTTTAACTTGCGATTTGACAAGGACTTTTACGAATTAAAAGCCACTCTCGAAGAGATGTTAGAAAACTGATTTGACAATTTTCATAAATCAGTATATACTAGTCATCACGAATTGAGGGAAAGCTAATTAATTAAATTACCACTTAGCAAAAAGATTAAAAACTTAATTGCTCAACTGCTAAAATTCTTGATATAATATTATCATAAAGTTGAGGGAGATAATTAAATGCAAATAGTGATTCCAACAGAATGTCCGTCATGCGGTTCAACTCTTGAAAACGTTAACGGTCAATTATTCTGTCGAAATAAAACTGCTTGTCCCGCACAGAGTTCTAAACTTGTTGAGAACTACTGTAAGAAAATGAAAATTAAGGGTTTCGGCTCTGCAACTATTACCAAACTAGAACTATCTACTATATCGGGACTTTACAGCCTGACAGAGCAGCGGCTCACATCAGTTCTTGGTGATAAAGTAGGTTCGAAGCTCTTTACCGAACTACAAAAAACTAAAACCAGCGATTTTGCTACTGTTCTTGGCTCGCTAGGTATTAAGTTAATCGGTAAAGTAGCCGCTGAGAAGCTTGCTACAAAAATCAATAGTTTTCAGGAAATCACTGTTAAAGCCTGTAAGGATGCAGGTCTAGGTGAGAAAGCTACGGAGTCCCTCATGGAATGGTGTAAATCACTAGAGGGTATGGATACAATCGAAGCTCTGGACGGTTTTATTACTTTCTCGGAAGTAAGCGCAAAACCGACACAAAATACAGAGCACAAATTCGATGTATGTATCACAGGCAAGCTTAACGACTTCGCTAGTCGCTCAAAAGCTGCTGACTACTTATCTAAATACGGTATCTCTGTTAAAGGCAGTGTTACCAAATCAGTTAAATATCTCATTTGTGAAGATGATACGAAGAAAGGATCTTCGTCTTACAAGAAAGCATTAGCAAATGAGTTACCTATCGTATCAATCAAAGAATTAATTAATATTATCGGAGAATAAAATAATGGCTAAATTCGCTTGGAATGAAGAAAACGTATCTGTACTTAAAGCTCGTGTAGAAGGTGTTACTCTAGTATCACAAGAATTGCTACAAGACATTGCTACTGAGCTAGGTCACACTGCTCGTGGTATCGGTTCTAAACTACGTCAACTTGTAAAAGTTGGTGAACTATCTCTAGAAGTTCAAAAAGCATCTGACGCTAACAAATCAGCATGGGCTGAAGACGAAGAAGCTGCTCTAGTTGACTTCCTAAACACTCACAACGGTACAATGACTTACAATGAAGTTGCTGCTACTTTCCTAGGTGGTAAATTTACTGCTAAGCAAATTCAAGGTAAGGTTCTTTCTCTAGAAATGACTGACGCTGTGAAGAAAGCTGAAAAAGTTGCTGCTAAACGTACTTATACTGAAGCAGAAGAAGCAAAATTCATCGAAATGGCTAACGCTGGTGATTCTCTAGAAGCAATCGCAGAAGCTATGGGTCGTCCACTACAATCTGTACGTGGTAAAGGTCTAAGCCTACATCGTGAAGGTCGTATCAACGAAATCCCTCATCAAGCAGAAAGCAAAGCTACAGTACGTGCGGACTGGCTAGAACCTGTAATGGGTGAAATGGCTGACCTAACTGTTGCTCAAATCGCTGAGAAAGTTGGTAAGTCAGAACGCGGTGTTAAAAACGCTCTAACTCGTCGTGGTTTAGCTTGTGCAGACCATAACGGTGAAAAACAACGTGCAAAACTAGACGCTAAAGCTGAAAAAGCTGAGTAATTCTTATTAAGTGAAAAAGAGGGAGGCTATTAGCTTCCCTTTTTTATTATCGGAGCAGTAATGATAAACGTTCAAGCAGTTGTATTAAAATTACTCCTGTCTTGTACTGATAAAGAATTAGCACTAGCTTGCTTCGACAAGATCAAGCCCCATTTCTTCTCTAGTTCCTACGGTACAATTCATAAGGCTATCGCTAAATATTACGATGAACATGGTAAAATACCAAGCATGGATGAGCTTAGTATCAAGTTTAGTCGTAATAACAACCTACAAATGGCACTAGCAGCCTTAAAGAACCTAGAAGAATTAGACATAGACTTCGATATGGCAGTCGATGCTCTTAGAAATGAATACGCCCAACAAGAGGCGTTGACCATGATCAGCCGAGATTTATTAGACGATATTACAATGCTAACCGCAGAGGACTTAGTTGATAGACTCAGTGCTCTACCACTGAAGTTAGAGGAAAAGATTGAGCATAGTGGGAGTATTCTTACTGCCTCTCAAATCCCAGTATTCCAAACAGAAGAGCAATCACAGCTAGACTTAATGTACACTGGTATTTCCAACCGATGGGACTCAGAGTTTGGTGGTGTAGGTAGACAAGAGGTAATCTTCTTAGGCGGTAAAATTGGTTCTGGTAAATCGGTATTTTGTTCTAACCTATGTGTTCAACAGTATTATGCAGGGAATATTGCTCCGTACTATACTATTGAGATGACAGGTAGAGAAACCTTACTACGTATGTTGGCTATTATGGCAGGGGTACCTGCTATGAAAGTTAAGCAAGGAACGCTTGAAGGTGAAGAACTACTAAAACTAGCGTTAACTAGAGCAAAAATGTTTCATGGTGGTGCAGAAGCCTATAAGAATTTTGTACGAAATAAAAACCATCTTAAAGCCTCAGACTTTTTTGAGCTAGATCAGCAGTTGATGCGTAATCACGAAGAAACGCATCCATTGATTATTGTTGATGATTCAGACCTTAGAATGTCTACTATTGATGTTAGTCTAAGTAAATTCAAGTCCCAATACGGTAACAAACTTACTATGGGAGTTGTGGACTACATTAACGAAGTAAGACTAGATGGTCAAGGTGATCCATACGATTGGGTTTACCAATTAGAGCTATCACGAGGTCTAAAACGCCTAGCACGTAAACATGACTGCGCTATATTTTCACCGTATCAGCTAAATGATAATGGTGAAGCCAGATTCTCCAAATCTATACTAGTTCCGGTGGATATCGCCATGACTTTAGATGCAGACCATGAAGCAGGCATCATTCAACTAAATGCCAAGAAAGTACGTTCTCTGCCACCTTGCCAATTTAATGTAGGTATTGACTGGAATACGCTGAAGATTGACCCTAAAGAGGTATCTTTAGAAGAAGTGGAACAAAGTAAGGCAGAGGCACAGGTTTCAACATCAGTACAGGACGCTAGTTATGAACTCGACTAATGTGGAAAATTTATTAAAAGACAGAGATATACACTACGTAGACAAGGGGAGAGATCTCCTTGTCAAGTGTATTAATCCAGAACACGATGATTCCAATCCTTCCATGCGGATTGACAGTGAAACAGGGAAGTTTAACTGTTTTAGTTGTGGTTATCACGGAAATATATTTGTCCACTTTGGAGAGTATCAAAGCCCTGTTTATGACTTAGTTTACAGCGTTAAAGATAAAATCGCTGAGATACAAAGAGAAACTCGTGGGATGGAAATCCCTGCTGGCGCCCGTGACTATTTTGACGATTTCCGCGATATTTCCGCAGAGACGTACAAAAAGTTTGGTGCATTTACTTATGGGCATGAGGATTATGAAAACCGTATTATCTTCCCGATATACGATGCCACTGGTAAGATACAATGCTTTAACGGTCGTCACATGTACTCGGACGTAAAACCGAAGTATAAAATATATCCAGAAAGAGCAGTTATACCTATATTTCCTTTTATAAAAGGTTCTGATACCTTGATAATTACAGAGGGGCTTTTTGACATGCTCAATCTACATGATAAAGGTATAGAAAACTCCGTGTGTATTTTTGGTACACATAACTTAACCTTCTCAAACGCATACCATAAACTATTACCTTATATGATTTCAGGAGTACGTAGATTCTTAATACTTCTAGATAATGATAAGGCAGGTAGGTACGCAGCTAAGAAGATTGAAGATATTATACGTATGAAAACTAAGATGGAAGCCTTAGACATTAGTTATATGTTAGAACCTGGTAAAGACCCGGGCTGTCTCACACAACAGGAAGTGGACAAACTAGCATTTCAAATTGAAAAACTAATTGCAAGGTAATCCTGATTTTGATATAATACTGAGGTAATTCGGAGATTTCTGGATTACCTCTTTTTTATTTTGGTTGTTACATCCCATAGCAATTGTAAGGAATTATATGAAAGTAGCTATTATTGATAAGTGCCCTAACAAGGTAAACTACGAAAAACTTTTCGGATTTCCAGTAGAAGTCCTACACCTAGCTGATAAGAAAGTTCAGCGTCTAAAGAAAGCTGATATTACTCTAGAGCTAAACCCGCATGACTACGACTGGATTATTCTTGTTGGCTCAGAAGCTCTAAAACAATATACACGTCATACTCGTGTAACAGATTACTCAGGTAAACAAGTAGAATCTAAAGATGGTTCATACAAAAACTTCTTAGTATCATCTAACCCTGCGATGTTGTTTATTAAGCCAGAAACTAAACCTGCGTTTGATGCAACTGTAGCTGAGATCCGTTCTATCATGGACGGTACAAAAGAAGCTAAAGCAGAAGTAGATTATGCCCCTATTCAAAGTACAGAAGGTATCCTAGAATATCTAAATCTTGTGTACATGTTACCTGTTGCGCAAGTACCTGTTATCGCACTCGATACGGAAACTACAGGTCTAGCAGCACGTAAATGTCAACCCCTAGGTATTTCAATGTCTCATAGAACCCATCAAGGTGTGTACATGGACGCAGATTACTTTGACGATGAATGTGCGGAGCTATTACAAAAAATTATTGACACACCGAAGCGTAACGTTGTTTTACACAACTCTAAGTTCGATGATCACATTATGACTTACCACTTCGGTACTAATTTCGAAAAAGCACACCAAGAAGGTCGTCTACACGATACTATGGTTATGCACTATGTACTTGATGAACGTCAAGGTACACACGGCTTGAAGTCCCTAGCGATGAAGTACACCGATATGGGTGACTATGACTTTGCACTGGACGAGTTCAAGAAGAACTACTGTAAAGAGCATAAAATCAAGCAGGAAGAGTTCACCTATGACCTTATTCCGTTTGACATTATGTGGCAATATGCTGCGGGCGATACTGACGCAACTATTCGTCTTTACCATAAGTTCTGGAACATCCTATGTCGCGATACCTCATTCAAACTTAAATGGTTGTATGAGAATCTACTAATGCCTGCTACCCGTTTCTTGGGTCGTATGGAAGAACGTGGTATTCCACTATCACGTAAACGATTGTATCGTGCACATGAGCACCTAGAACTACAACTACGTCAGCTACAAGAAAAACTATATGAGTTCCCAGAAGTTAAAGAGTGTGAAGCGCTACTTGACAAACAGTTCAATCCGAACTCTACTCAACAACTTCGTACTCTATTGTTTGATGTTGTAGGTTTATCTCCTACAGGTAAAATGACAGACTCAGGTGCTGACTCTACCGATGCGGAAGTATTGGAGAAATTAGGTGAGCAACACCCAATTCCTAAACTTATCTTGGATATTCGTAAGACAAGTAAGTTGATTAACTCATTTATTATCAAGTTACTAGATAATATTGATGCAGATGGTCGTATTCGTACTAACTTCTTGTGTACTAGTACAACTTCTGGGCGTTTAAGTTCATCTGGTACATTTAACGCACAGCAACTTCCTCGTGATAACCCGATTATCAAAGGTTGTATCGTAGCTCCAAAAGGCTATAAAGTTGTAGCAAAAGACTTGACAACTGCTGAGGTTTACTACGCTGCTGTTCTATCTGGCGACCGTAACCTACAGCAAGTATTTATCAACATGACTAACGAGCCTGATAAATATGCCGACTTCCACTCAACTATTGCTCACATGGTATTTAACCTACCTTGTAAGCCTAATGAAGTTAAGAAGAAGTTCCCTGCAATGCGTCAAGCAGCCAAAGCTATCACGTTCGGTATCATGTATGGTAGTGGCCCGGCTAAAGTTGCAGAATCTGTTAACATTGCACTGCTAGAGCAATCACTTGAGACAGGCGAACCATTTGTACCTTGTACTATTGAAGATGCGAAAGGACACATTGATACTTACTTCCGTAAGTTCCCACAATTGCGTCGTTGGATTAACTCTTCACATGAGCAAATCCGTCAATATGGCTTCATTTACAACTTCTACGGTCGTAAACGTCGCCTACGTAACTTCAAGTCTACAGACCGTGGTGTTGTAGCGGGTGAAGTACGTTCAGGATTTAACGCTATTATCCAGTCTGCATCTTCTGACAGCCTACTAGTAGGTGTTATGGAGGCCGATAAAGAGATTATGGCTAAAGGTATGGACGCTGAAATTATCGGTCTAGTACACGACTCGATTATTGCAATCGTTCGCGAAGATTTAGTTGATGAATACAATGAAATCATTGACCGTAACGTACAGGATTTACGTTATAATGGTTGGGATGATGAGCCGTTGACAATTAAAGGTTGTCCAATCGGTATCGACTCTGACTCAGAGGACGGTGGTTCTCGTGACTACTCTTGTGGTAAGATGGATAAAGCATACCCATTCATTTCTGTGTACGATAGTCCAGAAATGCAGGCTAAAGCAGAAGAAGTCTTTGAGAAAATCAAGGAAGGGTGGACTCCTGAAAAAGACGATAAAGGTAAGTACGTCAATCCTAAAGAGGGCGCTATCTATGACTACAGGGAATGGGTTCTAGAGTCGCTACAGGATATTGGCATTGCAGCCTAAGTTCAAAGCCATAACTCCGTTCCAAGCTAAATTTCCTCTGTACGCTCTTAGGGCGTACGAGGATATTAAACAGTTTGAGGAGTTTATACTAATAACTTCCAAATATAGGGAATACATACTGGACTGTCCTGCATTGGAAGGAAACTATGCAGAACGTAGAGTAAAACTGCTAGGGGTGGCAGACCAATTGGAATTCAAGATATACCCATTGAGAGAAAGATTCACCTCTCTAAGCCAACTAGCTAACTCTAAAAGAAGATGGTTTATAGATGCGGAGGGCTGTATTGTTAGGTATAAGCCTAGCAAGTTTTATCATATAAAATATGTTAAAGTATTAAGGGTTGACAGAACATGGAATGGATACTACAGGCTAATGACAAAACTTCCTGTAGCATTTGTAACAGAGCAGGTGGCAGACTATGTTGGTTATATTCAAGTAGGTAGTGCATTCTATCTCTATGAAGTAACTAATGAGAAGAAAGCCATATCTAGGAAGAAACTTTGAAAGTTGTATTGTCAAATAAAGCGTATTTGAAGCCTGATGATCAATTAAGAGAAAGACTAGAGAAGAACTTGACTTATCAAATCTTCGAGCCACACTCTAAGACTTCAATACCTAAACTAATCTTACACTATGGGCTAGTAGCTAAAGGAACATACTGGCTTCCAGTGTCACGCTTAGATTTGCTTCAAGGATATGAAGTAGAGTATATTGATAAGCGTACCATTTTACCAGAGACTTTTCCTGAACCTAAGTTCACTTTACGTGAAGACCAGCAAGAAATATTTGATGAAGCTGATGATTCTTGTATTATAAACGCAAAGCCAGGTTTCGGTAAAACCATTCTAGCATTAGCATTAGCTTGGAAGCTAGGACAGAAAACACTTGTAGTTTGTACCACTACTGCAATCCGTGATATGTGGATTGACGAAGTACGTAAGTGGTTTGATATAGAGCCAGGTATTATAGGCTCAGGTCAGTTTGATCATGAGTCCCCAATTACTATTGGTAACATTCAAACACTATCTAAACACGGTATTAAACTAGCAGACCAATTTGGTCTTATGATTGTAGACGAGATGCACCATACTCCGGCATCTACGTTTACTAAGCTTCTTATGGAAAGTAAAGCTAGATATAAGATTGGTCTATCGGGAACATTAAAGCGTAAGGACGGCTTGGAATGTTTATTTAAAGACTTCTTCGGGATGAAGGTATTCGTACCTGAGGTAGCAAATACTATCCCACCAACCATTCACTTATATGATACTGATGTTGAGCTTTCTGGTAATCAAATGATACCTTGGGCTAACAAAGTAAATGCTGTGATGGAGAACCCTCATTATAGAAAACAAGTACTCGCTCTTGCGAATTGTTATATAAAGATGGGTCACAAAGTTATCGTTGTGAGTGATAGAATTGAATTTTTGAAATATATACATGAACATGTGAAAGGACGCTCGGCATTATTCATTGGAGAAACCTCCACTGAAGACCGTATTCAGCTACAGAAAGACATGTCAGCCGGAAAATTAGATATATTCAATGCTAGTCAGAATATATTCTCGGAAGGTATTTCACAAAATGAATTATCGTGTATGATTCTAGGAAGCCCTATTGGGGATAACGAATCTCTATTAGAACAACTAGCAGGTCGTATAATGAGGAAAGCAGAAGGTAAACTAGACCCTGTTCTGGTAGATTTGAAGCTAGAAGGGTGGACTGGTGGAAGACACCGTCGTGCTCGTACTGCTATCTATGGTAAGAATGGTTGGCAATGTATTCCAATGTCAATCCCTAAGCTAGTAGCTACAAATAAAAATTCACTTGCTAAGTTGCTAGATTTTAAAGTATAATATATGCATATTCTGAAGAAGGAGAGAAGATTATGAATAAAGTAGAAAGCTATAAAATCGAAGGGTCAATTCCAGAAGGTATGCGCTCCGTTGGATTCTATGTAACACAAGAACATATTGAAGAAGTAGGTAAGGGATTAAAAATCTATCGAGACTTTGATATGTGCTACTTTAATAAGTATGCGTGTACTCGTGCAAAACTAGATGAGCCAGCTACACTGCATGACTCTCCTTGGGTAGATGCAACGTTAGTTGACCCTGATACATTCGATCTTCAAGGTATCGAAGTAGTATTTGGTGATGAAATGCAGCTACCAAAAGGCTACAAGGTATACTGGATTTCTATCCAGCCTAATGAAGAACTCAAAGTAGTATACGCTATCGGTGATAAATCAGACAGAGAAGGTGAGTGGTTCGCTCCACAAAGTTAAAAAATTGAATTGCTCAACTACTAAAATTTCTGTATAATAATCGCATAAAGTTGAGAAATGGTTCTTTACGACTTTAATAAAATCTGGCTGCTCTCAGGTGGGCAGCCCAGACTGATGTTAAGATATTTTAAATATCTATACCTCAACCGAGTTGATTACCGCTTCCTAAAAGGAACAAACTTCATACTCAATCCTGAAATCGTAGTTAATAACCCTATGAGATTGCCACAACATAAGTTGGCAGAGTATCTAGGTTTATGTGCTTTACGCAACTACGCATCCTATCAACAATACCGCGAGGTTAATCTAGGTTTGGAATACTTCCCTGACTATATTCCTCGGCAGGTTGTCGATGAAAACCCACTAATCGCATTAAACAAAACAAAGCTAATATTCAAATACGAGGAAAATAATTTATGACTATGACTGCATCTAACTGGGGTACTGTAACAGCGGGCGACAACGGCGGCGAGAAAAAATACACTAAGTACAAAGCTGGCGCTAACAAATTCCGTATCGTTGGTGACATTCTACCACGATTCGTTTACTGGTTGTCAACTACTAAAACCGACGACGAAGGTAAACCACGTAAACTAAGTGCTCCTTTCGATTGCCTATCTTTCGATGCTACTCCAGGTGTTGAAAAGTTCATTAACGGTGCTCTTGACCCTATCAAAGAACTAGGTATTCAGAACACTGACTGGCAAGGTAATCCTGAGTTTGACAAGAAAGGTCAACCAGTCCCACTTAAACCACAACGCCAATACCTATTCCCAATCATCAACCGTGATTCTGGTGAGTATGAGTACGCTACTCTTAAAGGTGACACTCTTGCAGGTATCGGTGAGCTAATGGCTAAACTTAGCGACCCTAAACAACGTCGTCGTTTTGCTGACCCAGACTATGTTGTTAACAGCCCAATGGACATTGATGTTGTCCTAGTTAAATCAGGTTCTGGTCTAGGTACTAAGTACAAAGTTGACATTGTTGAAACAATGGAAAACGTACTAGACGAAGATGCGTTCAAAGCTATGATGGCTAACTTCGAAGCGGATGCTGAAATCTTGAAAGATAAGAAGCCAATCCAAGAAGTGTTCCCACGTCCAACATACGCAGAACAAAAAGAAGAAGTTCATAAGTTCCTACACGGTGACGAAGATGAAGCAGGTGAAACTACTGCTAACGAAGCTGCTCAAGAAGCAATGGATGAACTAGACTAATAACAATTGGGGAGGCTATGGCTTCCCCTTTTACTTGGAGAAATAAATGATAGAACAACGTAAAATCATCTTTGATAAACGCTCACTTACAGGTGCTCTTGTTCAAGCAGCAGGTGGATTTCTAGACAATCCAGTAGAAAATAAGACTTGGAAAGAAGTAGAAGATGTTCGCCGTGAAATTGCAATAATCCGTGAACGAGTTAATGAGTATCTTACAGAAGTTGACCAATACTTCATGCAGAACTGTAAAAACTGGCAAGATCAATGGGATTTAGCTCATGAACTATTTGAACCGTTCAATGAGCCTTACGACCCTGATGCAATTGATATTGAAACCCTAAGTAAAGAGTTCCAAGAAAAAGGCTTGGTGAAAGAGCTGGCTGATCAAGTAGCTACTACCGTCAAGTATCCAATCGAGACTTAATGGCTAGACTTTTATTCTCGGCTGATTGGCATATTAAGTTGGGGCAAAAACATGTCCCAACTTTATGGCAAGTCAACCGATTCCACTCTCTAGTAGATTTGCTTAATAGAAGATTCGAAGCTAGTGAGTGCGATATTCATGTTATTGGTGGGGATATTTTTGACAGATTCGACCCTACTCCTGAAGAAATAGAGCTTTATTTTGATTTAGTTGCTAGATTAAACCATAAGACATTGATTTACACTGGCAACCATGAAATGAAGTCTAAAACGAAATCTGTCCTAGACAATCTTGCGGAAGAGACAAATCGCTGTAACTCTCTTGTCGAAATTGTCACAGATATATATAGAAGTAAAGATTTTGATATTGTTGATTATAAAGAGCTTCATAAAAAATCTTGGAAAGAACAACACTCTCGTCTTTGCTTAACACATGTTCGTGGTGAAATCCCTCCACATGTAAAACCTGAAATTGACTTGTCTAAGTTTGATTGCTATGACTTAGTTATCGCAGGTGACTTACACTCTTATCAAAATACTCAATCGACTGAAAACGGTACTACAATCCTTTACCCAGGTAGCCCGCTTACTACATCGTTTCATAGAGAACGTACTAATAAAACTAATGGATGTATCGTTATTAACACTGAGACACTCAACTATACTTGGTATGACTTTAAACAGCTTCCTCAGTTAATTCGTAAGACTATTCAAGTCGGAGAAGAAATGGTTAAGGATGAGCATGATAGAGTTATCTATGAAGTTGAAGGTGACATTTCAGAGCTTAAAACAATAAAAGATTCTGAGCTATTAGATAAGAAAGTCAATAAGAATGTTGGCAAACCCGCAGCACTAGACCTCACTAATAAATCTGGAACAGATGAAGAATTGGCTCTGTATCTTACAGAGGTGGAGAACCTGCCTAAAGATACAGTTAGTCGTTTAGTAGGTAAATATAAACAGGTAGTTCCTAATGCAGATTAGATTACATCGAGTACGTGGTAATAACGTACTAGCATACGGTGAGTTTGATTTCATTCTTGACGACCATACGGTATATCAATTAATTGGTAAGAATGGCTCAGGTAAGTCATCCTTACCAGTTGTTCTAGAGGAAATCTTATATAACAATAACTCTAGAGGTATTAAGAAAGCATCGTTACCAAATCGTTACACCGACGTCAAGGGTTGGTGGGGAGAAGTTACTTTCTTCATAGGTGATGATGAGTATGTTGTCCACAAAGAAGTTAAATCAGCAGCCAAAGTAAAACTATATAAGAATAGTGAAGATATAAGTGGTCATACAGCTACACAAACATACAAGCATATAAAAGAAATACTTGGGGATACCGAGTTTAAAACATTCACCAAGCTGGTATACCAGTCGATGGTATCATCTATGGACTTCCTAACGTCTACAGATGCTAACCGTAAGAAGTTCCTCGTTTCACTTCTAGGCTTGGAGGGCTACGGTGAAATCGAAGCTGCTCTAAAAGAAGCTAGAAAAAATGCCACTTCTGTCTTAAACACTGTTAAAGGTAAGACGGAGACAATTGAGAAATGGCTAAAACGAAACTCAATCATACCAGACGAAATGTCGCTAGTAGACGTTCCAGAACTAGACTCTGGTTTAGAAGAGAAACTCAACGAGAAAAACGTAGATTTGCGTACCGCTGAGATTCACAATAGAGAAATCGACGCTCAACAAAGACAGCTTGACTATTTCCATACAAAAGCCCAACACAAAGATAAGCTACATGCCAAAGTGTTGGAGCTACAGAAAAATGAACCTGCGCCAGCAGAGGACTTTTCTGGAAAAATTCAAAGTGTTACGCGTGACCTAGCAAATAAGCAAGCAGAGATGCGAGTAGAGAAAACTACTTACGAGAAATTTAAAAACGAAGCTAGCATGACTAAGTGCCATACTTGTGGTTCTGAACTAGACGTAACACAGAAAGCAGAGGCTCGTGATGCTGCTAAGAAACGATTCTATAATCTTAAACCTTTACGTGATGCACTTCAAGAAGAGCTTGATAAGCTCGAAGATAAACAAGCATTATATAAAGAGTATCAAGACTGGAAGCGTAAGATGGATAATGCTCTACTAGAGTTTAATACCTATCAAGTGCCTGAGTACCCAGGCTCTGTAGACAAGCGCAAATCCGACACTAATTTACTACAGGCGGAAATTCGAGAGCTACGTGATAATATAAACAAGCTCAAAACCGACATAGAAAATGCTAAACGACATAATACAGATGCCTTAGTAAATAATGCAAAACGTGAGGAGATTTTAAAGACCTCTTCGGAATATCGCATTGAGTTGGAGAAATATCAGGTTGACCTACAAGAGGCAGAGCTTGAAGTTGCGGATTTAGATATTCTTTGTAAAGCATTCGGGTCTAAAGGACTTATTAGTTATAAAATCGAAAGTAGTGTTAAAGTTTTTGAAGAATTAATAAATAAATATCTTTCAAAATTCACTGCTGGTCAATTCGCACTAGGTTTCGAGTTAGACTCTACTAAACTCAAGGTTGTCATCTATGATGATGGTGTTGAAGTTGGAATGGAATCTCTATCTAGTGGTGAACAAAGTAAAGTAAATGTATCAACGCTACTAGCAATTCGAAATCTTATGAGTGCTATCAGTGACGTTAATATTAACCTTCTATTTTTAGATGAGGTAATTTCGGTGCTAGATGATGATAGCCGAGATTTATTAGTAGAGCTTCTGCTAGAAGAAACACATTTAAATACATTCCTTGTTAGTCATGGTTATAATCATCCACTAACAAAAGATATTCGCTTGGAGAAGCGGAATAAAGTAAGTACGGTAGTAAATGTCTAAATACATCCTAACATTGATAAATTCGGGTAAAGCAGCCGTTTTGTTTGTAAAAACTAGTGAAGGAGATGAACTATGCTCTTTCCTAGACTCATGTGAGAAATTGCTTCGTATAGGGGATAATTTCCATTTACGAGCAACTGTAAAAAGAACTCAAGCATTGAAAGACCTCTATAAGTACGATCCAGACCTTTTTATAGACTCCGGGGATTTAACCCTAGGGCAGGGTCTTACTCGCGATATTATTTTAAATGTGCAGGTAAACAAAATAGAGGTAGTAAATGGCTGATTCAAGAGATAAAGGTAAGCGCGGAGAATATCAAATCCGCGATTTACTTAGAGAAAAGACAGGGATGGAGTGGGAACGTGTCCCAGGTTCGGGAGGCTTCGGTGCCTCCCACGGATTGAAGGGAGACATCTACCTACCCCACGCAACTGGACATATGTCCAAGTTTGCTATTGAAGTTAAGTGGTATAAAGACGAACACTTAAACTCAAATATAATGAAGACCACTAGTACTCAATTAGATAAATGGCTAGACCAGACTTATCGTGAGGCGGGTCAAATGAACGCTAAGCCTATGCTGGTGTTCAAAAAAGACAGGGGTGATTGGATTGTATGTATTGATGCATCTGATTACCAAGAATTATCGGATAAATTAGCAAGTGCAAAACCGATGATAAATTATAATAAAGGTGATAGATCAGTTTTCATGATTAACTTTAAACAGTTCCTATCGCTGATTGAAACGGGAGATATAGTACGATGATGGACATGTGGAATATGGCAACAGAAGAAGCAATGATGCCCAAGAATAATCTTCTGATAGTCGATGGATTGAACTTAGCATTCCGATACAAACATCGCGGTACTACTGACTTTGCTGCTGATTATGTGAAAACAGTAAATTCTCTAGCTAAATCTTATCATGCTCGTGAGATTGTTATTCTAGTAGACTACAAAGGCTCATGGTTCAGAAAAGACTTACATCCTAAATATAAATTCGACCGTAAAGCTAAGTTCGCTGACCAGACAGAAGAAGAGAAGCTAGCAGCAGAGCAATTTTTCGAAGACTTTAATAAAGCTATTGAGCTTTGTGAGTGTAACTTCCATGTTATCAAGCTAGAGGGCGTGGAAGCGGATGATACTGCTGCATACTTAGTGGAAGAGTTTGAAGATACAGATGACTTTGACCATATCTGGTTAATCTCTACCGATAAAGACTGGGATGAACTTCTTGGAGAGAAAGTAAGTCGTTTCTCTTACACTACTAGAAAAGAATATAATTTAGATAACTTCTATGAATATCATCAGTGTGATACCCCTGATGAGTACACATCTATTAAAGCTATCATGGGCGACCCAGGTGACTCTGTATACGGTGTTAACGGTATTGGTGCAAAACGTGCTTACAACTTAGTTCGTCAGTATGGCGATGCGCTAGAAATCGCTACACAACTTCCGATTGAAGGTAAGCAGAAGTACATCGAAGAATTAAATAAATCTGAAGAAAAGTTGATTTTAAATACCCAATTGGTTGATTTACGTTCTTTCCACAAGGAAGCAATTGCTTTTCCAAGTCCAGAGAACCTACTATATCTAGAACAAGTTTGCAATAATTTACGAGGAGCAGCATAATGGAAAAAATCCGCATTAAACTATTAAACGAAAAAGCAGAACCACGTTGTATGAAAGACGGTGACGCAGGTATCGATTTACGTATGAACATAGAGACAGCACAGGGGTTTACTCCACTATTACGTGGTGAATCAATCACTTTCGGTACAGGCGTTAAAATGGCGATCCCTAGAGGTTGGGTAGGTCTTATTATGCCACGTTCAGGTCTTGGATTCAAATATGAGATCCGATTGGCAAATACTACTGGAGTTATTGATTCTAACTATCGTGGTGAAATCATGGTTAAGATGCGCAACTGCGGTGATGAGGATGTATTCTTAGAAGACTTTGAACGTGTATGTCAAATGGTTATCGTACCTCACTACGTAGTACATAATAACCTAGAGTTTGTTGACGAACTAGATGAAACAAATCGTGGCGAATCAGGATTCGGAGAATCCGGTCGTCAATAATACTAAAGGGAGCCAATTGGCTCCCTTTAGTCGTTTATATTAACTGTCATTTCAATAGTACGTCCTCTGTTGTCTCTTAAGAAATTAAACAGAATTCGTTTATCTTTAGGAGTAATCCTAACGTTACCTGTAGCGGAGTATCTTACAAAGGTAGCATTAGAGCTATTAAACCACGCATTAGTAGTTCCGACGCCCTTTAGAATAATACCAGTTTTACCTTGGGTTAATGTATTATATAATCGTGTACTTTCTTCAACACTATTTTTTACCTGTATATCAATCCAGGCATCTCTAGGACTAGAGGCCCTATCTTCTTGCAGGGTGAAGAACTTAATTGCAGTACAAGGGTAGTCTTTAGGATCAATATCGAATTTAGTAATGTCTACTGTACCGTACCTACTGGCTCCCAAATAAGAAGTATCCACTATCTGCTGTCTAAATACTATTTTAGTGAAAGCATATGCCATTTTACGCCATACACCATTAACTTTAATCCAAGTGGCGATTCCTTTCCGCCACTTGCCACTTACTTTAACCCACCCTACTCCTTTTCTCCAGCTACCGCCTATTCTTATATCCATAACGCCTCCTTACTTGTATTGAATGTAAATATCGCCGTCAGACCCGCCTGTAGGATTACCAGTACCATAAGTAATCTTACGTTTTCTATCTCCAGCTAGTGCAGGTTC